GCCCCGCTTCCCCGACCGCCTACCCATATACGCCGGCTCCACCGGTAACGCCACCCATGACATCTTGGATGCCTCTCCCGTAAACCTGATAGTGATTGCCATAGCTCTCAAATGTTAGTTGATATCTGTTTAATCCCATCCTAATTGTCTCGCAACACCTTCCATCTCGCTATACGCTATCCGGTGACATCCGGCAGTCAGTATATCGTTTTCATAACGATTGAACGCCCATCTGTGGCCGGTTACATCCAATGCTAAATCGTGCTTGAACTGACCTCCATTATGAAAGGTCTTAATTAACCGCCAAAGTCTTTCACCTTCAGTTCGCGTTATCTTAATACCCTTGCTGGTTTCTATTTTGCCGTTTTTAACACGCAGCCACACGTTCGGCTGGTCATTATTAAAACAATGATAGTACAACTGTGAAATCTCACCAGATTTCCATATTTGTACCTGTTCTTTCAACGTTTTGTTACGAGCCTCTTGTTCCTTTCTATATGTTTCTATTTTTATCTTTTCTTTTTCTTCTCTACTCTTTTCAAATCTTTTGATTCTTTCTAGGTATTTAATCCACGTACCCTCTCCACATACTTCATCAACAATCACATTTACAGTCCCAAGCACTTCCAGTGGTTGATAGTCCAATAATATCTGGAAAATACGTTTTAATTCACGGACATATTCACGTTTAACCTTATCTGATTCTCGTGACAATTCATGATTAGTTCCAAGCCAGTCATTTGCACTCTTTTTAAGAAGACGCTGGGGAGTTCCCATATCGAAGAACTCGATATAATCCATCATATTTCTAAATACTCCCCAAACATTATGATAAGGCAATTCAGTTCTGACCTTCTTGTATTTTTCAATAGCATCTTTAATGGATTCCAATTTACTGGTGACAAATGCCATATTACCGGTATTTGACATATTATATCCAACAGAAAATATCTTTGAGTCAGTTGGTATTGCGTTGCGAACAAAATATTGATGTTTGCTTGTGGTAGAGGAATAATGTATACTATTAATCAAATACGCTTTTTCACCACGCTTATTTCTTACGATTCTTCCGGCCTCAAAGTGATAGCCATAAGAATAAATACTTTCACCTTCAAAGAAGAAATTACTACCATTTGCAGATTCTTTCTTTTCGTTTGCCCATAAATGAGCGATCATCCTATTGTCCATATTTATTAAGTTTTGAGTGTTAACTATTGATTATACTTGCTAAAAATAACATCGACACAAGTTCCGCCAATAGCGTTTGCGTCATTATACGAATAAAAACCTTCTGTTTCCCAATCCACACCAACTGGACAACCATCTGCATGTTTTACAAAGTCATCAATTTCTTGCGCTTCCTCATTAGATATTCCAGTGTAGTCACCATTAATCAAAGCCCCAATCCAATAAATCGGAAGCCTATATCTTATTATCTCTATATTCATAACTTTATCAATTTACAATTACTACCTCTTCATTCTATTTTATTCAATGGACCGGCATACGCTTCCCCATTCTCATAATAAAGCTGGTCCTCATACTGGTTATGATGAAGCTTCTCACGTATCGCATCTTCATCTTCAGCCCAATGTTTATATTCCTCATGCCAAGTCTTGAAAAAATTATTATAACATTTTTCTATTAAATCCTCTAAAGAGAAATTCTCCGGGTAAGTACACCAAGTATCGTAATAATCAATTATTGGTTTAAGAAGATAACAATCATAACACATCCCTGTTAATGGACAATTGTCTTCGTATCCCAATATTACCCGACTGCGTCTGCACTTGTAATTATATTTTCCATCTATATATTTGCCTGTAGAATAATATTTACCTTTCGTGATATGTGGCATAATGTTGTTATTGATATACCTGAACAATAATTTACCGCATAGATTCTTAGGGAATATATCACGATGATAATCTGTAGGATGTTCATAAATAGGATCATTGTATTTAAACTCATAACTAAAATCATATCTCTCGTATCCAACTTCCCAATTATAAACCCTAGTATCTGTCATATCCTCAAAGGCTTTCATCGACTCTTGATAGTCTATAATATAATCAACCATACATTGCCCTATTACATTCCAGCGCTCACGCTCTATGATCTTTTTTTGTGAGTCTTTTGATAGCTCATCAAACTTATACACTTTTAATACATTTTCTTTCATAATCTCTCCTCTTTTAATATAATTAGATCTCTAATGCCAATCGAATGACTTACGTACCTCCTTATGTTCACGTTTAGAGATATGATTGTGGCTATTCTCACGAACCACCACAATCCAGATTCAGATATCATTCATCCTTTATCTTTACGAATGGGTTTTCTACATAAAACTCCACTACATCCTTAGATTTTATAGATGTCACTATACCGGTGGTATCCACAAATCCATCCGTTTCATCCATTGTCAAATCTTCTATTTTATCTCCCGGCAGAAAACAAAGATTATAGTCTTGATCAATATACATAATCATCTTTAACCTAACCATGTCATCAATGATGCCTTTCATTCTCTCCACAACATCTAATTGATCATTAGTAAGCATTAATTTACTTTTTGAAGATTTTACTAATCTCATGTCTCCATTCTTGTCAACTACAGTTAAGTCATTGAATTTATACACATCTTCACATGTTCTGTAATATGTTTCCTTACAATAAATTTTTCCTTTATTATCTATTTCAACATCAAAACATTCCAACTCACACTTGACAGCTCTTCCGTTTTCGTATTTCCACACATCACCTATTAGAACGAACCCATATAATGACTTAAAAACATCATATATTGATAGTTTTGTCTTAGGGATGCTCTTACCCTTTTTAAAACATTCTTCGGACGAATAAAATAATTTCCCATCTAATGTCTTCTCAGCCCTACATCCTCCCCATGTTCCTACATATCTAACTACTCCATATGTAAAACTGATCAAGATTTTATCAATCTCAAACCACTTTAATTTTCCTGACATATCGTCAAAAAGATATCCACTCTCTAGATAAACCGATAAATGCTCTCTTATTTCCATAACAATTTATTTTTTAATTAAACAACATCATTTGCCTTGATCACTATAAATCTCAATACTCCTCTAAGTATAAGAATTTTCATGATACAACTCCCCTGTATAAGGACTCCGGATTGTCCCTGACTCCACCGCCGCTGGGTCAACGGCCATCAGCCCTGCGCCTATCTCATAATATAGCTCAAGATCCATTGGCTCTAACGCTACTTTCTCCGCTTCTTCCCGGCTTAATCCTGACAACATTAAACATCTAACTTTATTTTCATAAGCAATGGGTGTTTTATCTGGACTTAACCTTACTGATATTATTTCAGCATCTTTTGCGCTATTAATAACTAACTTCCTTTTCATATCATTATCACTTTTCATAATATTACTTTTTATGTTTATGTTTCAACCTTTTGATAGCGTCTTTCTTTGAGTACGCCTCCACCTCCTCTCCTTTGATCCGGAACTTCCTCAACTCCTTCCGATCTCTCGCTGGTTTATAATCCGGATTGAATGCCATCCCGGACCGTTGTTTGTCCCCTGCAAATATCTTGTCTTGCGACATTATGTTCGCCATCATAGCCGCCAATCCCATCAATATCCTTGTTTTTACCATATCATAATATTACATTAAACCTCTCATTTAAGCTATCTAAAGCCCTTTGGTACTCCTCTTCCCTATCGAACTTAATTTGAGTTCCGCTCTCCAAGCCTAAAGATAGGTGGAAGGATATAACCCAGCCCGACCCGTCCACGGCCTGCCCCTTGGGTGCCCACGACATCACCTGCTTCTTGGATATATACCAATTCCCTATCTGCACGAAGTCAGGATAGTTGTTAATCAAATACCTTATCTGAATATTCAGATAACCCATATTATCAAAATAAATTATGTGATATTTGTTTCTTATCCTTACCTTCAAAAAGGGATTATCCCCGTAATACGCAGCGAAGGCTGACACCACGGAGATAGGGTATCTAACGCCTTTTATTATCACCCATTTCATATACAATACCTCCTTATATTAAACTATTTAATATAAATTCATCTTCCTCCGTTCTCTCATTCATAGGCTTATTTTGTACCGTTTTGACAAGATCAAGCACCTCATCCCAAGTCCTTTCTGATAGCGTCCCATTATTTATGCCACAACATCTACATCCACTAGAAAATACCGGTATCATACTTCCATCACACATCCTAACGAATTTATATCCTACATATTCATTGCATAAGAAACATCTTCTTACTGGGATAAACCTTATTCCACCTCTATTAATGATATTTATTAATACCTCACGATTCATATTATTCCCTTAATTTACATTTAACCTCCTTAACATATTTAGGGGAATGCAATCCCCTATGCAACTTTATAGCCCGATCTATATCCTTTTTAGGATTGTGGTGAGATTGATATATCTCGAACATTTCCCTAGCCTTGACAGGATTCGTTCGATCTTCGTATCTATATTTCCTTTTCTCCCTTTTAAGGCGTAATATCCTATTAACCTCATCAACATATATCCTTTTCATTTGCCACCTCCCTAAAGCCCCGGATGAGGCGTTATACGCTCGATCGTCATCCTTTGACTCCACGAAAGACAGGGCGGCCGCCAGCTTATCCCATACCCGTGCCTCTACCACGGCAGGCCTTGGGGCGTGGGGCAGACCACCGTTCCCTTTTGGCGGTGTCAATACTATCATCGCCGTCACGAGTAAGCATCTTATCATACTTCCTTGTTTTTATAAAACTCCTCTTCAAATCTCACATTATCCACATAACCCTCCATACACTCATGAACAACTATATGAATATCCCCCTCCGCATATGTTACCTCGGACATCAGCCTCTCATTAGTCATCCACCAAGAATAACTATCAATATGTCGTGTCTCGAATCCATGATCATGCAACACATACATAACATTGTGATTTAAATCCCAGGTCGTCATCACACAATCATATATGATATAGCCGTTGATACTCTCATGAAACCATCCGAATGCGCAAATATATTTACTCATTAGCTTATACAACTTCCTCGCCACTGGATTAGATATTACCTCATCCATATCAAAATCCATACTCTCCTCGATAAGCTTATCCACATCCCGCTCATCAATACAAGCTCTAGGCATGCCTTCCGCCCTCACATGAAGGCGTGATCGGTGATCCCTACTTAATACTGTCCCGACATATCTTTCTCCTTTGGCATACCCTATATTATGGTTATCGGTTATGTGAAACATAATTTTATTACCTATACTAATTTCCTCCATATCCAAGATATTTATATTATTTATTATACTCCTTACCCAAAAAGAGGATATAATAGCAGAATATTATGATATTAAGACATAAACCTGTCTATTACCATACTGCCATATTTATCCTCCGTCCAATATCATTCGTATCAGTACACAACTTTTATTATTATGGTCATAAATACACTCAATCATCCCTTTTTCAAGCCTCTATCGCCATTAAGATTATCAGCTATACCCAATATCTTCGAAATAAGAGCCTTTTTAGGCTTATATTCGTCATTTATGCTTCGAGTAGTTGTATACCATGCCTTCTTTCGAGATCTCCACGCCCACGTATTTAGGCGCAACAGTATCCCTATGTAATACGATAAACGGGCTTTTGCCGTCCAGTTCATTTATCAACTGGTTAAATTGCCGTCTCGTCATCTGATAGTGATATTATTTCCATGTTATAGATGCGATCTCTCTTTACCCTTATCTTCTCGCATAGCTCATCGAAACACCCATCTTCTTCTAGCTTATCAACATAATATGATACGCTTGATTTAGAGTTTCCTTGAAGATATATATTCCCCCTTATATTCTTTGAGAAAAAATTAGGTAAGACCATCTTTTGTCTCTTATCTTTATTATCCATGTAAGATATAACAACAACCCACAACTCTGGCTCCCGTTCTTTTACCGATAACAAAAGATCGAGACTCGATTGACTATTGATATTTCTCCTGCCAGTTTTGTTATAACGCAGAATAATATAATCATCCGCATTATCATTCTCAACCATCACGGCTATAGGACGATTACCCTTCTCATTATCAGATAATACTATCGCCTCTTTCCCGTTACGGAGATATACCTTATCGTAATCTCCGTTTTTGTATATCTCAAAATCAAACTCTATCACCATATCATTTCCTCCTATTGATATATTGTTGTGTACGACCTTCTTTTATTTTTTCGAAATAAAATTTATTCCCATATAACCGGGTGAAGCAGATGTTATATCCGAAATGTTCCGCACGTCTGATCTGCGCATAACCTCTACTGATGTCCTTATCATCAATCAGCGTAACAAAACAATGTGATCCTATTTCTGTATTCAAAACCAGATTTTCCCAATCTTTTACTTCCATATCAAATTTCCTTAAATATTTTTTTGTTATAATTATCTCTATTGTACCATCTATCAATATCCCTATATTGTTCTGGATAAACCCCATAAGACTTACACCACCTAGGTAACGGTCCGCTTAGCACATCTAACGCCGTCGCAAGATCGAACGTAGCTTCCTCCTTGATACCACATCCCGATCCACTTCCACGGCTCGGTATATAGGCTCTACTATATGCTACGCTCATCCCATATTCCCCATGACTCAGATACCCGATGTTGGGTGAATCAGGGAAGGCGTAATACAACATTATATAATCACCCTTACTCCAACCTCTATTATAAGTATCATCATGCCATGCGAAAACTCTGCAACCAGCTTCTTTTAATTCCGCTGCCGCTCTTTTTAAAATATTATCTTCCATACTACTTACATTTAAGTTATGCCAAGGTGCCGGGAACTGACCCCGGATCATATCCGCACACGTACGATCATGATATATCCTTCCACCCCGCCAAGGTCTTGGTCGCAATATTAACAAACTAAAATCTAATTAAATATGTCGTATCTTAACATACCTCTTCCTCCTGTTTTTGATATTTAATGACCTTTTTCTCCCCATACGCCTTCGCTAACTGGATGAGTTGACCGGTAAATACCTTGGTACGGTGTTTCACGATCTTATCCACTAATTCCGGGCATCTGGTTTTCCACCTGTAATTCACCTCGCTATGCGCTTTCTTCCTATAGTATCTGTAAAACGTTACAGCCACTATTATCTCGCCACTTTGCTCAAAAGCAACCAAATCGTAATTATTGTAAGTTACTTCTTCCATGATTCTATCTTGTTATCCATTTTATGTACTCTATCACTTTCTCTGGTAAGATCATTACATCTTTAACTCTTTTCCCTAAATTGTATGAATGTCTCCTATATGGGTAATAATCACCCACATATACCCCTATTCCTTGCGGATGAGATGGATTTTCGCTACATGCAAACATAGGATAATATACCAACCCACTACTGTCCTTATCCTTATTACTCATACATATTATCGTGTATCTATCTGCCGCTTCATCGCCAAAATCATACACCCTTACTTTTACTTTAACACCATTAGCGTTTGTTATAATATTATTCATACGCACCTCCTTTGTTGTTCACTATCCGACTAATCTATTTTCCTCCCATATAAGGTATATGCACCATACCACCCCCTATCCATATTTATCACCTCGATATGGTGTATATGATAACATCCATTAGCTATTCTGCCGCAATCGGCTATCACCATAGCTATACTCCTATACCCAGAATCAATGAAAACACGAACCAACCTACACCCGTTAAATATAGATACCTTGACATCGTCTTTCTCTTTTATAATCCTTCTCATATCATATCCTCCTATCGAGCTAATCTATCATTTTACCATAATTAGTATATGATCCACACCATCCACGGGCCTCATTCGATACCCTAATATGATCAATGGGCTTATCACCGGCCATATTATTGGCGTACGATATTACATCCGACATACTTCTGAATCCGGAATCCTTAATGGATTTCATAAGCGTCCTATCATACCCGAATACCAATATCTTCACAATATCTCTTTCCTTCACAGTCCTCCTCGCTCTCATAATATTCTAGCCATAAAATAAACAAACATAAAATCTATTTTCTCTTTGTTATCATCTATCCTATGTCCGGTGATCTCAAAAATAACCCTACACTTTTCGATAGTCTGTATATTATCTAACTGAATAGCTATGTAAGGATATTTCATAACTTTCTCTCTATTGATGTTATTCAAAATAGCGTTGACATCTTGTCTGCGAAAATACATATTTACCCCTATGTAGCTGGCAACCAAAAGACATTCGTCTATTATCCCATCTGTATCGAATAACAATAACATATCATCCTTCTCGATAGTATATTCCATATCAAGAATCTTGATACGTTTGCTTCCGTCCTTCTTATCAGCTATAAGAATCTCTATCATATCCTTGTCAGTCGTAAGGACATAATACGCCTCATCCTTTGTGATATTATCACGCAGATAAAGCAGCGCTTCATCTTGTAATTTCATAATCTCGTCCATACTATTAGTATTTTATATTACCACTCCAAAAAAACGGCGGTAGACACCCGTAGCCTGCCACGCCGTGACACAGCCGCCCGTTCCCCTTGGTGTTATTCCACTACCATCAATCGGTTTTAAATCCAACATTCCTCTACCTCTATCTCCATATGATCCGCCCAATCACATCTATCAACATCCTCTCCATCCTCAAAGTAATAGTAAGCCCATACCTGTACGCCTCCTACCTCTATATATCCATCACTTTTCCATTCTATCAACCCGTCTTGCCTTACCACGTTGGTAGGCTCAGCCCCTAGCGACAGCAGATTATTTACTATACTACCGCCAAATACGTTCCTTGCTTCTTCTTTCGTCATATCACTATCAGATTTTTAATATTACACTAACGCCAAAGGGGAACAGGGACGGACGACCAGCGGGACCTACCCCACGCCATCGCCGCCTCCCGTTTCCCTTGGTTTCCTCCGCATCGCTCACAACCGCCTTGCCTTGACCGGAAACTCCTACCACTTGTAAACTTCTACATTTGATTGGAAGATACCCCTTGATTGAAAGACGTCTCCTTGCTTGAAAAGTATTTTTCTTGTTTTGGAAGGTATTTTTCTTGCTTGAAAGGCGTTTTTCTTGCTTGAAAAGTATTTTTCTTGCTTGAAAGGCGTTTTTCTTGTTTGAAAGGCGTTTTTCTTGTTTGAAAGGCGTTTTTCTTGCTTGAAAGGCGTTTTTCTTGTTTGGTGGTGTCCCCTCACGCAAATCCAAAACCTCCCTCGAAACCCCCACGAAATCCAAAGACCTTCCTCTACTTTGTTCCACGTGGAACGCTGATTCAGTCTAGGATATCGAGGTCTTTGTTCTTGATTGCCTTATATACTTGCCTAATACAATGTATTGATAATAAAACCAATAAAATAACTATGATTAAAGGCAGAGCGTCGCCAGTAGCTATAACATACCGCCCTAACTCAAACGCCATGTACCCACAAAACAAGATAAGCACGAAATATATAAATATACCCATAAAAAATATACAATAAGTAAACACGATTTTAAAACAACACTCAAATAATACAACAAATTGAGTATCAACAACATAATATATATTAATCCATAGAGCCACCTCTAAGAGAAGAAAAGCCTAGATATAGATAAAAAATATACAATAAGTACAGCCTATTATATACCTTTTAGGATCGATTAAAGCGCAAATCCATACATAAGGACGCAATTCACCCGTCCATACGGATATAGATATATACAAAATGATACATAATAAAGTATTTTACTTACACATTTATAATTAAGGCTTAAAATTTGCCGCCTCAACACTTTTATGTGTAAGCAAAATATATACATATGCTATCATTTTGTAAAATTAGGCACAAAAAAGCCCTTCCGTCCTATATCACTACAGTACGGGAGGGTACAAACTTTAAAATCAAATAAAAACAAACGATCTATTGTCGCAATTTGTTTGCCATATAACTAACACGTTTGCGCCTACATTTATCAGAGTCCCTACTACAATCTAATTTATTAGACTTGTATAGATCTTTGGTAAGCTCAATATAAAACTCCATTTGAGACTTTCTAGCAGATTCTAAAGCCTTTTCTTTTTGAATAGATAATTTCCTATTCAAGTTACTAAATTTCTTCTTGTACATAATCAATCGCATTTAATGAAACCAATAAGAAACAGGAGGCTAACAAGGCATAAGGCCGCCGTTATCAATACCGCTAGCCGGACACACCACACCCGCCTGATTCCCTTTGGTTTTTGTCCCTTTGCCCCGAACGAACGAAGCCAAATACGTACATACGTCGCCCGTGATACGTACCGACAAGGCGCATTTTGTCCGTCAATTTAACCGCACAAAATACCCTTGTAAGGGTTGTTATTTTGCTACTACATATAGCGCATAAGTATTTAAGCCACCTTAAACGCTATTGTTTTGATACATTAGCACGGTTATAACTCCGTTATGCACTCCATACGTGTTACTCTAGCAACGTATGGACATACGCCCTATACATGCGTATATACACCAATATACCCCGTGTTTTACACGGCCTATCCGGAAACCGGACGTATTAACCCGTCTTGATACAAGCCCAAAGAATAACGGTTCATACTACGACTGAATACGAACCTAAAACCACATTGCTAAGAGGCGGCCTATTTACACAAGTTATCGAACGCCAACGGCTATACCCCTACCTACTTGTGTATGCTTATATCAATATGTCAAATATCTTGTGTTTTTAGTCTTAGTCCAGTTGCACCACGTGGAGGTAAACACATGCAACCATAACGGGCCGTTGCGGCCCGTTGCTTACCTATCATTTTTAGGATGCGTCAAATAGTATGTAACGCACTTTGCAATGAGATTAAATGTATACCGTTTGATAGGTACGGCGCACTTTACAATACGTTTGTCTGAGCCGTTAAAGACGTCATAATATACACCACCATCATATTCTATAGGCTCGTTGTATCCAAATCGTTTATGTGTCTTACCTATTATGGAAATCTCTTTCACTTTTTCCTCTGATAGCTTTGTATTTTTTTCTGCATCCTGCTTGTCGTAGTACTCTCTTTCAATCTCTTTATAGGCGCAAAAAGTATTGTCAACACGTGGGAGTATCTCCTTACAAAGTTGGATTACTACCTCCTTGTCCCTTGCCAAAGCAACCAGCGCCGGAACAATTGCCTTGTCTACCTTAATGTCGTTTTCTTTTAGTATCTCATTCACCTCTTTGCCAGATTTAAATAGTTGGCACCACGCCTTAACCGCACCCGTTAACGTCTTTTCACTTGCTTTCTTTACCTCGTTTTGTACTTTGTTTAAATCTTTGCTAGTCATTAGATTTTACCCATACCCTTGGGACTTATATCGGTATCTGGTACACCGGTTTGTTAATATTGTTATCTCACACTGCAAATATAATACATGTTTTATTATCAAACAAATATTATGCAATAAAAATTCAACGATTATATATAATAAAACTAATCAAATGTAAATGTATATTAAAATATTGGTTTATATAATTGATAATCAACAATTTAAATGAAAAATAAGCATTCTTTTTTTCGGCTAGCTGGTCTTTTCCCGCTCCTGTTTTATGATTTCCGTGGGTTGAGGGGGTAAGGCCAAAAAACGGCAGCCCGACCGGGCCGATTTCGGGGAGGTGGTTCATCCCGCATACCACATCCCATCATACCCCACCTCATCTCTCCAATAATGTCCCGCATATCATCCTCCCCGAATATCCCTCATACTTCCTCACAACCATATCAACTTCCATCTCATTTAATTTGTTATATTTGCGATATAATTAAAACATAATATATTATGAATAAAGAAGTTAAATACATAATGGGGAGGGGTATTTATATCCTCCGTAAAAATTTATTCTTATGATAAGGAGGAGATTTTATTCAAGTTATAAATCCCCTATTGATAATGGCGTTTATGCCGTTAAACAGGATGGTAGATTAATACCTTTGTCAAAGGCGGATTATCAATGTATATCCGTAGCTATTGTACATGATGATCATAAGATCATGATTGAGAAGAATGAAGATTCTAATCAAAGCTACAAAACAGCCACGTCCAGTTTGCCAAATTCGTCTAACAAGACTTACTCTTTTTATTGGGGTGAATATGGTACGGATCAAGCCCTAATTACGGATTATGGCAAAGTAGACGGGAGCAATGATTTTGGTTTCCTAAAACCTGAGCAAGATTCATACAAAGGTACTCCATATCTTCCGGATGATGTTAGCTCCTGGACGAATGGGGCTTTATCCGATTGGAATGGAAAATCCAATTCAGAGATATTAAAAGGGATAACTACCGGTGGTGGGTCTTATACTTCCTACGCTACAATCGGTCATGTACTCAACACATTTTTAGCTAGTCCTGACGCTAAAGGATATGATGATTGGTATATACCATCATGTGGTCAGCTTTCATTGATATATATGTACTTGATTAGCGTCAATAACGCGTTATTGGCTATTGGTGGACAGCCGTTAGATACCAGATATTATTGGTCCAGTTCAGAGCATAGCTCCGACTACGGATGGATCGTACTATTCAACAATGGGCGCACATTCACCCGATACAAGCGCCTAACCTCTTCTGTTCGATTTGTACGTGACATCGAGTGATCATACACCCTACTGACCCAATAGAACGAGGCTGGCTCCCATCCCTTATAGCCTTCCCGGCGGGTATGACGCCAGCCCCCTTCCTTGGTATCTTTCCTCCTCCCCCACCATCTAATATAATTTATTATATTTGTACGTAACTTAAATTATTTAATCATGTATCAATATATTACATATAACTTCGTGGGGGGGGGGTATTTTAACCCTCAGATAAGGAGGGGATATGTTTAGACGCAGGACTTTTTCTTCCGGTAATATCCACTACCGTATCAATATAGACAAGAGCATGTGTCCTAATCCTGTAGATATATATTGATGGGAAGCCATATCAATCTGGGTTTAACGGGGTTTATCTTGATATATATAACGGAGATAACCGATCCTGAGGAGATCATCAATTTCACTTACATGTCTGAATATTATAATCAGATTACAAATAACGCTCGTATAACTTAGCAAGGTAATCTTATAACAGATGAGTATTGTATATTAACCAATGCCTGTCAGGAATGCCAATCTATTGCCGTTGGAACTGGCATTTACAATAATACCTATAACGTAAATATAATAATTGTAGCACCATCATGATATCTTATGAGGAGGATTTAGTACCAAAGGGAGGTAGACCTCCCTTCATCCCTCCGGGCCTACCCATCGGGGCTTCCGCCGGCTACTTCCCTTGGTATATATCTTTATTATGGAATAATAGATAGGTAGTGGCACGACCACCACCTTAATATCGTATGATCAAGTATCCGGCACGAATTTATCCAAGTCAAAGTTCTTAGCATAATTCCAGATCCTTACATACCTAAACATTCCCGGGAGTCCCATGTCGTAGGCTGATGGATATCCTCCTATATTAAAATAATATGTTTGATAGTTTCGTGTATACATCACATTAGTCGCATCCTCATAATTCAGTACTCCTCCAATATATTCCCTTAAATACCCATTTCTCCACGACGCCATTACATGTATCCACTGATATGGTTGTATAGCCACAGATCGTCCTTGGGTATAAAAAAGGGAAGTCCCATATGATGAGACATTAACACCGATACATAAATAGCTTTGTGTAGTAGATTGGGTTCCATATGGAGCGAAGAGATAATATCTTCCTTCCTGTTGTGTATTTAAATAGAGCAACGCTTCTATGGATATTTCGTTATCTGGTTGAGGGCATGGTAATATATTCGAGTCATTATCAAATTTGATATAGGAATTGTAGGTTCCTACTCTTCCCATGGAAAATACATATTTACCATTATATTTATCAATATCCATATACATAGATCCATCCACATTCATATTATATTTTGATAGATCTTTTATCCATGGAGCTTCCACGTAAAAATAAGCGTCATTCACGTTACTAGATGGCGGGAATGGCATTTGACTTAACATTCTTCTTCTTAACATAATCTATTGTTTTTATGGAGGACGGAAAATACCCCCCCCCATTGAGTTAATTTTATTAATTCCATATCATTATGTATTTTGTACATACAAATATATGATTTATTCTCAGATCATGTCGCTGAATCCAAGAGAACGGGCTGGCTCCCATCCTTCCGGGCATCCCCCGCCCTCCCACCGCCTCCCCGTTCTTTTTGGCTTCCTTCTGGTTTTATCCTCAAAATTTCATATCTTTGGGACAAAAAGATAATCATGTTTAGAGACATACTTCATAAGCTTAAGATCTTCTTCTGCGACGAGGACATTGAGAAGATATATGTAAGGGACAGTACGGTTATCCGCAACAACGAGATCCATAGGATGTATAACGAGATACTGGACGAGTTAGGTGATTTGGCTACTGTCGTGTCAAGGAACTACGTATATGGCAAGATAAAGGACAGGACTGGATTAAGTATCCGTCATATCAGTAGGATAATAAACCATACTAAAGTTGAGGAGATATGATTAAGGATACGATGGAGCGGGATATGATAAATGAGATATCAGCGTTATTCGTGATGATATTCACGGCCGGGTTGATGTTTGTCATGCCTATGTTAGATATAGAGTGTGATGATATTACTATCATAATAGGATCAGGAATAATACTATCTTTTATACTAACTATAATACCGATCTTGCTTTCTTATGATATAAGGGATGAGATCATTGAGTTGATTGGGGATATGGATAGCCAGATCGTGGTAGATACTTCGGTATACAAAACGAACCTACCCTAGGTAATTACTAGGGTAGGTGATGTGCTATTTTCTTTTAACATACTTATCAATCAGATCTATTGATAGTTTAGCTCCCAGCTCCTCCTCCAACAGGTTAAGGTAGTTCCGATGCAGGCATCCGCCCCGCTCTACCTCCCTGAATCCGGCTCCGTCCCGGATCCTGACCAGTCCTTTCCTTGGATCCATGTCGATCAGGTCTCGAAGCTCGTTCATATTCTTAAACCGGTTTTCTATTATCTTAAATACATCGATATCATGTTTCTTATCCTTATTCTTAGGCTTTATCTTAATTCTCCCGCTCATAAGACATTAATCACTTTCCAGTACTACCAAACCCTCCATTTCCTCTCTCTGATTCTCCAAGGTCTTCTAACGACCCTACTTGATCCCATACGATGCGTTCCCGTCTACGAATAAGTAGCTGAGCCACTTTATCTCCTTTAGAATAAGAAGGGTCACCATAACGATCTATACGTCTAGTCACTACCATAATCTCCCCTCTGTATCCTTCATCTACGGTGCCTGGAGCGTTTTGGATAATTGACTTAGTTTTTGTAATGCTACTACGAGGGCGGATCTCCATCTCATAATCCTCAGGTAAGGCTAGATGTACGCCAGTATGGTATATGATCCTACCACTGTCAAGTTCTATGTTCTTAACGAACAGATCCATGCAAGCGTCATCCTCATGGGCGTATTTAGGCATCTTAGCCCCTTCTTCCAGCCAGATCTTGACCTTACACGTATCTATACCATCAAGTAACTCAACCGCCTCTTTATAGCTCATAGGTTGCTCTGAAGCTAATGAAATGGCTCTTGCCAATAAATCTTTAATCTTACTCATTTTATCTTGTTTTTAAATTCTTTCCCCTTCGGACATTGTAATTTACATTCCTCGCCACAAGCGGAACATTTGGGTCTCATTCCGGGCACCCCTCTTCCCCCGTACGGCCAGTAGGCGTAATCGCAGACGTTCCTGAACGCCTCCATCGCCTTGATCTTGGCATCGAGGGTTATCTTCTCCTTCACCTTTTTCATGCTTTTCCTGAACTCGTCTTTCATATCCTTCCCTTCTATCTGTCTGGCCTTACGTCTCTCGTTCCACCAATTGTAGTAGAATTTGTCTGCCATCTTATAAGCTTCCGGATCAAACTTGTCACGATGTAGGATAGGAGCTTCCTTGATCTTATTAATATTCCTACCACGGACATAAACCAGTCCGGCGTAAGGAGGTACGTCCTTTGGATCAACCAACCCATCCGGCACGCAGTAGTAGAAGTAGTTGGGGCGGCCGTACCTGACCCAGTCCCCGGTCTCGTATAGGGCTTGCTTCCGGGCCTCGAACCAGCCTTGCATTACTTGGTGCTTACCCTCCTTCTCGAAATCCTTGTTATAGTCAGCCAACGAGATCTTCACCTCAACCTCATAAGCGTACATGGATCTGGTTATAGCCAGATAATCGGACTCCCAGTTATAGACATACAAGTTGTTTATAATCCATCTAGGAGATACCAAGAACTGTCTGTTAAGGATATCCAATATCCCTCTTTCAGTGTATTCAGCACCTTTATTTGATTGCCGTGTTCCCATCTCCTGTCATAGGATTATTCCTTAACCCAACCGCCATTATAGCGTTCGATACCAATCTCCGTAATCCACCCATATCCTTATCATGGAACGAGAAAGTAGTTAAGTTATGTGATTCAGTAATCTTATCATAAGACTTTATCATCAACACAGCCACATACTCACCCATCATCTTTCCATTCATGATATCAAGATCGATTATACCGTGATCTATCAGATCAACCACATCCCATCCTGATGGTAGATACGTTTTTATTTGATTAATGTCCATATCAAATAGTTATTATAAAAAGGAGGGTCGTGCTACCCTCCTATATATTACACACGAAAAATAGAACTGAAAGCGATCTTAAGCACGTAAGATTTTATTAATTCCCGTAGGCTGTCTACCGGTTATCATTAAATACCGACCCACGGGAATATGTTTAAGAAAACACCATGTGGGGAGTGGGGGAATCGAACCCTTATCCACGCTACGATTAGGAATCGTAAATTCTATCCGTTAAATTAACTCCCCTTTATTCAAATATCCATATTAAAACAATATTTTAGCGAATCCGGCTGGAATCGAACCAGCATCTCCAATATTATGGCGATCATCCAATAATCCTCGGATCCATATACCCCTATCCTCACGGACAAGGGTATCAAACAAAATCTAAACTCTAAATCTAATGACAAATTATATTAATCCAACTGTGGACCCGGACGGACTTGAACCGACAACCTGCTGGTTATGAGCCAGATGATCTCACCAATTGATCTACGGGTCCTAAATATACCACATCGTCTTTCACAAGAGGATGTGGGACGGAATTTCTCGAAAATTATATAGTAATATCATGAAACTATTGTCCAACACTCTAGCATATAGCACCAATCCTCGAACGGGAACGTCTCTACACCAGACCTACCCCATCCCGTCCCCCAACTGTTCTGTAGGACGAAGCCGGCCTTGTCCCAGCCGGTGAGGATAACGGCATGACCTCCCAAGTTCTGTCCTTGGCCTTGCCAGAATCGATTACCATAATTATAGCAATACAGACCTATAACCAGAGGACCATTCAGCATCAACGCTACCTTAGCCGATACCGGATCTATGATCCTAGCGTAACTGTTTATTTTCTCCCCATATACGCCTACGTTTTTGATAGACTTGATAGCGTCACGAAGAACCATCCCGTCCTGATCCTTATCCTCTCTCAGATCATATATATCGTAAGGAGAGATCTTAGCCGGTCTTTTAATAGATCTTATACTCTTTCTCCAATTAAGTATCTCAGCCAAGCTTACTGCCGCGCAAATAGGAGAAGATCCTTGATCCACTACACTATCGACATTATTGATATTATACTCATCAGGAACAGCCTCGTGCTGCATGTTCATGATAGCGTCCCTGTCATCCGCTGGTGATGGTATGTAACCTAGTCCGTATTTCATCACTTATCTTTTTTTATGATAATCTATTATCTTGATATTAAACGTATCGGATCTCTGCCTTACCTGTATCGAACCCCTAGCCTTTCCCTTGGCGTCGTACAGGGCGGTAAAGCCAAAGTTATCGACCCTGCCGTCGTCCATCGTAAACCGCCACTCCTTCCATTGGCCCATCACGGTTCCTGAAGATACTATGGAATCCACCACATAAGATATGTCAGTAGTATCGTACTCCGTATAATAGGTTCTAGATGTACTACATCCGACAGCCGCTAAGGTAAATAACATTAACAAGAAAAACAAGATCTTATTCATTCTTCTTAGTTTTTTTACGTTTCTTAGATTTCTTCTTATTCTCCACCTTATTCTCGACATTTACTTCATTGCCGGCATCGGTACCAGTAACCTCAGAGATATTATTTTCAGGTATATCAATATGACCTGAATTAGGATCCATCTTATCCTCCTCGACAACAACCTCATCAGACACATCACCATCTAAAGCCTCAGGATCAATATGATTCTCCAGATACTGGATACGATCGGACATAGTCTTATTTTGTTCCTCTATCTCCTTGTATCTTCTCCTAGCCTCGTCTAGTAACTTGGATGATAGCTTATGCTTCTTCTCTATATCCATATAAGCTCGTTTAAGAGTCTCTTTCTCTTTCACCGACTCATTATATAGCTCTCTTGATTTACTAAGCTCATTCCCCATCTTAACGATATGAGAATCCTTGGATTCTATATCCTTATTAAGAGAATCAATAAGAGTATTAAGATAGCTTACTTTCTCATTCAATTCAAATACCTTAGCAAGGCCATTTTTATAATCCTCTTTTATCTTACTTGAATAGCTAATGGCCTCATCAAGATCCTGTTTTAGAGTATCTATATAACTACTCTTTACTATCTTCAATCCGAACATCCTCATTGCTTTTATAAGTTCTATGAATATCGGCCTTTATCTTGCCGACTATAATTAACTCAGCTATATGTTTATCTTTCTCGACTATAGCCATATCTTTACGGATGTTAGTTATCCTGATCATGATATTGCCATTATCTGAGATAACGAACGGAGAACCCACCAATGTAAGGCCTGTGTCCCCGGTGAGCGACGGAAGCAACATCACCATCCCGACAGTACCATCCGGGAACGATGCCGATACACCCGTGTCTATATCAAGCATATCCCCTTGACCTAATGGGAAAGCGTTACCTTGCTTGATAGGTATATCCTTGCCCAAGGAGTTCCATGCTTTTGAGAATATTAAGGATTTTAATAAAATTTTCCCCTCTTTCTCTACGAGTCCAATTGATGGATCACAACTTAGACGAACCTCATCAAGCTTATCATCCGGCTTTTCCTCAAACTCATCAAGATCTCTGGCTGATGTAAATGACTTACTCTCCAGAAGTTTTTTGATATCTTCAATCGTAGCCATACTATAATTTTATTATTAAATAAACGATCTTCAATCCTAACTTCAAATCAGATGTCTTTTCGAACATCTCCCTAAGAGGTAAGATAGTAGCGTCAAGATCTGACGCTACCCATTCTCCATCCTTATAATACATATTCTTTTCCTCGGAATACGCTACACAAGGTCGATGCCCTAAGTTCTTCATAACCGTATCTACCTTATTTTGGGTAGGCATCGAGACACGATTCACTTTAGTAGATATATTGAAATTACTCTCCATTAACTTTCTGATTTTTAATTAGTTAATTAAAATGGAAGATCACTGTCGTCTCCAAAAGGAGGATATTGAGGAGGTTGTTGTTGACCTCCAAACAAAGGGGCTTGCGCTTGCTGCGGAGCCTGCTGGTATGATGGAGGAGGCGTCTGCTGCGGAGCCTGCGTAGCGTATGACGGTGGGGGCGTTTGCGTTATAGCCTCACCAGCGTTGTTTTGGCTTGCCGACTGAGTAGGTTTCACACCATCTGTCTTAATACTTTGGATATATTTATTAAGTACCTGATAAGCGAAAGCGTCTTGGGTCGTATAATCAAACTTCTTATTCCCCATTATATCAGTACTCTCAACCCTGTCAGGCCATCCATTCTGCCCGTTCTTATAATATTGCTGGATAAGCTCGTCCTTACCGTCAGGGGTCTCCCTTGCGTATGAGATAAAAAAATTACCGGGAGCATATTGATCCCCTTTCTTAGCATGAGCAGGATTGATCACTACCTTACGTTTCAGGTCGATATTAGGCAAGTACCTTACCAGTGACTTCACGTAATTATTAATACCTCCTTTTTGAGTCACCAAAGGAACGTTTATAAAGTAATTACCATCCTCATCACTTATCTTTATGGATAAGTATTTGGCGTTTATTCCATTGAACTCCACTTCTCTTACGCTAATATCAGACAAATAACCTTCGATACCGTTCCAGAATACCCTCCAATAAGAAACGGCTCCGGTCTTCTCGTTTATATGCTCCTCGAAACCTTCCTTTGGCTCTCTTGATGACTGATATAATAGTCCGCTACCACTTACTTTAAAGTAATGGTTATTACCACCTGATGAATTTTCACGAACTCCCATATTATATATATTTAAACGTTAAACAATAATTGATGATGACAAGAAATATTCGTTCTTATTATCCTCCCCATAAATCTTATTGAAATGAGATTTATGATCATGTTCGATAACGACCCTATTACATGATATGCTTTTAACTATACCAAGATACCTACCACATAGCACATCGCATATAATATCATTACCGTTATGCGATAAAGCCGTAAGCCTTTCCTTACAAGATCTTCCAGACATAGGGTTCTCCGACATAATACCGCATCCTTTTTCCGTAAATATCAATTTACAATGATCAAATTCATTTATCTTGATATTATTCTGGAAGGCTTGGACGAGTAGATCCTTATCAAAGACATAGGTACTTGTTTTGACAAAATGCTCGTCCACGAACCTCCAGTTAGGATAATTACCGTCAAAGTGAATCTCATACATATCCATATCAGGGGTAGAGAAGTAAGTCCTAGTATCGTCTACTTTGATAGACAACGTATCTAATGACTTATCTATATGTTTATCAAGTAATATAGATGAGGCGTTTGATACCGGGATGAATACCTTCTCTACCTTATCCTGATTAGGAACAAAATACCTGTAAATAGTATTCCTGTCAGTACTTACTATATTAATATTAATCTCATCAATATCAATAACCACATTCTCGATGCAAGGATAAAGCTCGTTGATCTCCGTATAGTTACTGGCCTTGTTAAGTATCGATACATAATCATTCATCTTAACATTAATACCTCCTTCAGGAATATTATATACCATAGGGAAGGTATTTACGTCAAACGCCGGACAACTATACTCACCAGAGGCGTAGTATATGGTAATACTGTCCTTCTTATCGGAAAGCGCGATCTTAATCTCACCATTCTTCTGCTTTTTTATAAATCTGATAAAAGAGCTTGCCTCGACCAAGAAGGAGAAGTTAGAGTCAGCCTCAACCTCCAATCGCTCTATAACACATACCTTGGCGTTTACGGAAGTGATATAAGCTAGATTATTGACAATATCTATCTTAATATTCTTATAAAGTGAATTAGATCCGACATTTTTAACAACCAGCTCCAATTTACTCAACTTCTCATTTAATGATTTCGACAAGCATCTTATAAGCATAATGAACTACTTTTTATTACATCGCAAATGTAATCATAATTATATTAACTCAAATACAATAAACGCTTAATAGTATTAAAATAACTTAAACTTACGTCTAATATATTCGGCTATAAGCGTAGCGTCACACATCCCATCTTGTATCTTGGTAGGTTGAACTCCTTTACCTGACCATGGTTTTACGAAAGACACCAAAGGGAAAAGGCGTATGGCGCATCGGATGGAGGTAGCTTTCGTATCCAGCTTAGCCGCCGTATACACCCGATCGGCTGTCGTATGAAGCTCCTTCTGCCAGGTCTTTGGTTGCACCTCCTCGAACATGAACCTAACATCCGGGTGAGATCCGTATCGCTCCATCATCTCCACCATCATAGCGAATAGGGCGTTCGGTTCCCGGCGTCTCCCGCCAAAGGTGAAGTTGCTGGCGGCCGAGCTGTTGTGGATGCTGTGGACGTCCTCGACGGCGATCGCCAGCGTCCCGCCTCCCTTTTCTTGGATCTTGTCAGCGGCATCGAGGAAGAAACTTGATATAGCCCTAAGATCTATATCTCCCTTAGCCGATATCCTTGGTGTCATAATTACCTTAACCTCCCCGTTCTCCGGGATCATAGACAATCCTCCGGTATCTATACCCGGATCTATTCCTATAACTGCATTCATATCAGGAACAATATTGAATTATTAATTTATCCTCAGTAATATCTTTAACCATATCACGCACATCATCCACAGATATACTGTTATATACGTCATATGAATCCATTATCCCATTAAATCTTGACATTACAAAAGATATGTAGTTCTCGTAGTAATCATCAATATTCATCATATTTAACTTATCAGATAACTTAGCCATCCTTAAGACAAGCTCTATATTGTCATTATTCGCTATATGATGAAAATTATTGACATAATCAATCGCACAATCTTTTGTGATGTTACATTTATCTGGACTTACATCAATTATTAAGCTAGCAATTATTCTATTCGAGTAATTCATGTATCTCTTGTTTACAGAATAGCATAATCCGTTATTTCTAAGATAATGAAACATAGAGAAATTATAATTGCCACACATCATAGATAACACGATAAACAATACACATAATTTCTTGAAATCACAATTATCCAATATAAACGACACATATAACTGTCTTGGGTTCTTCTTGTATTTATAAATACCATATTTAGGATCAGATACAGCAAATTCCTTAAGCTTATTACGATAAAATGAGTTGATATCAATAGTATTTGACAATTCTGTCATATCTAATACATGTTTATCCACGAAATCATCGCATCCATATAAATGAAATACTATCTCTGATTTATTTAATATCGCATCTCGACATAATGTAAGGTCATCTTCCTTTATTTTACCGACAGATCTTTTAGTACCTAATATATTTACAAAACAACGCTTATCTATTCCAGATAATTCTATAAGTCTATTATCATTAATCCATGATTCATCATTATCAATCTCGGTTAGTATAACATTCCTCTCGCTTTCTATAAAATCGCTGCTCATGTCTGGATTTACTATAGAATTATGAGCGAACTTAATACATTCATCAATATTGGCATCAGGTAATGCAAGTCCCTTGAATACAATTGATCTTTGATCGGTATACCCATTAAAATCAAAGAATAGCTTATCGCCAATGTTATCTTCACGTTTTATCGCTATATGCTCATAAAAATGAGGCAATCCTTTCCTTGACATTAATATAGATACAATATCAGGTATCTCAGCGCATACTGATCCAATAGGAATATTCATCCCGCTATCGTAATAAAAGCATCTACATCCTAGATCTTTTATCAGTCCTGTGTATATTCTCATATCTTGAGCGTATATAATGAATGAAAATCCTCCGGTCTGAACACCTGTATTGAGTCATCCGGATACATACCTATATAATAACCGTAAAAAGCCCGTAGAATGCCATTTTCTAGGCTTATATCCAAAGCCTTTACCTTGTTACCATCAACCATCACATCAAGTTCCTTGGTTCTTTGGGATATCTTGTCGAACCATTCAGGTACAGGATCAATACCGTACCTGAATGCGTTTACTGTTGATTTTATAGAGATATACGTACCCATGATCAGATAAGATTACAATCATCACGTTTAACAACCTTAAAATCTCCCTCTCTAAATAATAAAACTACGTCAGTTCTATTATACTTACACTTCTTGATATCCACCAAATGGTAAGAAGCCTCCCCTACGGCGGGGCGAACCGGTCTCAATACGGCTACGGCTATATCACCGCCAAGCTCAACCCCACCGGTTACACCTTGTAAGCACATGAATATATATCCCTCAAACTCATGTTTCTTGCCGATAAACTCGCTCATAGGAATACCTACGAATAGATAGGTCTTTACATCCTCTTTTTTTACCTCTATAGCGTTCTCAACACTAGAAGGTATTACGTCTACAAATTTTGCTCCGATAGCCATAACCTCAAATATTTAGTTTATTTCTTAATTCTTGACACAATTCTTGATTGTCTCTCATAATACTTAACGTATTATCCACTCCATTGCCTACTCGGACCTCTCCGTACCAGTACCATGATCCTTTACGGGTAAAGATACCGGTTTCCTCACATAACTTCAAAAGTTCAAGTTCTTTGTCAAACCCAACTCCATAATATAAGGCTGTCTCGGCTATCTGGAACGGTACTGCGGTCTTATTCTTAAGCACCTTTATCCTGACCTCATGACCTACTGAAGATCCGTCCTCACCTAATATAACCTTTTTTCTAGCCATCTCCATACGGATAGAGGCATAGAACTTAAGGGCGTTACCTCCGGTCGTTACCTTAGGATCTCCGTATATAACACCGATCTTCTCCCGATACTGATTGATGAATACCAGAACACAGTCGCTTTTGTTTACGATCCCTGTAAGAACTCTCATAGCCTTTGACATCAATCGAGCTTGCAATCCCATGTTACTATCCTCCATATCACCCTCGATCTCCTTCTTCGGGACTAGATTTGCCACGGAATCCACGACAATAAATCCTACCCTGCCGGACTCCACCAGCTTGGCCGTGATGTCAATAGCCAGCTCACCGTAGCTTGGCTGGGAGATCAAAAACCGGTTTATATCCAACCCCATTTTCCTAGCGTACTCAATATCGAAAGCGTTCTCCACGTCTATTATAGCTACTAGCTTATCTGGATGTTTTTTCTGGAACTCGATCATACTTAACGTACACATCATAGTCTTGCCACAAGATTCCATCCCGACCAGCTCATGAATCCGGCCTACCGCCCATCCGCCGCCGAGAGCCTTATCCACCACCAGCGATCCGGTGCTTTCCCTTGGTATGGATATTATAGGCTTATCGTCACCGAAGTTCATTATCGAGCCTTCTCCAAGCTCTTTATTTAAAGATGATACTAATTCATCTACGTCTGAAAAAAGTTCTTTCTTAGCCATTATAATCCAAATTCCTCAAAGTTAAATAAATCCTGTTGCTTCTTTATCATATCCTTACCGATGTCAGATATCTTTTCCGGATTCAAAACACCATCATTCTCATCCACCTTATCTATGAAGTCAGATATCTTATCGCTTAGCAGTACCATATCTTCCTTAGGCACTGATTTTAGATAAAGCCCGTCTATTGACCTACATCTTGAAAGAGCGGTATATATCTGTCCTATCTCGAAGGCTCTGCTGATGTCTACAAATATATTATCTAAAGTCATTCCCTGGGATTTATGGACAGTTATGGCGTATCCTAACCTCAATGGATATTGTATTATATAGCCGCAAGAAATGCCTTCAAGGGAATCGTCTACCTGCTTATACTTCATCTTCTCCCACTTCTCTTTGGTTATCTCCACCTCAGTATCGTTATCTAGATGAACATATATCGTCTCATCAACAGTATCTATGCTGGTTATGATACCCATCGAGCCATTGACATATCCATTGCCGTTTCTGGTTATTATGACCTTAGCTCCTACCTTTACTATAAGCTCATCCTCACAGGGCGCTACAGGCTTCTCTCCGAATACAGTAGCATCGAACTTAAATACCTTATTATTGATCTTATCAAGATTAGTCTTATTTATCTCATACGCCTCTTTGTTAGTTGAGCATATAATTATAGTATTATCCATATTATCCGGACACTTGACCCTACTATCCAATATCTGTCTTGACTCATCGGTAATAACCCCACATCTTATATCCTCAAGTACGGAAAGAAGCTGAGGATCTTTTTGACGGAACACGTTCTCGAAGGTAATGACCGAGAATCCTGAGGCTCTTAATGCCTTTGACGAGAAAAAGAACCGGCTCTCATAATACCTATCGATAAAATCATCCGCCGTCACCACAGGAGGTAGTTGCGATAGATCTCCAAACATAATCAACCTAACTCCACCGAAAGGTTCCTTGCTACGCCTGCATTGTCTAAGTACGTCAGCTACCTCATCAAGTAAATCAGGCCTTACCATACTGATCTCGTCGATAACGATAGTATCAAGATTCTTGATCTTCTTCTTCATAAACGGACTTACATCCACCTTATTCGATAACATACCTCTCTCGATAGAAGGAATATAAGGATCGTTCTTTATAGAGAAAAACGAATGGATAGTCTGCCCTCCTGCGTTCAACGCCGCTACTCCAGTTGGGGCTACGATAACGCACTTACCCAAGAACTTTACGATACGTCTCATGAACGTACTTTTACCACTACCGGCTCTACCGGTAATAAACAGATTCTCCCTAGTGGTGAAAATCTTCTTCAAGGCACGACCCTGCTCTACGTTTTTATCCACCGTCATAATATGACGAAGGAGGTCGTTTTCATTTCTAAAATCTTCTTGTATCATATCTTTTTAAGTTTATGGTACAAAGATACGAATAGTTATAATTAACTATTAAAAATAAATGTGAATAATATGTAAATATTAAATTTTATATCTGATACTCAAATCATCCAGCTTTACTCATCTCGGACCCTTTTACCCCTAAAAAGACGTCTTTTATAAAATCTTCTGCGATGATTATATGCATTATCGTTCCTCTGTATGATAGTCTTAGGTGTCCGATAGTTATATTTTTCCTGTCTTTGGTATTAACTATTCCGTTGTTTTTCTTTACCTCATCATATAAATCGGATATAGTCTTACAGCACATACTAAGAACTTCTTTTATCATCCGATATACCGTTCTTTGGGATATTAGCATCATACCTTCTTTTGATAACTTTATATTCAATCTATCCATAAGATATGACACATTGAATTTTACAGTTCTTTTTTTAGTTACCTTATATATCTTATTTATATTTCTGCTTCTAGCTGAGAATATTATTTTTGATAACATCTTGACTCTATTTAATTTACGACTTTTGTTAGCCATCCATCTTCTGGTATTCGAATCAAGATTTTTATCAAGGCAGGTATATACAGATTCTCCTTTCTTTACAAACATATCCTTTATCCTTGGGGTCTTACTAGCCCTATGCTTGTATTTTATGATATCCGATAAAGCTATCATAATCTCTCCTTCAGCCCAAGCCTTTAAGCTTATAAGCTGGTAGTTCATATCCTCATGAGAATCCCTTAACACATGGCGGTAGCAGAAATAAGCGCATCCATCTGATAGGATATCAATAAAATCATTGGTATTGATCTCTATCTGATCTCTATTCCCGCCATGCATCCTATTTCTTAGAAACACATGTTTGAATACGTTTATGATAATAAGATATATCATTGCCATCTTACATTCATCACTGATCTGAATACCTGATCCATGATACTCCTCATGTTTCAATGAATATTTTATAGCTGTCACTTTTTTGCCTTCCTTATTGGTAACAGGTTTAAAATCGACTGGACATATAAGTGACCCGGCTGGAAGTTTTACGCATCCTAGCTCATCTTTTTTGGCCTGAATATTACGTGGAGTATATCTTTCGGTAAGAATCTTATCGAAATTTGATTTCATTATATGTAAAATTCCTATCTTTGTTCCCATAGTGTTTTATTTGCTGCGAATATACAAGTTTCATCAATACGAAACAAGTTATTCAGATGGATGGGTAGCCTGTGAAGGTCACCCATTTGTTGTTTATACGAAATTATCGTAATAAATTAGAGAGGGTAAATCACTGTGTTTGTGGAAGATCATTTTTGACACAACACTTGTTACGCGCGCGTTAATAGGTATATTTATTAAATATAATTAACTCTATAAACATATACTACTTTCTAATATCTCTATCCGTACACAGAACCTCTCCTGACGTCGAGTTCCTGTGTACTCCACTTAAAGTCTCTATTTAATAAAACATTGCTTTTTACCGCCAAGGTATGGTGCCGTCAGGCAGGATACCGCAGGCTAAACATGGTAGAAGCCGTATCCTATACCGAAAGCCGGTACCCCGGTAGGGGGATCGGATGGAGCATAAGCCAAAGAAGAAAAAGCGAGGTCTTGTACGATCGCTCGCGCTCCGGCCGTCCGTATCTTCTACGGCAGGCTCCATCGCCCAAGGCTTCCCATTTCCCCTTGGCTTTATATCCCATAACATAGCAAGAAGGAATCCAAAGGGAAAAAGGTAAGGTCGTATGCGGTCGCTCACGCTCCGGCAGGCGAATATATCTCTACCGCCGTCCATGTCAATAGCGAACCTCTGGCGGCATTGTCCGGTATGATGGCGGTAGCCTTACCTTGGCTGTCCCTGCACGTCACCCACCAACTTTTTTCCTTTGGATGCCTTGGGCTATATCCTTGTACGATGACGGAAGGATAGGAGATCAGTAAGCCAAAAAGAAAAAGGGAGCGGTCGCACCCCGTGAGGCAGGATAAGGCTGTCCCCCGCCGTCCACGCGCGTAGCGTACGTGAACTTCACTGTCCTAGCTATTGTAGCCATCCGTAGACATACATGGCTTCGTTTGCCCTACCCCACCATCCTTTTCCCTTTGGATTCTCGTAAATATATGTTAGTCAGCATACATTATACTGATTATATCATATTTTGTTGACAATAATATTTTTTTAAAGTATTTTTGTCGAAAACTAATTTTGTATGGCCGAGCAGAGAAAAGCTTTCGTATTTGCCTTACCTTACGATACTAGGTTGGATATGATCCAGCAGTTCTTAAGGATATACAACGGCTATCTGGATTCAAAGGGTAGAAGCTTGATTACCGAAAGGACGATAAACTTACTTTCTTTCTACATCAACTACGGATACTCGGATGATACCAGGGCTAAGTACATGGATTGTCATGGACAGAAGGAATCTTACGTCGCTGTCCTGAACAACGAGCTTAAACGTGGGGGTTTTCTGGTGGACAAGAAGAACGGGAACTTCCGTACCCGTGAGCTGTCTATTGAGATGAGAAGCTTACGTAACTATTTTATTCTTGATGGGGAGGGTGATGATACCCGTGTAATGGGATTCGTGTTCAAGAGAAATAAGTTAAACATTGATGGGTAGAAGTCTTATTTCTTTTGACAGGGATATTGTCGATGAGGTGGTGAGAAGATCTGATGGGAAGTTTACCAAACAACAGGTAGAGTGGTGCATGAAAGCATCCGTATCTTATATCCATCATCTCTCCAGATATACCGATAATATATCTATCAGGATCCCGTTTATCGGATACGTTATATGCAATCTTCGCGAGATGCGGGTAAGACGTGATAAGATACGCCGGATATTTGTCAAGGAAGGTAATCGTTATCCGGATGAAAGGATGCCTATTGAGCTTGATTGTCTGGATAAGAAGATTAAGGCGATAGAGGATATGGAGGGATTGAAGAACGGAGATCCCCTTATACGTGACAATCATGAGGCTATGTACCAATGCCGGTATGGCATGACATGGGAACAGTTACAGGATTTTCAACAACAACAATTTAAAAAATAATTATCGTGCAAACAATTGGTAAAGCCCAAGTAATAGCCCAAGCTTGGGAAGACAGTTTATTGGGCAGGATTCCTAAGGATGAGAAGGATTATCCGGAGTGGTACAAGAATCGTCTTGATTTATGCAAGAAATGTCCTAAGAACTCTTCTAATATAGCTTTCTTTAAGTTACCAGCTAAGGTATTGCTTCAAAGATTGATGGGAAGACAGGCATGTTCGTTGTGTGGTTGTTTTATCAAGGAGAAGGCTTGGATGAAGACCGAGGTATGCCCGTTGAAGTTCGTGGAAGGAGAGAAAGCTAAATGGAATGCTATGGAGGTGATAACCGCCGATCATAACGATTTTAACATCGAATGTCCTAATGATGCCTTTGATATAGGACTGACGGATGACGAGAGCGAGTTTTATCTAAATATTTTTGATCAGAAAATAGGTGATAAGATAGAAATCGTGTTATTTATCACCCATAAAGATGGTTTCCATGTCAAGGAGCATCATCTTGGATGTGGATGTATGGGAGACGTGTCATATAACAAACATCCTGACAATGAGAATAGAACTATATTTAGGATGACGTTAGATACCTCAAAATATACGGAAGGTCATTTTGAGAAACATCTATCTCTTATGGGTTATACGAAGGATGATCCTGAACGTAATTTCAAACATTTCCCGCTACGTATTATAGGGGAAGCTTATAAGTAGATAGTATGAGAAGCCCCGTAAGAAGTAAGATAGATGATCGTATCCATGCCCTTATTGTCATGGAAGTCGGATGCCGTGAGTTACCTGAATATTCATTGGGTGATATACTTTACTCCGCTTTAAGGAGAGTTGCTAAGGCTAATGGTGGTAACGTACGCTTCTTGCGGGATGTTAGTACCAGAGATCTATTGAGGTCTATAGACCAAAGTATTAGTGATGAAATTGAGTTAAACAATAACGATTACAACGCGTAATGGAAGAGGATAAGGATATTAAGAAAGAGATCAGGGATTATCTTAAAGAAGAGGCGGATACTCATATAAGGCATTGGATAGCCATAAAGCGTGAGAGCAAGCGTCTGTATAGCGATATTGAAGATAGGACTAAGAAGATAGCCCTTAAATCATCTTCGTTGATAAAAGAGGAGGATTTTGTCGTTCTTCATGAGATGACCCATAAGATACAGATGTTGAATATAGAGGCTGTAAAAGTCAATTCTAGGTTGATGTTCATAATCCAGTTGGCTACCAGCTTCGGTATGGATCTGGATTTAGATACGACATATGCGTCCACCGCCAAGAGCATTATAGAAGACAGAACATCTGGATTCGTGTTTTATGATGACAAGGAACGTCTGAGATACGCTGACAAGGAGCTTGAGGATATGTTCCATGACATGAGCGTGACGGAAGTAAGTAAGATCGGGGTTGTTCAATCTTATGAGCTTCTTATGAAGCAGTATAATGAATTTAAGGAATTAAAAGAAAATGCCACAGGGAAGACGAAAGCCGACGAGTAGGGACGTCGATCGGGTAAACGATAATCTTGAGGTCATATCCAAGGCCGTGGATGACGCCAAGACGTATATCGCCAAGCATCCATGGGATAAGGAGAAGCCTGAGGATATGGCTAGGGCGTTCGATTTCATATCCAAGCTGATCGATAAGATCAACGTATGGAATGACTCGTATATGGAGAAGAGTGGGATCATGGATGTATACAGGAGTGTCAGCAATGTCCAGAAGAAGGAACGTAAGGGACAAGTGTCTGGAGGTATAGAGTCCGTATTAAAAAGTATGAAGTGATGGGGTTAAGCACGAGTCCAGAATTTTATGTAAACATGAAGAATCCTCCAGTGTGGAACGATTTGTTCGGCTGGGAGGATCAAGATGATGATGTTAAGCAGTTCTTCACGGAGGAGGCTTATAAGGTCAAGAACGGGGTGACTATCAACGGTACGTTCATCCCGCCATGGCTTTATTGGCATGTTAATTTCTTTCCCGTATTTCAAGATCTTCCAAATGGGGAGCGTGTTCCTGCTATCAGCCGGTTACGTGATAATGAATGGTTTTTCGCTGAGATGTACCAACGTGCCCGTCAGGAGAAGAAAGGGCTGGGGATGTTCGGTACCCGTCGTTTTGGAAAGGCCCTTCTGGACTCGGAGCTGATATATACTCCTTATGGACCTAAGAAGATAGGGTTCGCTGATATCGGTGATATCATATATGGCGATGATGGTAAGCTTACGACTGTAGTAGGCGTATATCCTCAAGGGTTCGTTGATATGTATAAGGTTACGTTTGAGGACGGGCGCAGTATAGTATGTTGCGGTCAACATCAGTGGAAGGTTAAATATCATGGTGATTATAAAGTCATGAGCACTATGGGTATCATCCACTCTGACTTCCAGAAGATGACTATAGACATAGGGGAGGCCGTGGATTTCCCCGAGCGGCGGTGGCTGATGTCGCCCCAGCTCCTTGGGTCTCTGACCGCCTCTTTTCTTTGTGGATCTACCGACAGGATCTTTGAGCTAAGCAAGAAGGAGATGGATGATGTCATTTATTCATCAAAAAAACAGAAAGAGTTATTTATAAGCTCGTTCATGAAGATCGCTTGCGGTATAAGCACCGGCGATGATCGTTTTAAGGTCGTTTACAAAAGTGAGTATATTATATCCTTCGTAAGAAGAATATTCTGGTCTATGGGATATTATTGCGTCATGGATGGTGATGATATGTATATATCCAATACCCATAATAGGCTTAGGATATCCGATATAGATTATTACGGGAAATATAAAGCTACTTGTATTGAGGTAGATAATAAGTCCCATCAGTTCCTTACCACTAATTTTGTCGTATCCCATAATACGACTATCATGTCATCCCTTCTTCAGATGAACGCTACCATGACGATCGGGCTTAGTCATTCCGTGGTAGGTTTCAGCGATAGCGATTTGTCTAATATAGGTGAGTATTGTGAGTATGGGCTTGATCATGTGCATCCTTTTTTCAGGATTAACAGAACCAAGACCGATTGGAGTTCTGGTGTCACCTTAGGCAAGCGTATGTCCAACGGGGTTCGTGATGTTCATGCCATAATATCCATAGCCAACATCAACATGGGTAGGAAGACATCCACACAGAAGACTGCCGGTCTGACCCCCGCCACGGCTATTTTCGACGAGGTAGGTAAGGGACCTATCAAAAAGCCGTACACTGCCGCCATGCCGTCCTACGACACTCCTTATGGCTGGCGTCTCAGTCCCATCTTGGCTGGTACCGGTGGTGAGGTGGAACTATCCAAGGACGCTCAGGAGATGTTCTCTGATCCTGATACATACAATCTTCTGGTCATGGACTGGGATATTTTAAATCGGAGAGCCATGAAAGGGAAAACATGGAAAGAACGGAAATGGGCGATGTTTGTCCCCGGTCAGATGGCTAACTCCGGTGTCAAGAGAACTATAGGTCTGGGTGATTATTTAGGGAAATCTGATGATAAGAAACTTAATAAAATCAAGATTGACGCCACGGATTTCGAGGCTAGTACCAATAAGCTTAACGAGGAACGGAAGAAGCTATCTACGAAAGATAGGGTAGCTTATACCTCTCATACCATGTTCTATCCATTTACGATCGACGACTGTTTTTTAAGCTCATCACAGAACCTATTCCCGGTCGAGTACGCTATCAAGCATAAGAATGATCTTCTTGAGTCGGGGCAATATAGCGGCATGCTGTGTGATGTTTTCCTTGAATCGGGCAATAAGCTTGGTACTACTAAGTCGAATAAGCAATTAGCTGGATTCCCGTTCAATGGAGGTATCCTTGACGCTCCTGTACAGATATTTGAGATGCCTCAATCTAATAATTTTAGTGATTATGTTTATGTGGCTGGCCTGGATGCGTATAAGCAGGCTAAGTCAGAGACGGCCTCACTAGGTACGTTTTATATATTCAAAAGACGTGTAGGCATCCGTGATCCATATGCCTATAGAATAGTTGTGTCATATGCCGCTCGTCCATCATCCATAGATCAGTTTTGTCGTACGTGCGAGGTTCTTCAGAAGGGATATGGGGCTATATGCCTTATGGAGAACGCTGACCAGATGTATGAGCAGTACCTCAACCGGAAGAGTGGTATGCCTGCTTCTTTTTTCTTATTCGCTGGTGAGGCTATAGCCAATAAGTACGTTAAGGCCGGCTCCCGGCAGAACAGCAAGCTGGGGCTATACCCTACCCCCGGCAACCAGAACCTGCTATTCTCGTGCGTGGTGGATTATTGCTGGCAGGATTTCGTTATCGGTTATGATGATCAGACTGGTCTTGATATAACTGTCAAGGGTATTGAATTGATTGATGATATAGCCCTATTGGATGAGATAATACAGTACAAGCCCGGATTGAACGTCGATAGGATAATAGCGTTCGGGCATGCGTTGGTTCTCGCCAGATATTTTGACGATAACAATTACATGCCTAAATCGAAGATCGAGGAGATGAATAACGCCCGTAAGGAAGACGCTTATAAACACCATGAGGTATATGCCTCTGCTTTTGGATCGGTATCTATAGGAGCTTTTAGGTAAATGAATGTCAATTAAACGCCTATCTTTGTTGTAAATAAAATTGAATAATCATGGAAGTGTTTAATAGAGATCATTCGTTTCCAGCAAAAGGAGCGTTATTAGGATTACCTCCTCAGGCTATTTCCACGAAGAAAAAGAACAGGAAATGGAAGGAGGATTGTATGGACGCTCTTGAGACGATAGGATTGAAACAGTATGATCATAACCAGATGTACCGTGACTATTATCTGATGGCGGATGGTAAGTTATCTTTTATGGAGATGGCGGATGTCATCCCTCAGCTAAGGAACGTTCAGAAGCTAAGGAGTGATATAAGAATCCCTTCTTTCTTGAAGCATTATGATATCATAGGTGGTATCGTAAACGCTTTTGAGGGATGGCTGACAAACCTACAGGATAAGTATACGGTTAACGAGGTAGGGGATATGGCTATAAGTGAGTATGAGGATACGATGTCAAACTTACTTCATCGTCATATACAAGAACAGTGGGATATTATCGTTAATCAGCGTCTTGTAGAGGCCGGTCTTGATCCTACGTACAATGAGTTTAATTCCGAGGAGGAGCGTCAGGCTTACGTTCGGCAAATACAACAGGCCAAGGCGTCTATGACCCCTGATGATATCCAGAGGTTCATGAGTACAAGATGGAAGACGCAGGCGGCGGTATGGGGGGATCATACGATCGAGGCCGACCGTAGCCGGTTTTATATGGATGAGCTTGACAGGGAGAATTTCAGGGATCGTCTTCTTAGCGGAAAGATGTTCCGTAATCATTTCGTTGGCTTCGACTACTATCGTCCGGAGGTATGGAGCCCGATGGAGGTATTCCATCCTGACGTGAAATACCCGCAATACGGATCTTATGTGGGCCGTATTCATTATTACGAGGGTGTTGAGCTGATATCAAGATACGGCCATAAGATGACGGCCAAGGACAAGCGTCGTATTATGGGCGGTGATGATGATTATGAGGGATGGGTATCTAATGACGGTACTAGGTATGACTGGAAGAAAAAGAAGCCGTCTATTACCGGTATGTACGAGAATGAGGTTGTCCCATGGAAGGGATACCATGACTATGAATCTATAGTCGCCGCTGAGGATTACTACGGCGTTCCGATGGGTGAGTACCACACCTTCGGACCGGACGGGGAGGAGCACACCCAGCCCCGCTTCTTGCCCCGCTTCCATCCCTTTGGATATTTCAACTCCGGAATGGCCGATGGCAAGAGATATGAGATAGACTCTCGCCTTTTTAGGGTCATGGAGGGATATTGGGTATCCATGAAACCGGTATTCTTAATAACTTACATGACGGAGACCGGGATGGTGGATCAGGAGCTTGTTACCGATGAGCTGCTCCCGGAGTTCTTGGAGAAGAACGGGATAAAGAAGGTGAAGAGGGTTATGGCCGAAGCCGTTGGTGATCCAGAGGTGAACACCTACATCTTGGAGTATGTTCCTGAGGTTAGGTTTGGAGTTAAGATCACCGGAGGTAATTTAATGGATAAGCCTATATATATTGGTGGGGATCCAATACCTCATCAGATACATGGTGACAGCAGTCTGTATGATTATGTCATTCCGGTTTCGGGATTTATAGGGGCCAGTCTCGCTGATCGCATACAACCGTTCCAGATGATGTATAACCTTGCTATGAACCAGCTATACAATAATGCCGAGAAGGAGATCGGTAAGTTTTTCTTAGGTGACTTGGGATTCCTGCCTACTGAATATAAGGATATGATGGACAAGAAGGGCGCTTTGGCTACCTTCATGCAGATCGTGAAGTCCGTTTCGTTTATGGGCGTAGGTGGTAACGATACGAACAATCCTTACCAGAATCCTCAGATGAGTAGCATATATAACCAGTTCGGTGTATATGATCTTACTAATACGGATCAGATAAGATCCCGTATGGAAATGGCGTCTTACGCCTATATGATGGCTTATAGGATGATAGGTATATCCGAGCAGGCAATGGGTCAGTCAACCAGATACGAGAGTTCTACGGGCGTAAAACAGGGGGTTAACGCTACCATGTTACAGACCCAGACTTATTTTAATGATTTCGATGACTTCAAGAAACGGACATTGGATATTCATCTAGCCGTGGCTCAAGTATGCCAGAAGGAAGGATACGATTGGACCGTGATGTACAGGAACAGCGATCTTTCCTTGGCTTACATCAGTCTTACGGATAATAGCTTGTCGTTACGTCATCTTAATGTTATGGCTGTCTCTAACTCCAAGAAACGTCTGGAGTTGGAGAATTTGAAACAATATATATTACAGACAAATACGTTAGGTAATGACTTACTTGATATCACTAGGATGATGAGCGCCAACTCAACGGCTGAGATGAATCAGATCGGAAGGGATGCTAGATCTTACGCCGATCGTGTAAGGCAGGAAGAATACCAGAATCAACAGCGACTTGTCCAGCAGCAAGCCGAGGCCGAGCAACAGGCGCGTAATGATGAGCATGAGAAGGATAAGGAACTGGCTTATATCAAGGGCAACTTCGACTTACGAGGTAAGAGCATAATGGCCGCCGGTCAAGCGGCTAGGACCGAGAACAACTCGGAAGGCATGGATTATGTCGAGGCTATGGCTGATAGGGCTTTAAGGGAAAGAGATCTTGATATCAAGGAAGAGGATATGAGAACCAGACAGGCTAACGCCGAGGCTGAGCGAAGATCTCGTGAGGAGATAGAGAGAAGGAAGCTGGAATTAAAAGAAAAGGAGATAGACGCTAGGAACAAACGTTCTGATACAGATAGGTTTACGTCAATAATAAACAAGAATTGATTACAAGTTTTGTAAATATTTTTACAAAATCTGTAATCATTTTGGCGTAAAATTCTGTCATATACTATAATGGGTTTGATTTAATTGGTAATTGGATTAATAATACTTTTGTAAAAAGCAAAAAAGGAAATTGTATGAATGACATGGGTGATTTCGCTAAGGGTTTTAAGACCATGAGTGTCGAGGAACTTTTTTACCGTGGTGACGGTGATGGCGATAAGAATAATATCGAGGGTAAATATGATAAGGATGGTAATCTTATAGATGGTACCAAGAAAGAACCTGCCGACGGCGGATCGGCTGACGGTGGTGGGGATAAGGGCGGCGATGCTACCACCCCAGACCCTGATTCCCTTGGCGAAGGCGGTACTGATGATAATAACGTGGTATCAGGATTTAACGGAAAATCTTTCTTGGAGAAGATGGCTGCCAGAGGTATCATAGACAGTATCGAGAACCTAGATATTATGGTAGATGATAAACCGGTTGATCTTTCTACTATCACGAAAGAGGATGATTTACTCGATATAGTGGAGGGATTGATCAAGGACAAGGCTGATGAGTTGTTGAAAGACAAGGTTGATACCGGCTCGATGTCTGATTTCATGAAGAAGATGATAGAGGTGGATAAGGCCGGTGGTAACGTTGGCCAACTATTAAGCCAATATCAGAACATTCAGGCGCCTTTGGACAACCTTGATATGAGCAACAAGAATGATCAGCTTGCGGTCATCCAGCATTATTATAAGATGTTGGGTATGCCGGAAGACGAGATAAAGGATAATATGGAGATGATGATTGGCAAGGGCGATGAGTTCATTGAGTCCAAGGCCAATAAGTTCCATGATATCCTGAAAAAGGAGATGGATAACCTTATCGAGGAGGAGAAGAAAAAATCCGAGAAAAGGAAACAGGAGTTGATTGAGCAGATGAAGATCTATAAGAAAGGTCTTAAGACGTCTATAAGCTCAGGGTTCCAGTTGACTGACACGATGATAGGTAAGGCTGTCGATTTCGTTACAAAGCCGATAGACAATCAAGGTCATACGGCTATAGATAAAGCCTATTCCGAGGCTATCAAGAATCCGGATATGGCCGCTGATTTGGCCTTGTTCTTGATGAATAAGGACGAGTTCCTTAAACAGAAAACCAACAAGGCTAAGATGGAGGTTAATAAGAAGACCATCACTCTTCTTTCTGGCAATAAGGGAGGAAAGCAGAATAAGACTAATATCGATAACGATACTATAGAAGCTAACTTCCTTGATCTGAGTGGATCAAAGAGTGTATAACATTAAAAATAAATAGAGATGAATCCATTTTTGACAAAAAGTTTCCCGGCTACCGTGAATGGCGATAACGTTATTGCCTTTACCGATGCCAAGAACTATAAGACTTCGCTTGTAGAGCATAACTTAGGCTCATTGGCGAGCTGGTATTATGAGGATCCTGATAAGAATCATTTGGGTCTGTTGAATCTGTTCTCTAATATCGCTAATTACCCCGTTCCGATGTATATGGGTATGATTAATAACGGCGCTACGATCTCCGTTAACGGTATTGGAGCTTCTTTCCGTTATGATTTACCTGTTACAAAGACATTCGCTGTCGTTACGGCTGAGGATACTTCAGGTCATCATCTAAAACCGGGTATTGACGGTAGTTTGTTTGATATCGTTTTGAATACCTCTGAGTTTACGGCTTATGATGTCATCACCTATGACGCCGCTAACGGCTGTAATATCCTTATCTCAGGTGAGATCCCGTCTAAGACAGAAGGTGATTTGACACGTTATTGGGGTCGTGTTATCGGCGGAAAGGCTAAATACTTCCCTAAAGAGAAATTACGTCCGGGTATCCGTTACTGGAAGATCGGTCATGCTCTTGGAGAGTATAGCACCCAGTTCTCTAAGGTATCTGGAGCTGACAAGGCCGGTTCCATGACCTGTGAGTTCCGTTTAGGAAACCACCGTGGTGTTGAGGGTGAGACAACTATGTACGCTGGTATGAAGTCCATGCAGGCCGCTCAGAATAGCACTTCAGAGTTTGTGGAGACTGCTCTTCGTCGTATGAATGCCATGAGAAGTGAGTATGAGGGTAATATTCCTGATTTGGCTATTATCGGTAAGACTGTTAATGGTAGGCTTGATTTGCGTACGGCTAAGGTAGCCTCTACGTTGGAGGTGTTCTGTATGGCTGAGTTGGTTAAGTTGGAGGCAAGACAGTTGATGTGGCAAGAAGGTGGTATTATTATGGATCAAAATGGTCCTATCCATTTGAATGAAGGTATCTATCGTCAGCTTCGCCGTGGTTACACTATCTACTATAGCCGTCCGATGGGTATTACTAAGGACACGCTTATGGCTGCCGCAGCTTATATTTTCCGTGGACGTCAGGATCTTCCTATTACGGAACGTAAGATTAAGTTCAAGGTAGGAGCTATGGCTATGATCAATTTAGAGAAGTTGATCAGGGAATCGTTCTTCACTACCTTGCAGAACTTAAGCTGGGGTATGGGAAGCGATAGGATGTTGCCTTCTAACCCTATCTCTGGTACTAATGACGCCATGATCTTAGGTCCGGTTCAGGTTAAGGGAGCTTTCATCCCGGGCATCGGTAATGTTGAGTTCGAGCATGATCCTTCTTTGGATTACGCCGACATGACAGATCGTAGCGAGTTGGTGAATGGCATGTATCCTAGATCCTCTTATTCTTGTATTATCGAGAATATCACTGACGCTGGATCGACTAACGCGTATTCCGCTATTCCTAATACGGCTAACGCTAAGTTGGGTAATATGAATAACAACGTATTCTATATCAAACCAGAAGGCGTAAGCATGTGGTGGGGTTATGAATACGGTCGTTGGGCGCACAAAGCTAACGGTAATGAGATCGTATCATCCTTGCCGGGCATGAAAGAGCAATTCTGGTGCCACTCAGCTTCAGCGGCTTGGGTTATGGATAACAGCAAGTTCTTGATTATCGAGCTTCAACCGAACTACTTCGGCTAAGTTTTTTCATATGTAATTTGGTTTTTAGAGGGGAGGGTATTCCTCTCCTCTTTTTTTAAGTAACGCAAAAAAGGAAATGAAAGAAATTTTAAAATCAAGGAAGGTATTGGCCGAGGTAAACGGTTTCAATATCATGTCAGATACCTTATATGAGGTTGTAGGCAAACACGATGGAAGTGCTCCTCAGGCCTTTCAAGACGCTAATATAGCTAAAGCTCCGTTCCCGGAGAACGCCACTCACGTATGTTGCCCTTGGGATGATTTCTCCAAGGCCTATAACACCGGTTTTTATCCAAGATCAAGATGCTATAATGGTCTTGACAAGAATGAGATCGACAGGCTTGTCAAACAGCGGGTAGATAATATCATGAAACCTTTCGAGGAAATGTCACAGATGGATCTATCTCAAACCAATTTAGAATTTTGGGATGACGCTAAGGATAAGATCTTCATGGGTAAGGTTTATAATACGGCTAATACCGTAGATCTATTTTATTTATATTTGGCTGTATTTTCCGGCATGTTGACTCCTCAGGAAATGGATGGCGATCCTGTCTTCATGAACTCCATGTTCTGTTTCGTAGAGAAAGACAATATGAAGGATTTCGTTCAGCAACGTGAGATCAATAAGATGAACATCAGCTATAAGTTTATCAGCGCCCTTAAGAAAGGCGGCGACGATCGTCAGGCTGTCATCGATCTTCTTCTTTACATCGGTATCGTAACTCGCCCGGATTTCACGGAGGATGAGTATTATACAGGATCTCTATCAAACTGGATGAATGAGAAGAAGACCAATGTCGATTATCTGCTTGATATCTGGGATCGGTCATTGGAAGGTGATTTCAAGGAAGTTCTTGAGTTTTACCGTATCGTAAACGTCCTTCAACGAAATGGTCGTATCAATATGACTCCATCCGGATTACAATATAATGGCCAGATCATAGGACCTGACGTTCGGACATCCGCTGAGTTCTTGGCTACCAAGAAAGACTTTATTAACATAAAGGCTAATGTATTAGATGAGTATGAGGAGATCATGTCTATGTCTAATATCGATGATAAGTCCAAGACCAAGAAGGTTAAGGATATTAAGAAGAAGGATGACGTAGAGGAAGGTGATAAGGCTAAGGAGGAATAACGATGACAATCCAAGAAGCGTATCTAAGGTCTTTGCAGAAGAACGAGCAGAATCTGGCCAATGGCGGGATTAAGCTGGATCCGGGAAGGTTCGTGCTGTTGTTCAACGAGGCCCAAGACCGGTTGGTTAAGTACTATCTCAATAGGAAGGATGACGAGACTATACGCTCCATCCAAAACCTTCTTGTTTATTGGATGTCGTTGGATAATGCGGGTAGGATGGATGACCCTGAGTCTACGTCCTTTAACTTACCTGACGACTATCTATGGTTTTCTAACATAAAAGGCGTTTTCTCGTACAAAGGATGTGAGGCCGCTGATTTCGTTATGTGGGAGGCTAAGAACGAGAATATCCATGAGCTTCTTGGAGACGAGAATAACCGTCCTTCTTACGACTACCGTGAGACATTCTACTCCATAGGGAACGGGAAGGTCGTGGTCTACGAGTCAGGCTTCCGTACCGAGGAGGTTAAGATGACGTACTACCGCCGTCCTGTCAGGGTGGACCTGTCGGGGTATATCAACGTCGCCGGTATCCAATCCACGGACGTCGACCCGGAGCTGCCCGATTATCTTGTGGAGGAGATTCTGGATATGGTCGCTAAACAATTCAGCCTTAACGAGAACGAGTTGCAGAGGTATCAGCTTGATAAGGATAATGTGGCTTCTTTTAAATAAACAACGTTAGTTTTGATTATCCGGCCTGTCAGTTAAAAGACGGGCCGGTTTTTTTTAACATCCTGTCACCGGATTTATATTACCCCATCTTTTTTTCCATTTATCTCCAAGATACCTGATTAGGGCATTAAAGTCAGATATGAATCCACTTTCTATCATATCGGATATATACCCTTGGAGCATAACTATCTCTTGCATCTGGTCAATAGAAGCGTAATTTCTTATTCCTTCTTCATGTTTACCAAATACCACATAATTCATTCCTTTTGCTATTCTTGATATATATGCTGAAAATTCATTATTTGTTATATTATCACATAACAAAGATCTAACATCCTTGCACATTTTTATATATGTATCTCCAGCTATATTCCTGTTTTTAACCAATCCGTCTGTAAGCCATATAACAACAGTAGCGTATATCTCCGGATCTAGTTCCATTGCTATAGTTACGAAAATATATGGATCTATGAACCATTTTTGATCCCCTCTACCTCCTTTTCTATAGGCTAGTCCTATTTTTCTAAATTCTTTCAACGTTAGATTATCATAATCTATTCTCTTCTTTAAGCTATCATTACCGTATCCTAATTGAGTCATCAATGCTCTTATCTTCTCCTTGAACCCTTGATTACGCAATACATCATTTATTTCTTTTGCGGATAAGTTCATTGATTCTCTTTTTTTCTTTATAGAATCCATAGCTTCTGTTATACACACATATCCATCTTTACTCATTATGGATACAGGGCTTCCTAAAAGAGTTCTACTCTCTGATTTTAAAATTAGATTTGATTTCATAATTTTGTTTTTAAAAGTTTATGTAATATCGTGAATCGGTCTGTGATAGATAGATTCACGATGCAAATATAAATAAATGGGATTTACTTTCAAAATATAATATAATTAATTGATAATCATAATTATAATAATGGGATTTATTGTTTTTGCATATATTATTTGGTATTATTTCTCTGGAATCGGAGAAATCTCCGACTCCAGCAACTACTTGTATATCATATAGTTATACAAAAACATCATAAATTGTTTTTTATGGATTATCTTTCATTGTGGTAGCATATTTAGTTTATCTTGTTTACAAAAAATGTAATCCGCATTAATATATATACACTCATGACCGTACTTTATTGTCGTAAACTCGTTTATTATTATGTTTGCGTTAGGTAAATGATTTTTAAACTAAAATATTGATAATATGTTGCACAGACCGCAAGACCGGGTACTTTTCGTATCCCCACACGCTAAGATGGTGGATGTTGATTCCATCTTCTTGAAGGAAGGACAGATCGGTATTTACGATACTAAAGATACTTCCGAGAACGGTTGTAAGGCCGTGATTGATTTTACCGGTAAGCCTCGTAACGACAAGCGTTATGAGATCCGTATCGGTCGTAATGAACAAGCGGCTTCCCGCTCTATCTATGATAAGGATTTTTCCACGCCGTTATTCTCTTTGAACGAGATCACGGAGATCTACGCTTCTTGGCCGAAGAAAGATCATGCTTATGTCGATGATGTTATCTTAGGATACAACGGTGTGTCTGATGACACGGCTTTCTCCGTATCCAAGGGCGACCGTATCGCTATCCGCTTGGTTCTCGCTGGTCGTGCCTTTGAGCTTCTTGGATATGAGGAGGGTCGTATTGAGATCAATGACGCTATCCTTTTGGATGATTGTGATAATACGCCAAATCAATGCGAGGAGTGCGATCCTTGCGAGGAGGTTGATTTGTTGCCAGCCGTCCTGAAATGTATCGAGAGGATGAAGAATCAGCCTATCGCTGGAGGTGGTAAGGTATCTGATTATATTGATATCACTCCGGTTACAAGATGTACTAACGAGGCTACGGAGCCTGAGACGGAGGACGTGAACTTCTATTGTATGGAGGTTTGCGATACTGGTGATGACCTGGCCTTGGCTGAGGTTCGTGCCCAGTACCCGGGATTGAAGATCGTTCGTGAGAGCATCAACGGCAGCATGTCACGTTATAAGGTGATGAAGAAAGGGACTAAACCTGCTGACTATACTCAACGTCTTATCTCTATCATGAAAGGATGTACAGACTGTCCTCCTAACTATACCGAGGTTAAGGGCGGATACCTGTATTCCATTTCATTGGAGGATGACGGCGTTGATATGTCTACTACGGTAGAGTCTTTACCTAATGTGGTAGCTGATACGGTTAATAAGATGAGCCAGATCAAGGGATCGGGTTTGTATATCGCCGCTACTTCCAAGAAATTGACGGATGAGGAGATCTCTACTTTCGTGGAGGCCAATCCTACGGCTATCATCTACTATGTGGCTAAGACATCCGATATGTGCGAGAACCCTACGGTTCGTACCGCTTCTTGGTCAGCTTGTGGTTCTTGCAAGGTATCCACCGAGAAGTATTATATCACGATCCCGGATGATGAGTGCGGGAACAGTGCTTTGGAGGAAATCAAACAGGCTTTCCCGGAACTGGAGATCACTGACTACGGTACTCCGGCGGCTTGCCAGCATAGTTTCCAGACAGAGGTATATACCAATATGTTGTGCGATGAGTGTGACAAGGTATTTGAAGGATTCTTCACCAGCGAGGCTCCGGCGTCCTACCGCAACCGGATGTGGAAGAAACTGGAATCGGCTCAGGAACTTGGCACTAACTGCAAGTGCGGTATCCGTTTCCGTGGCAAGGAAATGTTATTATCTCCATCAGAGTGCTTGATGGATAAAATGACCTATGTAGAGGATAGCGTTGAGATCGTAGGTGCTAGTGGAGGTTACCCCGATTCTTTGGATGAGGGTTCTCCTATCTGGTGGGATCAACTTCATTTTGAGAGACTGTCCAGCAAAGCCCCTCGCACTCACGTAGGTGGCAATATGATGGATGATGAGTTGAAGGGTTACGCTCATTTCAACGGCTTCCCGAAATATCAGGATTTCATGGGGCGGACATTCATGAACGAATACAGCCGTGTAGAGCAAACGGCTCAGTACGTTGACTTCCAGATTACGCTCAATCCTCATAGATACGCTCAGGGATTCGGAAAGGTTATCGCCGATGATCCGGTTAACCTGATCTTACGTGTACGTTATGGCGCTCATGAGGGTGTTCAGGAGATGATTAATATGATCGGTGCTGCCTCTGGTCTTGGTCCGGCCATCGTAACTGAGCCGAAATAATTTGACCTTTTTTGCGTTCATATAGTTGTAAATCCCATAGCGTTTCATATAAATGCTATGGGATTTTAGACGTTTCAACGCGACTTGTGGACTTATCGCTCGACGTCCGATTATAGAGGATGTCAACTCCCATCCTCTTGATATTAATAGCGGCGTTAAGATCTCTATCGATCTTATTACCACAATTCTCACACACAAAAATCCTGTCGGATAACGTAAGATCCTCCTTCTTCCAGCCACATGATGAACATGTTTTTGACGAAGGATAGAATCTGTCTATTACAACTATCTCTTTTCCGTACCAATCACATTTATATTCCAATTGTGAACGGAACATGGAAAAAGAAGCGTCAGATATAGATTTGGCCAATCTGTTATTTTTAAGCATACCCGATGTGTTAAGATCCTCAATGCAAATGATATCATAATTATTTACCAACATTGTGGTTATATTATGAATGAGCCATGATCTTTTGTTTGCTATCTTCTGGTGAAGTCTAGCTACTTTAAGCCTACATTTATCACGTCTTTTGCTCCCTTTCTTCTTTCTTGACAGATTTTGTTGCATCCTCTTTAACTTTGCTTGGCTTTCACGAAGATAATGAGGATTATCAATAATTGTATTATCAGATAAAGTTACTAATGTTTTTATTCCAAGATCAATACCTATTGTTTTACCTGTTTTTAGTTTGTTATATTGTTCGGTTTCTACAAGAATTGAAATAAAGAACTGACCAGAACGGTTCATGGAAACAGTACATGATATTAATCTTGAGTTATCTGGGATATTCCTGTCTATAGAAATCTTAATCCATCCTATTTTTTCTAATCGAACTTTATTTTCTGAAATCTTGAATTTAGGGGATGGAAGTCTGAATGACTGGTTTCCATGCTTGTTTTTAAAATTAGGTCTACCAAGTTTTTTAGATCTCTCTTTATTAAAATATTGTTTTGAAAATTCAATGAAATCACGTTGTTTCTGTTGCAGAGTTGCCGCTGAAACCTCATCCAGCCATGGTTTATTTTCAATTAAATCTGATTTCGATATGATTTTCGGATTAGGGTTTGTTTCTTTATCATATGAATTAAACGAACTAACGCATGCGTTCCATATAACCCTTGTACAGCCAAAGGTTTTCAATAACATCTTTTCTTGGGAAGATGTTGGATACGCTCTGTATTTATATGCTCGTTTAATCATTATCTAAATCTAATTCCCTTATTAGTTTTTCGGTATTCCTTTTGCTTCTTCTTTGTCCATATAACCTAGTAGTAAAAGATGTTATTATGGATACAAAATCCTGCATCAGGTCATCTCTGTCGCTGTTTTGTGTATTTATTACCTCTATAGTCCTATTGTCAAGCTCCAGCAGCTTTTGTATATAATTCATGCCGAATCTACTGAATCTATCAGAATGCTCTATAACGATCCTTGTTATAGACCTATCTACTAATAACGATTCTAATTTCTTCCTATTGTCATTCAATCCGCTTCCTATTTCACAAACTACTTTATCAACCCTATATCCTTTCGCTGCACAATAGGATAAAAGTCTTTCTTTCTGTCTTTCGAGATTAGATTTGTCTTCAGAAGAAGACACCCTGCAATAGACAGCTACTCTTTGATTTTTGTTTTCATCGACAATAACCAATATATGACCATTCGGTGTTGTCTCTGTTTTTAATAATCCTTTCTTGACTCTATTCCATATAGTCCTATATGTAACATTTTCTAATTTAGCGTATTGACTTATTTTGTATTTCATGATGCAAATATAGAAAATATTCTACATATATAGTATGTTTTACTATAAAATTTATATTGTTTTATTATACTAGTGAATGGATAGAATTTATATCTCTTCTTTTTTTTGTTATCTTTGAGGCAGTAGAATTAAAATATGATATTATGTCGGCTATTAATGAGTATTTAAAGAGACTTGCTTCCATCTTCGGTAGCATGGGTTTCTCCGTTCCGCCAGATGACTTCTCAGGTGTTGTCATAGACGGAAAGACGTATCCGGTCATGATGAGGAATGACGGGTGTTACGTGTACTTCGATGATAAAGGAGTAAAGAGACTTGTAAGCGATGTCCCTAGAAAGGATTATCAGTTCATTAACATCAAGGACGCCCGTGTGTCGATCGTCAATCAATGTTATCGCACGCCGGGTGGTCAGGTAGAGGCTCGTATCCATACCTATATGAATAATAAGGGGGAGATACTGGCCGAGAAGATATTTATCATCAACTCATCGGATATCGATACTCCAATTGGCACTGAATTGGATAAGATCCCTGCAGAGTGGGTGGCTATAGATTGTAGTATAGCGGAGATGACCGATCGGGAGTTGATATTCGTAAGTAAATGTTATGCCACGGAAGGAGGCAAGGTCCAAATAGAGGGCGTAGAGTCGGTTGATCCTCGCCTGAACCCGGAGGTGTCTCATTATGAGGTGGTGAATACTACTGACGATAGTAACCCTATTGGAACGAAGTATAATGCCATACCTGATACGTGGAGGCGTATAGTATGTGATTTTCCGGACATGACCCAAAGAGAGATAATACCGGTACTTAAATGCTTTGACACCGGGACCGGAAGGGTGCAGATAGAGGGATATAAGATATTTGATTACGAGATGGGTACCAGAAAGGAATGGTATCGCGTCAAGCAAAGTACCGATCCTGATAATCCGGTAGGTAAGTTTATCACCAGCATAAGCGATGACTGGGTTGAGGTTGTTTGCGACTTCACGGATATGGAGGACCGGGATATTGAGGTAACTGTAGAATGTTATAAGACACCGGCCGGTAAGGTGAAGCTGGAGGTTCTCACGTCATGGGACGGGAATATAGGAGTTAGGGATAAGAGCTATAAAGTCCTGGAGACTACCGACCCGTCACAACCTGAGGGCGCCAGCTTCAGTTCCTTGCCAGATACATGGGTAAGGACTGTCTGTGATTTCGACGATATGGAGGAGCGTGACATCAGGTCTTATGTCGAGTGTTATGACGGAGGCAATGGCAATGTCAAGCTTCGTAGGTTGGTTTCTTATGACTCCAAGATAAAGGCAAGATACGTCCGCTTCGAGGTGCTTGAATCGGATGACGCCGGCTTCGTTCCGGGGGCCGAACTGGCTACCCTCCCGGACGGATTCTCTTTGGTGTCTTGTGATTTCACGGATATGGAAGATAGGATGCCTATTGATATCGAGGAGTGTTACAAGACATCAGCCGGAAGCGTACGCATGAGACATGTGGTGTCTTATGATGGTGATCTTGGGAAAAGAAACCAGTTCTGGGAGATTGTGGACTCGTCTGATAATAGGTATGGGCTAGGAAATAGGATAAATAATATCCCTGCGGATTTTATCCGTGAAAGGTGTGCTCTAGAAAGGTTGGATGATCGTATTACCAGAAATGCGGTAGAATGTTACTCGACACAGGGAGGATCGGTAAGGATTAAATCCACTTACGTTATCAACCCTTTAAATCATGTTAGGTCGTATAATCATCATGTATTGAGTTCTACAGACAATGATATCCATGTTGGTACTCAATATACCTCTTTGCCATCTAATTTCACTCGTATCGAATGCGAGGAGCCGGATTATATGGATCGACTTATCGATACCACTGAGACTTGTTATGATACCGGAAAGGGTACGGTGAAGATCAGGAGACAGGAGTCGTTGAACGGAAATCTGGATGTAAAGACTTTCGACTATAAGATCGTTGAGTCTACCGACCCCGATCATCCTATCAATACTACCCCTACGCAGACGGTTATTAACGGCTGGACGGTTATCAGTTGTGATCTTAATATCATGGACGTGGATGATTGTTATGAGATCGGTGGTCATAAGATACATTTGAAGGGATTCAGGACAGTCAATCCGGCATTGCAGGATATTAAGTCTATATTGTATGTCGTGTACTCTGATCATCCTGATTATAATGTAGGTGATGAGCTTACGTCTATACCGGATGGGGCTAAGGTGACGATCTGCGATTACGCGGATAAGAGCCAAAGACATATGGTTCCGGTGCGAGAGTGCTATGAGGTGGCCGATGGCCGGTTCTATGTGGAGGGGAGCCGGTTGATTGATAACAATATGGTCGTAGAGCGGACGTCGTTGATGGTGATGGAGTCATCCTCTACTACCTACCCGGTGGGGACTACGCTGACCGCCATTCCTGTTGGCGCTACTATAGTGGCTTGTTTATGTCAAACCTGTTAATCTGAACGGCTATGGTTAAAGTATGTAATGATTATTTTATGATTGACGCCTTAGCTGGAGGTCAGGTCGTAAGAAAAAGGAAATATCGTCGTGAGAATACGATGATAGGATATAAGTGGTATGATTATAATGGGGTCGAGGTAACTGACCCCATTGAGATATCACGTCTTGACGGATTGGCTACTAAGCATCAACGTGTTGATGAGGCTTATGATGATCATGCCATTTTCATGTCGTCAACCAATTACGTTAACAGCGTTTCCGGTATACCTATGGATAAGCATATGGTTGTCGTTGAATGGAGGCCGGATAGCGAGCAGGGCTTTGTAACCATGGCTCATGATGAGGGTCTTGATGGGGACAGCTATTATATAGTTGTTATCAATGCCGGAGATAAGCAGGCTACGATCTACACCCCCGTGGACCCTGAGGATCCAAAGGATGGGACTTCCCGTGCGGTTGATGGCGATAACGTTTCCGTTGGCGGATCATATGTCTCTATATCCCCCAAGCAAGTAGAGAGGATAAGGGCTACTTTCCGTGATGGTAAATGGTATTATGAGTTAGTCACAAAAACATATCCTAGTAATACTGGAGGCATTAAGATCGGGGATGTTGATTTTGTGACGTTCAGATATTTATGGGAATCAAGTTCCGGAAGGGACTTGGACACGATGACGGAAGCCCTTAATTCTAATGTTCCCACCATAGATAATCTTGCTGTAGGTTGGTCTGGCCCCGGAAATGGAGATAGCTCTGTTAGAGAAGTTCTTAAATGGGGTGGTGATAATACCGGTTCTGGTAAGGAATGTGTTTGGATGTCGGTGAAGGATTTAAGGGCTAAATATTATGATATCCTACCTGAAGAGACGTATTTCATGGCCTACGCTACATGGTTTGGATCTAAAGGTACGGGTAAATGTTCTTTTGAACTTGTTGGATACAAGGGAGGTACGATGAGCCAAGATGGATATAATTTCATCAATACCGGTGGATCTGTGGTGTATCAAAATACGTATGATTTTGTTTGTCATACCAGCAAAGGCTCATCTACGTATAAGACATCCTACGAGAAGGTGGCTCGTGTTACCTACAATAAGCTCACTAACGAGGTTTATATGTCCATCGGTGACGCTATAGATCAGGAGGATAATTATGATAAGTTAGAGCGAGAAATCAATAATATAAAGGAAAGACTTAGCGATGTCGAGAGCGAGTTGGCTGTCGTAAGACGTATAGCTGAGGGCAAGAACACGGCGTATATCTTTGATACGGTCGATGCTATGAATGAGTGGTTGGCGGTTCCGGAGAACACGGCTAAGCTCCGTGTGGGGGACAGCTTCTGGATCAGGGAGCAGGAGGTACCTGATTATTGGTGGGATGGAACTCAGGCTTTAGAGCAGGAAGGTCCGAAGGTTGATTTATCTCCTTATTATACGAAAGACGAGATTAATAATATTGTCAATGATATCAATCAGAAGATAGAGGATAAGAGTACGTCTATTATCTTCGATACTTATATCCAGATGAAGTCTTTCGTGGATGATCCAACTAACGCCGATAAGCTTAAGGAAGGTACCATCTTGTTGATACGAGAGAAAAACGTACCTGATTATTATTACGATGGTGCTGGGATAGTTAAGATGGAGGCCGATGTAGAGCAATGTCTTTACGTTACTTTGGCTAACAAGCCTACGGAAAGCACTATAAGTTATACTCAAGATCGGGAGGTGACTAATTTCGCTCCGGGTGCTATAGCTAGATGGGTTGACGCTGACGGCAATGACGTGTTTTATAAGCTTGTTGAGATAGTAGGTGGTAAGGCTAAGTGGATTACCCTTATCGATACTAAATACGGTAATGTGACGCTACAGAGCACTTATGACAAGAACTATGAGATCGTGAATATCGTATCTGGATCACGTTTACAAGCTATAAATAGCGATAAGGATGAGATCAAGTTCGTTAATAGCGCTACCGGTAATGTTACTGTCGTGTTTAACGCCACGGTATCAGGAGGAGTCAAGAAACTTACGAGCCTGTTGGCCGTGAACGAGGTGGTCCTTACGCCTGGGGCGGCGGCGTCCTTCACCCGTACCGGCGAGACCTTCACCCTCTCCGATCTTTTTGGTGTTACGATCTTCCCGGATCTGGCTGATTCCAACCGTGAGGGAGAATGGGTAATGAGCGTAGGCGTAACCGGAAAACCGATCCTTATGGAGGTAAAGGAGATGAGGAAGTGGGATGAGAGTATTGTCAGGGAACTTACTATTGATGAGCTTAACGAGAAGTTCCCTAACGTGGATATCGGATTCGCTGTCGTATGCAAGACCATCAACAAAGTATATGAGATGGTTAACGGGTATAAGGAATGGGTGTCTTATGATATAACCTCAATAAATTAATGGTATGGCTTTTTTAGTAGGATACGACACGGTAGCGTCCTATGTCACGTTTATAGTGAATGAGGATAGATTCCCTTGTTTTGATGGTAAGGGTGCTGATTATATACCCGATCCGATAATATCATCGGGTGCTTTTAATCGCAATCTTAGGTTCTCGGCATCTAACCCGGGATTCGTGGACGTTGATTGGGGGGACGGGACAAAGGATCAATATCCTTTAGTTAAGATATCTGATGGTAGTTATAGGATTGTATTCAGGTCTCTTGACATTGAGTATAAGAAGAATCCGGATGATACCGTATGGTGGTTTAAGAAAGAGGATGGCTCACAATACATACCGGTCCCTCCACATAAGTATAGCGATATCAGGCGTAGGGAGGTTACGATGAGGTTCTCTAACGTAATCGATGGGGAGTTCAATATGGATGGTATTGTCCTCCATGAGTTTCCTGTAGTTAATCTACCTGATATAACTTATTTGGCTATGGTCGGGTCCGTTTTAAAAAATGGTGATATCCCATATGAAAGGATAAGCAAGAGCGTTAATCTTCATAATATACAGATGGGATCTTTTGTTCATTCTGGTGTATGGAGTAATTGGCCAGAAGGTTTTTTAAACATGAAAGATCTGAGGTATTTCGGATGCAATAGCGTTTTTAACTTTGGGGATGATCCTGATTCTAATTGGAGAAGATTCTCTGAATGGAAGAATCTTACTGATTTTAACTTCAACTGGTGTAATATCCCTTCTTATGATCCGGCGTTTAATTCTATTCCGGCTGCGGGTATAAGTATCATTAGCGAGAGGAATAACATACCTGTATTTGATGAGGTGGATAAGGTAGGGGATAATAAAATACGTGTTTATTTTATGGCTAATGGTAGCTCATGGAAACAAGATCTGGTAGGAGGTAAGTTGAATAAGATTCAGGGCACGTATTGTAGTTCAGGCACGGTACCGGTAGACGATCTCCCAGACTGGTTATATGAGGTAAGGGAATTTAGGATATGGACTTTGTGTGATGAAGGTAGATTTATAAATACGCAGGAGAGGGCTGATACGTTCGTTAACACGTTTTATGATAAGATAATGTCGTGGAGTTATATAACGATGTCACAGACGGCTTCTGACGGTAACAGGAATCAGTTTTATAAACTTACCTTAGATTTATATACTGCCGCAACTCCTACTAATAAGAGACCGTCTGGCGTTTATCAAGCCCCTGAGGGGTTTGTCAAGGGTGTTAGCAACGGTAATCCTACGACGCCTATGGAGAAGGTGTATGTGCTTACCAATAACTACGGGCAGACATGGGTCTTGGCCCCTGCCCCAGCTTCTAAGGCCGCCCTTACGAGGGCAAGGCGGGCTGGGAAGGCTAGGATTACCCCGTTCGTCCTTGGCGTAAAGGACGGCCATGTATCCGTGTTCAGCGGAGATGTATTGGATGATAATATGAGTAAGTATAATTTCGCTGACAAATACGAGGCTATAGATATCTGTAACGATCTGGGATTGGACAGTTCACCGGTTGTCGAGTATTTCAGGAGAATAGAGGAGGGAGAGGTATGAAGTTGATATGCAAGGATACGAATAAAGGCTCTATAACCTTTTTTACTAAAGGCAAATATGCTTTTAGGGGCGTTAGCAGGAATGATACTACTGATGACGTGCCTGATCCTATATTGGGTGTTAATAATTACAATGAGAGTATACAGTTTTATGCCAAGACCCCAGGCATGTGCGAGGTCGATTGGGGTGACGGGAATAAAGATCAATTTCCTTTCGTGAAGGACAGGAGCGAATCCATATACGGGCGATATAGGTTGATGTTCAGGAGAAGGGATATAAGTTATCGTAAGAATCCGGATAGCCATCCATGGTGGTTTTATAAGGAAGATGGGAGTGAGTATATCCCTGCGCCTAATCATGCTTACGCTGATGGGCTAGATAAAGAGCGGGTCATTACTATGACTTTTACGAATGATATTACATACGTTCAAACAGCAAGGATAATGATGGTAGGGTTCCCGATATTAGACGTCCCAAGTATTATCAACTTAGCTTTATCCGTTACCGGCGACGGGAATATAACCGATATCCCTAAAGACAGGATACGTAGATCGGTAAATATAGAGTATATAACACTTAACGAATTAGGCGTAGGGGCATTGACATCCATACCGGATGATTGGGATAGGTTGACTAAGTTAAAAGGCATTAATTTAAATCGAACGGCTGATTTTAATGATACGGAGTCTTCTAATATAAGGAAATTCCCCTCTATGTGGCCTAATCTTATAATATTAGCTTTGGCAGGTTGCAGGGTTAGGGTATATCCAAGGGAATGGCTGTCTTTTAGCAAGCTAAGAGAATTATATATATCCCCGGGAGTGGCTATGCCATCGTTTGACCCTAATACATGTCCGGCTATGGATGAGGTGGATAAGATAAATCCTAGCTTAAGGACCTTCGATCATATAAATAGATGGTATGGGTCTGTCGTGAGCTGGCATCCGTATATGAGCGGTAAGGGATTGGGAAACATTGAGCGTATCGACGCTTCATACGGTTATAGTAATATAGATGTAAGTAATCTCCCGGATTATATATATGAGATGAGGTCTATGAATAGCTTTTATATGCATCGCAGCTTGTCAACCCAAGTTCGATGTGATACGTTTATATCGACATTATATGAGAAGGTGATGGGGTTTGATTATCTCACTATGTCTTCCTCTGCTTCCGATGGCAAAAGAAATCAGTTTTATGGATTGTATCTAAGTATATATATGGATGCCAATCCTGATGATAAAAGACCTAGTGGCGTATTACAGGCTCCCTCTGGTTTTATAAAGGGTCAGTCTAATGGCTCTCCGTCGACTCCTATGGAGATGGTTTATGTGCTTATGAATAATTATGGATGGAGGTTTAGTATGGCGCCAGAGGCTTCGGTGTTAAGGTCAATACGATCTTCTGATATTGACACGAGGTCGTATAAGCCATATAAGCTTATCGTATTTGACGATGGGCGTACCTTTGTAGGCAATGGAGATGTTTTAGCTCATGATACGGATAAGGTATTATCGTTTGGGGGTCAACCAGAAGGGGAGTATTTGTGTGATTCTATGGGATTGGACAGGAATGTTATTGTAGAATATTTTAACAAGATAGGTAATGGCTAAGACATTATATAAATATGAGGCTTCATCAAATAAGTTCGTGTGGTTCACCACATGGGATAGGGCACTTAGAAATTATTATACCGATGATTATAATTATGTACCAGATCCTGTCGTTGGTAATCCTTTTAATACGTATGTTGAGTTTATATCCAGAAAGCCCGGTATGGCTAATGTGGATTGGGGGGATGGAATAAAGGAGCAGTTTCCTATGACCAAGGTACAAGGGCAGGATAAATATCGTATCATATTCCGTTCTTTGGCAATACAACACAGGAAAAATCCCAATACTACGTGGTGGTTCAGGAAGGAAGATGGATCGCAATACGTACCTATAGATAATCATGCTTACGCTGATGGGAGGAGGGACGTACAACGGGCTGTGTCGATAGATTTTACTTGTGATATTTATTATGCCAATATTCAAACTTGTAAGATGACGGCTTTCCCGATTGTGGATATACCAGGACTTGAGTTTTTGGTCGTATCCCATACGCTGTATGTTAATGACGATATACCTGTAGACAAGTTGTCAAGATCCAAAAAGTTAATTTATATCGATCTTCAAAATATAGGGCAAAGAATGACCGTAATTCCTGAGGCTATAACCAGCAAGACAGAGGTATATTATTTAAATATGTTTAATATGCTTGATCTTAGGGATATAGAATCTAGCGGGATAAGGAATATAAAGAATATGAAAAATCTTCAAGCCCTTGAATTGTCTTCATGTTATTTGGATAGGTATATAAAGGAGTTTAATGATCTTCCTAAATTAACTTCGTTGAGAATACATCCTGGCCCTTCTGATATGTGGAATTATTTTGATATAAATACCCTTCCTTTTTTCGAGGTAGATAAGATAAATCCTAACATTACTGATTTTTATTTTTTAGATGACTGGGTAAGTGGAGAAAGGAGGACGGGTTGGAATGATGATAATATGTCTGGAAGGGGATTGGAACATCTTACTAGTTTCATTGCAGCTCATAGCAATAGTCTTAGAATGGATAAGCTTCCGGATTATATTTATGAGATGAGGGCTATTACATGGTTTAACGTGAATGCATCCACTCATAGCCAAAAAAGATCAGATGATTTCGTGAACTCTTTCTACGACCTTGTTGTAGGATGGGATCAGATTACTATGACATCCGTGGCTAAGGATGGGAAGAGGAACCAGTTCTATAGTCTTTCGGTAAGCATGTATGTTGCTGCTTATCCAACCGAAAACCAGCGTCCTTCCGGCACGGAGCAGGCCCCAGAGGGATTCGTGAAAGGCTCGTCCAACGGGTCTCCCGCTACACCTATGGAGAAGATATATGTGCTAAAAAATAACTACGCCCAGAGATGGACGATTAAACCAGAATAATATTATGAATATCCATATTTTAAAACTAAATTGGGGGGGGGTAAAATCCTATTTGCCTTATGATGAGAAGAAGGATGTTACCCAAAAGGAAGGTAATAGAGGTATTCGAGGAATTATCTCCTCAGGATAATGGATATTGGACGGTTCCTGATGGGGTCTATGAGGTTGAGTTCGCGTTGGTCGCCGGAGGTCTTAATGGAGAATATTCCGATATATATAATGCCGGGAGTGGAGGTAACGGAGGTGGTGTACTGACTGGGACTATATCCGTAAATCCAGGTGTTACATATAGGGTGGTTGTAGGAGATATAGGTGGTGATAGTATATTCGGTATATATCAGGCTATTGCCGGTAAAGGTGGAAGAGGCGGATATGGAGTTGAAGGGGATGGTCATGATCCTTCCCCGGGAAATCCAGGGCAAGATGGATCATATGTTTTTAATAATAAGTATCCTGATCGTTATCCTTATCCTATGGGCGCTGGTGGTGGATCGGGAGCTTATACAAGAGGATGGGATAAAGGCTTTTTATCCGGAGGTAAAGGTGGCAATCACGGAGGAGGTGATGGGGCTGGAGCTGAGGATACTGAGGGTGTTACTATTAATGGCGAAAATGGAGGTAATGCCACTTATTATGGTGGTGGTGGTGGAGGAGCCTCTAAAGCTTCTAATAGTGGGGCTACGAGCGGTCGAGGAGGATCAGGTTATCGTGGTATTATTATTTTGCATTATTTAAAAAACGGATAATATGGATAGAAATAGTATTATAAAAGAACTAGGTTCGTATTTTGATATAGTGGAATTAGTATGTCCTCATACATATAATAAGTGGAAGGACAGATCGTGGCAGTTTCTCGATACCGCTTTTCTCCATAATCTTCTTGTATTGCGTAGGGATATAATCAAGCAGCCTATGTATTGCAATAACTGGGATAAGCAAGGGCAGTTCTCCCAGCGTGGTCTTAGATGTAACCTATGCCAGATCGTTAAGGATAAGAAGGATGTTTATCTATCCGCTCATGTGCTGGGTAAGGCTGGTGATTTCGACGTTAAGTCGATGACGGCGGAACAGGCTAGAGGCTTGATCTTGGATCATCAAGATATGTTACCATATCATTTCCGGCTTGAAGGGAAGGTGGGTTGGTTGCATTTTGATAGCCTTGATACTAGGAACGGTATACATGCTGTGGTGTTTTAGGTACTTAATGGTATAGTAGTTAACTTTGCGAGTAGGGTATAAAATGAAAGACAAAGACATGATAGAGCGAGTAGGGGCTTTGTGGAATATTGCGCTTGCGTATGGTGCCTCTTGTTGGGCTTATTTCCAGCCAGTGCATCATTTATTGACCGTATTACTTATAGTATTAATAGCGAATTTTTTGGCTAGGTTAGCGCAAAGCGTAAGGGGCTGGAAGCTCCGTAGAAGCCGTAGGAGGAGGTTTAGTTTCAAGAGATGGTTTAGGGAGGTCAGGTTTACTGATATTCTTAAGGAGTTCGCTTTGTCTTGTTTTATAGTAATGACATTATGTGTTATATATAAGACGTTATACCCGATCGAGGAGGAGGCTGGCATGATACTTACCGTTACCAAATATGGGGTGTATATAGCCCTTGTTGGATATGTGATGCTTTTCCTGAATACGATAGGGGATGCTTTCGCTGACGCTTATCTGGTCAAGGTGTTCAAGGCTGTATTCAAGAGAATAAACGTATTCAAGATGTTTGGCTTCTCTAAAAACATACCTGACGAGATGTTTGACGATATAAAGAAGATTGCTGATGATAAGGTTAAGGATAAGTCTTAAGGCTGTTTTTTGTTTAGGTCTGTCGCTATTCCTGTCCTCTTGTGGAAGCAGGAGGCAGGTTAGCGACACGTCTATAGATAATCGTTTGATAAGCAGGATAGAGACGATGATAGATGAGGTCATGGACCGGAAGATCGTAGAGATCAGGACATCTGATCTTAATGCTGATATTGTCATAACTGAGAGGAAATTCGATACTACGAAGGAGGTGGATCCATCCACTGGGGAGCGACCCGTGTCCTCCCAGACGGACGCTCATATCGTCATCGGCCGGCGGGATAGCACGGTGACGGTCGATTCCCTTGGCATTGATAAGACGATTACCGGTGTTAAGGGTATTGACAAGAAGACAGACATCGAACATAAGGACGTAGATGATAAGAAGGAATCAAGATGGCCTATAGTGTGGATAGTAGCTGGTATCTTGATGATATTGTTGGTATTGGTGTATATATTGAAGAAGATAAAGATTTTGTAATTATATATTATAAAAAAAGGAACTATGATCTCTCACCGTTCCTTATCTAATTAGTTTTTAAAGGATATGCAAATAGCATAGAGGTCAGTCCCGGATTCGAACCGAGGTATATGGTTTTGCAGACCACCGACTAAACCGCTCATCCAACCGACCGCATCGCGAATATAAAATTTTGTCTTTGACCAGACAACTTCTTTGACCAGATTTTTTACTCAACTAGAAACTGCCTTGAAGAAAATACCTTATCTAGTAAATACCAGGTGAGGTAATATTTTTTTGAAGTTCATCTCTGTTGACACCAAAGGGAATGTGGCGGCTCCGTGAGGCAGGGCAGGAGGTATCCCCACACGGCCGGCCAGGAGCGGAGCGACTCGTGTCCCACCTCCCTTTTCCCCTTGGCGTATTACGCTTAAGCGTTGGGAAGAAGTAAACATATCAATGCATTAACGTCTAATGTAGGTAGTTGTTTGTCGATTAAAGATCCATTAATAGCATAAGTAGATGTAAAAAATACACTAAACTAAATTATTGATATAAGTTATTGTTGAGATCTTGATTTTTCAATCTACTACATATTTTCATGTTAATGTAATTAAGTTATATACTTTAGATAATAACAAAGCGTTAGCTAACTCTTTTTAATCAATAGACTTATGAGATAAATAAAGAAAATCTTTATAATGAGACTCCCTTCTTAAGGGGGCGAAAGTTTCTTATATCACATGTCACAAAATGGACAACAGTATTTATAAAAGAGGGTGGATAAATAAATTCATCTATTTTCTTAACTATCCCTACGATAGTCTCCCTACGCAATGTCCAAGTTGGATTTCGACCATATCGATCGCCGTAAAAAGCCGTGATCTTGACATACTCCCATCACTAAAGCAAATGGGATTCTTGGATACAAACGCAAGAAACCCCGATATTACTATCGCTGGAATTACTCTTGCTCTCCAATTCGGAAATGCCCTTCCGAAGTATATTACGGGCCGCAAGAACATCACGGTCGTTGACTGAGCCGCACGCCGGGCATACCCACGTGCGGTCGCGTAACGACAAGTTTTTATTAACAAGCCCGCATTCACAAGTTTTTGAGGAAGGATACCATTTGTCAATCTTATGTACTATCACTCCATACTTTGAAGCGATATACGTAAGTTTGTTAATAAAAGAAGAATGACTGAGATCAGAAACTTTCTTTCCCCACAAACGTTTCATTCCTTCAATGTTTAGATCTTCAATGAAAATATAATCATATCGCTTGCACAATTCATGAGCTAATTTCCATTGAAAATCAGATCGAAAATCGTTTATTTTACGATACGCTTGTTGAAGTTCAAACAGTCTTCTTTTTCTATTATTGGATCCTTTCTTCGCATTAGAAAACTTTCTATTTAGTTTTCTAATCTTGTTTTGATATTGCTTGAAGAATAGTGGAGAATTGATTTTACTACCATCGCTTTTAGTTAGGTAAGTTTTCAGACCAAAATCCAATCCTACAGATGCACCATCATATGTCTTTCTGTAAGAGTTTGCAGGATTGTAATCTGTAACTATAATCAAACTAAAACGATAGCAGGTTTCTCTGACTATCCTTATTTGTTTAACATTACCTTCATATGCTCTACTGTATGAAAACTTAAAACGTTTCTTTCCTTTGTTGATTGTGAGAATATTACCATTTAGAGTAAACCCTCCTTGTTTAAAAACAAAAGAGTTGAAACAATCTGATCTTTTAAACTTAGGTGGTCTCTTTGATTTTCTTTTAAAGAAACGATTATAAGATTCATCAAGACGTTCAAGTATTTCTTGTGTTGTTTGAGAATGAAGAAGATTTCTTTTAATTCTTTTAGCAAAATGCTTCTTCATTTTACCAATTGAGATATATTTCCCAAACAACTTGTAATACCTACGCTGTAGAGCTAAAGCGTGATTCCATACAAAACAACATTCACGAAGCATTTTATCAAGATGCTTCGTTTTCTTGGAATGATAGATGTTGTATTTGTAGGTAATCATTTTTTTTATTTACAATTTTGATTCAAAATTAATCAAACCAATTCATCCACCTTCTAAAGTATGGTGGTTTTGTCGGTTAAATAATCATAAACAAAAAAAATGAGTACTTTCACAAGCACTCATTTTGGAATGACAAAGTTTTTAGTATCTTTGTACTAAACTAAAAAAATAACATATGGCAAATTTAACATTAATATTCGACCAATTCGTATCTTTCTCTGAAAAAAAGAGGATGTCAGAAGAAAATAGAGCTTTGAGGAGGGATTCCGGCAAGGTCATCCTACCTTATTTGCTTAATGACAATGCTAATCCTTGTTGCGATAACCCTAGGATAAAGCGTCAATCATCATCAAAGTCAGAGATACTGGAGAAGCCGATATCGGAGACGCTGATAGGCATTCTTATCATATGCCTTGACCCTATAAGGTTTAGGTCGCTGGGGATTCAATACAACATCAAGTGGTTCTATTACTTTGTGAATGAAATAGTTAATTACTATATCAAGCATCATCGTCTTGGTGGTGATAATCTTGCTTATCAGATAAAGTTAGTTAGGTGGCTTTTGATCAGTTATGTTAACGTGGCTGTTGTACACGGTTATTATGCTATGGTGAGGAAGGCGAAGAAGGAGCATCCTGACCTTTTTGTACATAGTAACAAGGCGAGGTATTATTATTGGGACAATTGCCCTCCTAAGCATCATAAGCTAGAGGATGAACGAAATATAAATAATCCTACCTATAAAGCCCATGAGTGCAATAGGAAGCGTGCCGAGGATATCAAGCGTGTTGTTTATGACTCCATGGATTCGATCAGGAAACGTGACCTTAAGGATTTTGTGTCCTCCAAGAACAACGGGGTGAGCATTTCTTTTAAGGAAAAGGTTCAGAACAAGGTCAGGAAGAAGGGCTTTGGTAATGTCAGTATCAAGACCATAGAGAGGGCTATAAAGAGCTATTTAGATGAGCGTGGTGTCACTTTCTCTGAGTTCGTCGATGGGGTGAGGAGGTTGGATAGGAAGATAAAGGAAGTCAAGTCCGCTTTTGGCAAGGTTAAAAGGATTAAGATATTTGGCGTCAAGGCTTATGATTATGTGTCTGGAGATGAGATAGTTGATGAGTTTGGTATGGCCGCGTTGTCTGATGAGGTGTGGATTCCTGATAATAGCACACCGTTCCTTGACGATTATATTGAATCGCAGTATTTGTATAACAATTTTAATTTCTAATATTATGGTTAATATAAAATCACATGACTTTTATACGGTGTTTGATGATAAGAAGCAACTTTTTAAAGTATCATCATTATTTGATTCTTTAGATGAATCTGAAGACATAGTAAAAGATTTGATGGATTCTGGCACATTCATGTATGTTGTTGACGAACGACTGTCTATGATATGGGTGGATATATTTATGATGATGGAGCTTCTTGGGGAATATGATGGTGGGGATGTTAAGGATTTAGCTATTAAATGCTCTTCTCTCTATTTGAGAGATAAGGTGATGCGTTTAATTATCGATTATGTCAATTGCGATTCTGATGATCATGATGATAGCGTTGATCCTATATTGAGTTATTGTAGCAATCTTATTCATAGTGGTGATGGGAATATTGATTATCTGCCATTGTCCGACATGGTAAGTTTGAATGTAGGAAATTATATGTCAGATGACATGTTGAAGCTATTTGATATTGCCAAGGAAGACAATCGCATAATATCTATATTGTTTGTTTTGTTAAGTAGACCGTATGTTGATGATTATGGTTTTTTTACTCTTACTGATTTGCTTTCTATGATGATTGATAAAGGTTTTATTGGTGATCGTGATGATATAGTGAATGCCTTAGGCTTATCTTAAAGTAGGTTTATTGTATTGGTATGACCCTATTTTGTATCTTTGCTTAAAAGTAGTAAAGATGAATCAGATAAATATCATACCTAAGATAATCCATGATAAGTTCGCCGCCAGGATTATTATGGATGATTACGATATAGAGAAACCTATCGTAATTACTGTCGTGGCTAGGCGTAACGATGGTGAGTATAATACCCAGATATTGACATATCCGACATCTGGTGTTGATTATGAGGGTAATGTAAGGATGGTGTTTTTCGATGTCGCTAGGTCTCATGTTTGCCAGATAACATCGGTGTTTATCAACGGTCATGAGGTTAAGACATATTATACCGATGTCCCGGATCTTGATATGCAGGCTCGTTATGACGATAGCTTGTGCCGGTACGACAAGAAGGTTAATATGAATGATATTCGGCTGTCATTTCAGGTACTAGAGACACGTGATCCCAAGGTGCTTCAGGTATTGGATGAGTCTGAGTGGGGGCTACTGGAGGACAGGAAGGCGATCATCGAGATCACTACGCCGGGCATGTCCGACCCCGTTACGTTGTTCCTTGGCAAGAATCAGGTCAATACCTTTACTAGCCTAACATTAGGTCTCAATTGCTTTAATTACGATGATTGTAATGTCAAGTACCTTGACCTACCTGATGGTATATATGATATCAAGATCATAGGTAGCCCTTCTACTTACAACTTCAGTCGCAAGTATCTTAAGACGGATCTTATACGCAGGCGTCTTGATCGGCTATGGATCAAGACTGATATCTTGTGTGAGAACATGGATAAGGATCTTATAGGCAAGATACAGGAGATGGAGACGCTTATGGCTGTAGCGGAAGCTAACGTGAGGTTAGATAATATAAAGGCCGCTCATGAGATCATAGACCGTGTAGGCGAGCTTCTTGAGATGGCTACCAATTGCGTGGATTGTTGAATAAAAAAATATAGTTATGGGCTGTAATACTTGTAAGGAAAAGGCGTTAAGGGCCGAGAGAGAAAGGATTGAGAGAAGTATGATGAATCGTCCTTCTTCTACCGTTGTTAGCGATAGGGAATATGCTTCTAGAAGCACCGCTGGTTGTATGGTTATGCAAGATCCGTTGCAGACCATGGAGCGTGACGTGGTTAGTATATATAAGCAAGTTCGTACTAAGGGTGATGGCGTTGGTGTATCTTATCTTAATATGCAGAAAAAGATCCGTGAGTGGATCAAGAACCTGCCATATGGATGCCCGCCTGACGAGGAGGTACAGGAAATGAGAAAGGAGATTCTCGATGGGCGCGCAGAGCATATCAAACCTTGATAGAATAGATCTATGTAAGGTCGTAGACGAATGGCTGTCTTGTCAATGGAGTGGATACATGAGGTATCATAGGTACAGGATCGGGAATAAGCCTGATGTATCTTATTGGGGCAAGATAATTCGTCTACAAAGGTCATTATGCGATAATGATTGCGGGTTATGCCCGGATGAGGTAAGATTGTTAAAGGAACGTATTAACAAATTGTTGGCATGAGAAAGTATAATTGTTCACATATAACCCCGTCCACTTGCGTACCTTACGAGGGTGATCTTCCGGAGTGGTCAAAGCATAAGGACTCTGATGAGTGCGTTATGATCTCCGACGTCATAGAGGAGATATATGATGAGCTTACCCGTATTAGGGAGGCTATAGATGTCCGGGATCTTGGCGAGTCTTGCGTGAAGATAAATGGCGATAAGACTGTCGCTAAAATCCTTTACGCTATTGAGGATAAGATCTGCAATGGGTGATTAATGTCCTGATTTTGGGATATTAAAAATAGCCAATCGGTTTGTGTTTATCATCCCGATTGGCTATTTTTGTATGTCCGCCGACTCTCACGAGGGAGCGGACATAAAGTAATTAATTATTAACTTCAAAATTAGATTAAAAAATGAAGACAGTAAATGTTTTAACAAGAAAGATGGGTGATTTTAACGTTTTTCAAAGAACGAGTGATGGTTATTTTGAAGCGTATGAGTTGGTTAGGCAATGGAACTCTTTGGAAGGGAATGAGCAAAGGAAGATGGATGTGTTTTTATCTTCGACTAAAACAAAGGAGTTTATTGATGCGTTATTAGAAGATTTATCTATTAATAGTTTTGGGCAAAAATGCCCAAAAATTGATAATCAATTAGTTAAGAAGTCTACTGCAAAAGAACATGGTAAATCTGGAAGACCTAAGAAGCAAGTATGGATGCACCCGTTTTTGTTTATCAAGTTTGCTATGTGGATAAATCCAAGGTTTGAGGTTCAAGTTATTAGATTTGTTCATGATCAGCTTATAGATTACAGGGATAAGGCTGGTGATGCTTACAAGAGAATGTCTTCTGCTTTATCTAAGATTGTAGATTCGTCAAGATTTAAAGATAAGGTACAGGATTTAGCTAGGTCTGTAAATATTATCGTTTATGGTCTTCATGAGACCATGATAAGAAATTCCGTAGGTGAAGAGATTAAGGCTAAAGAATTGATGGAACTGGAAATTGATATAGCCAAGATGATTGAGTTTGGATATATAACTACCGAGGAACAGTTAAGAGATTATCTGTATAAGGTTTTGAGAAGCAAAAAGGCTCTTCCTTTGTGATTTGAATTTTAATCGTATCTTTGTGACAAAGTGAATCACAATGGTATATGGTAATAAAGAAATAGTTCGGACGTTCACCAAAAACAACCCACCTGCCGGGTATGTGGGCGGCTCTGTTGACTACCGGGTCCCGGCCGATGTTTATTTTGGCGATACGCAGGAGGAAGCTGATAGTAAGGCTGAGGATGATGTCAATGCCAACGGTCAGGATTACGCCAACACATACGCCGATATAATTCCAGCCATATGGTACAACGATCGGGTATGCGATGAGTTTATTAAAAACGATTGCGTAAGCGGTAAGGGATCCAAGGAACAGGTATGTGTAGAGAAAGGTAGGTTTGTCTCTTACGTATCCAAGAAAGATGCCAATGATAAGGCTAGGGTGGAGCTTGGGCGGATCGGGCAAGGAGAGGCCAACTCCGTTGGGACATGCTGTAAGGACTGGGCCTCACAGCCTCTTCGTGGCTTGTTTTATAAGAATGATTGTGAGGCTGGCAAATCAGGCAAGGAAGGCGTTGTATATGAATTGCCAGCCGGATCCGTCATATCCGATATATCCCAGATCGATGCTGATACGTTAGCTTATAGGAAATTCATGAAAGAAGGACAGGAGAAGGCTAACTCCGAAGGTAGTTGCTCCCCTGTATTCTATAATACTACGATCGGTGATTGGTTTGAGAAGGTATGCCCGTTTGGATATAAATCAGGTAGGGTATATTATTCTATCAAAGCCAATAGGTTTAGATCATGGATATCAGTAGAGGATGCCAACGCCAAAGCCCGTGAGGTTTTGATGGTAGAGGGGCAGGAGTACGCCGATCTTAATCTTGAGTGCGAGAAATGGATTGAGAATATTGATCAAGAGGATCAATGTTATTGGTAAGAATGCGTTTGTGTTTTCCATAATAACCTCAAATAGTATTAAAATCGATAAAAATTATTAGTCGTTTTTAATATACCCTTTAACAGGGTCAGGTTATTAGCCTAAGCCTTGAAATAGAGGCTACGTTGGTCAGGAATATATAGTTACCAAGGGATGTTTACCCAAGTCCCTTGCTCTAAGGCAGGTGGTTAAAAGGAGTAGCGTATTTGGTGAAACAGTGCCGCCTACGCGAAACCCTTTCCAACATTGGCGATGGGTACTAACAGGAGCGATCCTGACTTATCCCTTAACCGGGATTACATTCCAGGGGAACCCTCGGGTTCCTGAGGAATGTTTTAAAGCTTGTATGTAGTTTAATAAGTTTAACAGATTTATTAATATGGATGATTGTGAGCATAGCGTAATTTTGGATTATTTTTCACGTAAATATTTTAATATGAGAGATAGCGTTGAGGTGGTAGATACGTTATCTGGAAAGACTATTCGTGTGGACAATGATCAGTATATTCGTATTCAGGATTTAATACTTAAATTGGATATGCTTTTCATTGAAGATCCTTACAAGTGTAGGATTTTAATGGATATACTTGATATAGATTATATTTATCTGTCTATATTTTCCATGAAAAATATTTACACTAAAAGAGATAAGCCTTATAAAACATATATAGCATTTGATGAAAATACGCTGTTATACAAAATAGGTAGATCTTCTAATCCATTTAAGAGGATAAAAGGTTCTTCTACATTTTCTCCTTTTGTTAAATTGATGTTTGTGTCTGATAGAGATGTAGAATCAGCTATTCATAATAAATATAGTAAATGTAGAAAATTGGGAGAGTGGTTTGATTTGCCTGAAAAGGACTTATGTGATATCGTGAATAATTATGACTTTGTTAAATATGAGGGAAGATGAGGGATAAAAAATATGTGTGTATAACTGATTTGATGAATAAGGCTAGAGATATTGAGAATAAGAGTATAAAATTATCTGATGTTGTTAAATATCCTTCGTCGTCTCTTGTGATAAAATCATTCCTCTCTTCTTTTGGAATAGATTTAAAAGATGAGCCTGTCACTTTGATGGTTTTAAAAAGAGAAGGTTTTGCCAAGAGGGTAGGCAAGGGTGATGGTCAGAAGTGGATGATGGAATTTAACCTATCCTTTGTGCTGCTATTTTTAGCTTTTGGAAGTTTAGCGTATGATCTGTTGTACGATAATATTTAATTGATATTACAATCTGTGGAAGCCGGGAATAATTCTCGGCTTCGTTGTTTAATAACGTATGTTGCCTTGTTTCCAAATCAAATAAGTATCTTTGCTAAAAACATTAATATTATTAATATGTGTAATACAGGTGGTTGTTGTCATGATCATTCGAGGGAGCGTCCTAAAGAATGCTGTCATGGCGTTAAGATAGATAGGTTTCTTAACAAATGTCCTGAGGATCCTTGTGATCCTTGCGATAGGGATTGTCAGGACGAGCCTTGTGTTGGCTATGGATGTCCTATAGTTTTATATGATAAATGCGTCTTATACTCAGGTGATGAGTTGGTGGTGGACGGTATAGAGAAAGGCACTGATATCTCTGTCGTTGTAGACTCATTGAGGCGTATTATAGCGTCTAGGGATAAGCAGATAGATTTATACCATCGCGAGGTTCTGGATTTGAAGAAGATTATAAACGAGCTTGTCAACGCCGGTAATGGCGGTGGCGATAGCGGAACTGAAGAGGAGGTATGGTAACAATGAATGGTTGTAACAAGAAACAATACAGGCCTACTGTAGACGATACGAAAGTACCGTGCTCTACGTACATGAGCACCGACTGTGTTTATCCAGGAGACAAGGTACGTGTGGAGTCATTGGGATTATCTCCCAGCTGCGATATGTCTGATGTCCTTAACGCTATGATAAAGGCTATACGGGACAGGGATGCTGAGATACTTGAATTAAGGAGAATGATTAATAAATTGATTTGATATGAGGAATAACTGTAATCCATGTAAGCCGGAATATAGACCGGGGAATGAATGTAGTATCTACAGTTCCCAGATCATATATGACGGTCAGTCTTTTCCTGAGGCAGATATCAGGAACGGAGATGGCATGAATAGCGTAATCGAGTCTCTGGTAAGGAAGCTGGTTGCCGTATCTGGAGCAACGGCGTCCATCCAAAGGGATTCGTTTAAGGGAGTGCAGGCCGTAAGGTTAAGATACGAGCCTCTGAATGTTCTTAGCGTGACCTACTGCGGTACTATCGTACCTAACGACGGGTATGTCGTTTCTGGTAGATCCATTAAGTTCAAGAAAAGGTATTGCATGGGCGATGAGTTCGCTGATGTTAATATCGTATATACTACATTGAATAGTAATATTTTAAATACTTCATGCTATGGCTAAGAGAGTGTATGATACGGTCTTGGCTTCCGAGTGTGACGGTTGGGTATGTGGTGAGACACTTAAGAAAGGATCTGTCCCAGCAGACAGGTTGGAGCTTGATTCTTTTTCAGAGGCCGTCAGGGAGCTTATAGAGCGTTTTTTCGAGGAGGGATGGTTGCCGGACATGATCTGCGATCTTGGTTGTGGTGGCGCCAGCGTGTTTGAGATTAAGCCTACTAACTTCGAGTATCCTCCTGAGGGCGGTGAGCAGATTCTGGAGATTATCGTAGGCAAGAGTGATAAATGGACTATAACTCAAGCGGAATGATATGAATAATTTAAAAGATATTCTTGCTAAGATCGAGCAAGGCTCCTCATGGGTGTCCTACGACAAGATTTCCGGTACCGGCCCTGATAAGGTGGCTATTAAAGTAGAGCCGGGATGGATGGGTAGGTTGCCTAGGGAGACTTACGTAGCGGTCGAGAAAGGCAAGGTAACGAAACTCGCTACTATAACCCAGAAGGGCATGGAGCGGGTAAGCGTGGATCCTACCAGTATCATGTTCGATATGGAGGGCGGGACGGCGGTCATCAACGCCAAGCTTAACTCCGCCTCGGTCAAGGCCTCCTGCCTTACCCTTGGTGGTTCGGTGAGCAAGTCTTATATAGTTTCCATGAACGTGAACGGATTATCCATGAAGGTTCCGGAAGAGGATAGCAGGTATATAGTGTATGCCGATCCTGAGGATCCGGGAGCCACTGACCTGTATGACGCTAGCTTCGTTATAGCCATGCCTAAGAACATGGATAACGAGGAGCATCATGAGATGTTTGTCTTGAATGGCAAGGTTGTTAATATCAATCAACAGCCTAATGATATACCTTATATTATACTTGATCATGACTTTGATAACGTGACTAGTGAGAACGGTCAGGTCGTTATCGATATCAAGTCCAATACCGAGTATGATATTGAACTGGTATGTTGCACTTGCGGCGATGGCAGCGAGGAACCGGAGCCGGAACCACCCTTTAACGTGGATCCGCAAAAGTTGACGCTTAATAAGGATGGTGATACTCAAATCGTAAGGGTAGAGGCCGGAGATAATGTTTCATGGAGAATAGAGGAGGATTGACATGGCAAGGGAAGTAGATAAGAATTGCGTTGAGGGTAATTGCTTTGCCATTAACGACAAGAGCCATGGGGTAGGCGATAATAAGCTTAACATCGTATACAAGGCTAATTACACCGGTCAGATCTGTACGGCTAAGTTCCGTATAACGTCAAAGGACGGTAATATTGTCAAGGAGTATATGATAGCCCAAGACGCCAAGCCCGTTTATTATAATATCAAGATGGTTCAGCCGTTCACCAAGGATGACTGTCTGGCCAACCAACATGGATCGGTGGTGTTGTATACGGTCGAGGAAAGGACTTACAAGTCGTTTATCTCGCAGGAGGACGCAGACGCCAAGGCTATGGAGGATATAGCCCTGAACGGTCAGAAATACGCCAACGAGCATGGTGAGTGTATAACCGATATCTGGTATAACGAGGAGCAGAGAAAGACGTTTATACGTAATAATTGCGATAAGTTCAGTGACGGTCAGGAATATGTTTATATCATTCCTGAGGGCAAGTACGTATCTTCCATCTCTCAGGAGGACGCCGATAGAAAGGCTCTTGAGGATATTGAGAAGAACGGTCAACAACAAGCCAATTTGGAGGGTGAGTGTAAGCCTAAGGAGAATATCTATTATGGTAAGTTTAGCAAGACCTTTACCCGTAACAATTGTGATTCCACCCAATACGGTACGGATGTGGTTGTTAACGAGACGATGGTTACGGGAGACTTCAGATCCATCGTGTCTCAGGAAGACGCTAATAGCCTAGCAAGGGCTGCTGTCGAGGCTCAAGGTCAGGATATAGCCAATATCAAAGGTAACTGTGAGAAGATACCGGTATTTACCGGATCGTATTCCAAGGTATTCCAGAGAACCAACTGCCCTGAGGGTTCTACTCCTGTTGACTTCACTGTGGACGAGAAGATGTGTTCTGGATATCCGTTCACTTCTATGGTATCGCAGGATGCCGCCAATAAGCTGGCGCAGGACGCTGTCGAGGCGCAAGGTCAGGCTATCACCAACGAGCGTGGCGACTGTCAGACTAACGTCTACTATAACGTAAGGATGGAGAAGACAGTCACTAGAAACAATTGCGATGAGTTCCATATCGGTCAACCTTATACTTATGTTGTAGCCGCTGGTAAGTACTTCTCTATTATCTCTCAGGAGGATGCCGACAATAAGGCTAAGGCCGATCTTGAGGCTAACGCCCAGCAACAAGCCAACCTAGAAGGTGAGTGTAAGGAGAAGACGATCTACTACGGTAGGTATAATAAGGAGTTCACTCGTAATAACTGTGATGAGACCCAATACGGCACCAAGGTTGTCGTGGATGAGACTATGGTGACAGGAGATTTCAGGTCTACCGTATCTCAGGAAGACGCCAACAATAAGGCTAAGGCCGCCGTCGAGGCTCAAGGTCAGGATGTGGCTAATGTGAAAGGTAAGTGCGAGAAGGTGCCTGTATATACCGGTACTTATACACGTACGTTTACCCGTAACAATTGTGGTACTGGCGCTGGTGGTACTTATACGGTAAATGATAGGATGGTTGACGGTTATCCGTTCACGTCTACCGTATCACAGGAGGATGCCAACAACAAGGCCAAGGCCGCCGTTGACGCCCAAGGACAGGCTCTTGCCAATATCCACGCCCTTTGTACGTACACCGGCCGTGCTTCCTTGGAGTTCACGAGAAACAACTGTGGTGAGTGTAAGATCGGATCTAAGGTGACGATCACCCAAGATATGGTAGAAGGACATCCATTCCAGTCTAACGACTCCCAGACCGCCGCTGACGCTATGGCTATGACCGCCGTACAGGCTCAAGGTCAGGATGTGGCTAACACCAAGGGTACTTGCTCTAACGCTACTATGTATACCGGTAAGGCCAGCTTCGAGTTTACGAAGAGCAATTGTGGCGCTAATCAGATAGGAGATCCGTTCACCGTGACACAGGACATGGTAGATGGTCATCCGTTCCAGTCTTGTGTATCTCAAGATGAGGCTAATTTAGTGGCTATGGCCGCTGTAATGAATCAAGGTCAGAAGATCGCCGATGAGCGTGGTACTTGCCATGAGGCTCCTAAATATACCGGTCATTATAGTGAGGCATTCGAGAAGGATAACTGTCCGGGAGGATTGATCCCGTCTTCAGTTACCGTTACTGAGGCTGATGTAACCGGAGGTCCATTCTACTCATACGAGAGTCAATACGCCGCTGACGAGCTTGCTAAGGCCGCTGTCAAGGCGCAAGGTCAGGCTGTTGCCAACAACCGTGGCACTTGTGATGAGCTGAAGATATATGTTGGTAACTACAGCAAGGAATTCACTCCTAAATGTCCTACTTGCCAGTATGCTGATCCTATTACCGTAACCCCGGATCTTATGGGCCAGTTCTTCACCTCTACCCGTTCACAAGAAGAGGCTGACGCTTTGGCTAAGGCCTACATTGATAGGATGGGTCAGGCGTTCGTCAACAAGAACTACGATGATACGTGCCATACGAAGACCGAGCAACCGGTATGGGAGACTATAGAGACCGTATGTAAGGACTGTATCTCTCAATTACATCAACGTAACACCAATACCTGTTATACTGATCCTGATAATCAAGAGCGGTATATAGCTGGTGGTAATAAGACATGCTTCTGGTTTGGTACGGCATCCAAGGCCTTTACCCGTCAATGCGCTGACGGAGGTGTTGGTAGTTCTGTTACCGTGACTCAGAATGATGTTACGGATCCAAGTCCTAGCTCTGATGGTAAGTTTAAGTCATGCGTATCGCAAGCTGACGCTAACGCCAAGGCATTAGCCGCAGTGAACTCTCAAGGTCAGAGCGTGGCTAACTCGAAGGGTACTTGTACTTGGACAGGAAGCTATACCGGTCAGGTTCAGAAGAACAATTGCGCTGATGGCGGCGTAGGCGACATGGTATCCGTAAGCAGCAGCAAGCTCCCGGGACACCCCTACACCTCCAACATATCTTTGGCTGATGCTAATAAGAAGGCTGAGAACGCTGTTCGTGGAGCCGATGGACAGAACTACGCCAATAAGAACGGTGGATGTACTTGGACTTACGTGGCAAGCCGTGACTTCTATAAGAACAATTGCGCCGGAAGCGGGGTTGGTCAGAGAATAACGGTGACCTCTACGCAAGCCAACGGCGGTACGCCTATCACCAGCAAGGTTTCTTTGGCTGATGCCAGGAGCAAGGCAGAGCAGATCCTAGACCAGAGAGGACAGGATTACGCTAACCAGCATGGCACTTGTGTGTGGACCGGTACTGGAAGCGCTACGTTCTATAAGGATAATTGTGGTACATGTAAACATGGTGTCGCTCTATCCGTTCCTTATAGCGCCTTAGGATTGTCAGCGTTGACATCCACCGTATCTCAGGCGGATGCCGACAGCAAGGTTCAGGATGCTTTCAAGAATGATACGGCGACTAAGACCGCAGCTCAGGCTTACGCCAATAAGAATGGTGATTGCGCCGACGATGATGATACTCCTACTTATGGTAATTGGAGTTATTATTGCGACGGGTGTACCTATCGTAAGAAAAGGAGTCAAACCAATCCTTGTTCCTCTGCTTCTGATCAAGACGAGGTGATTGAGTATGATTCCAGATCTTGTGGATGCGGATGTGATAATACATACCATATGGATGATAGTAGGTGTAATAATGGTAATAGCGAGGAGCATTATTCTAGCGAGTGCGATCCTACGGGATATTGGCAGAATGGTGGCGAGCATTGTTGTAATCCATATGACTACACTATCTATACCAATGAGGTATGTAAGGGATGTTCGGGCGAATGTGGTGATGTATGCGCTCCTAGCAGCCCTATGAAGGTTGTTTCTGCCGGAGAATATTGCAGGAGCACGACTCAAGCTGCGTCTAGCGCCGCTTATGACGTTTATTCTGGCACTAAGGCCAATCTCCAGGCTGTTGTTGATGCTAAGACATGTCCTTCTAAGGTTGGCAATGATGATCGATGGGGAAATGTCAAGGCTACGAACTGTCCTAGCAACTGTACTCCTAAGACTATCAGTTATAAGCAAATCGCTGGTAAATATACCGCCTGCACCAAGGATGAGGCAAACAGAATAGCCGACGATAACCTCCAATCCGATGGTACCTCTTACGCCAATGGATTAGCTCAGGCCGATAGATGCGATTGCCCGGAGCCAACAAAGACGTGGAGCGCCAACGCTATGCTGAGCGGTGATCCTTGTAATGGCCTATCTGGTTCTACATCTGCATTAAGGTGCTCCTATGAAGTGTCTTACAATAATCAATGTGGATCATCTAAATCAATAACCGTAACTGTTACTGGTAGGAATGATCATGGACAAACTGTTACGGCTGGAAGTACTTCCGTAAGTATACCTACTGGGTCTGGTAAAAAAACCGGTGTCATAGGTTTTGATTCAGGAGTACAATGTGGGTCTATAAGGGTTTCTGGAGGAGGATCTGGGAACTGTTAAGATTCTGATGTATAACAAAAAAGGAGAGGCTAATAAGTCTCTCCTTTTTATTAAAAACCATAACATCAGTGATTGTCAACAATTACCTGAATCATGACCAGAGATTGTTACATTTCCACATACCACTTCTCGGCTAAAATATACACTTCCACTCTTGGTTCCGGATCCTGTGGGAATTGTAAAGCTAGCGCTATTGACCTGCTCTTCTCCGTTTTGTGTATATCCTATACCACTCACAGAACCAGATATAGATCTACCACATTGATTATTATACGTAATCGTAAATCCTCTTGATGTGACAAGTTGTTCATGGCTCATGCAATCATTATTCATAGATACCGACCATGACCACGTCTTTGTTGGCTCCGGGCAATCGCATCTATCGGCCTGAGCTAATCCATTGGCGTAAGAGGTACCATCGGATTGGAGGTTATCGTCGGATCATGATGAGTCTATATCTTCCTTAATACGTTTTATTTGTTTATCGACTAAAATCATTAATATTGTAACATTAATATTAAAACATAACGCTATGGCATGTACTAAGAAAAAGAAAATGGCTAATGGAGGCAAGACCTCTGAGAAAAAGAAACCTCAAATGAAATGCGGAGGTAAGGTTAAGAAAAAGAAGTAATAACCGGAGGGGCATATCCCCTCCTTAATATCTCGCTACATGAAAAATTCAGAGTTTGTATCTAGGATCATAAATGACATGAACTCCATAAGCAAGGACGCCCATGTCAGTAGGAGGTGGATATTATCTATAGGAAGGCAGAAAGCCAGATCGTATATAGCCCAGAAATACGCTGACGGTACTTTGTTCGGCGAGGAATCATTATACACCCATATCAATTGTCTGGAGATGGAGAGAGTCCGGAAGGTTGATTGCTGTTTTGATGAGTTCAAGTTATGCCGGATTCTTATGAGATCTAAGAAAAGATTGCCCGATATGATATACACCCGTATAGGACCGGCTATTATAAAGGTATCGAACATCATGGATGATATCATATTCACTCCTATATCGTTAAGAAAATACGCTAATAATAAGGAACGTAAATATGGTAATATAGATCAATACTATTATTACGTCAATGATGGATATATCTATATACCTGATATAAATATAGAGGCTATAAACGTGGATCTTATAACCCTTGACAGGAAAGCGGCGTTAGAGCTAGGGGGATGTGGAGCTGAAAAAGATAAGCCATGTACATCTCAATGGGATTATGATTTCATATGCCCAGACAAACTTCTTGAATATGTGGTTTCCGAAACATTAAGGGAAACTGTAACCAAATTGCAGATCCCTACGGATGAGAACCCGGATATGGATATTAATAAGAAAACACAAAAAATTCAATAACATGAATCTAATAAGATCAATAATCAATTTCTTTGGTTTCAATGACGCCATAGTTGACGGTATAGGCGAAAGAGGGATGAGAGACAGCTCTATCATAAGATATAATGAGGTGCATGATATGTATGACAAGATTATAAAAGATCTAGGAGATATGTCAGCTTACGTATCCAAAGGTTATATCTATGATAAGATAAAGGAAAGAACAGGATTAAGTACCAGACATATTAGTAGGATATTGAATCATACTAGGAGGAAAGATCTTAGATTCATCTAATCGTAACAAAAAGGAGAGACTATATAAGCCTCTCCTTTTTTTTATTGTCAACAAGATCCACTCCCTTGACCATCCTCATAATAAGCATAAGCTCCAGATGATATCCCGTAGTTGGTTGTTGTAGAATCAGAGAAAGTTCCTGATCCGGAAGGAATAGGGACTATTCTTGTCTCATACTCCCATTGACCATTCGTTTTTTTGTATCCTATAGTCATCCTAGACGTCTTTTCCGATCCACATGGATTATTATATTGTATGGTGTAATTTATCGTCTTCCCGCTTCCGCTAGACGTCGTTACACTAGCGCTCCATGTTTTGGGACAATCGCATTCCATAGCGTTGGCTTTTTCCTGTGCTAGTCTTTGTGCGTCAGCCTGTGCCGCGGCGGTAAGTGCGGCCTTATCACCGTTACACTCACACCAAAACTTATCAAATATTTCTTGAATAAGGATGAAATTATTATATTTGCGACATGAAAACAAAGTCATTTAAAATACTTGATCAATACTTTCTTCGATTCTATAGATCTATTATGTCTAAGAACGGGAAAAGGAGGAAGCATACGATCGTGGATAAGAATGATATCCTTGAGTGCCAGTCGTTGATCTGGAAAGTCATACGTGATAGGTATCTGGAGGATGAGGGAGGGGTTTATATAAACAACATCGGTTATCTATGTCATAAGATTAATCCTAACCGCAAGATATATCTGAATAAACTTACCGGTACTATTAATAGGCGTGGGACGGGTGGATATTCTTACGTCCATACGTGTATGGATTTTATGCCTAGGAATAAGTATTTTCATCTATATATCTCTCCGGCCTTGAATAAGGAATGTAGGTTGGCTATGGAATCAGGTAGGAGATATAAGTTCTTGTATCGGGAGGTTGAGTCGGAGAGTAAGGTATTTGGAGTTAAATGGGTTTACAAGCTGTAGAAGTTTTTTTGTGATCCAGTTAGCCCGTGAGGGTAGACTGGATTTTTTTTGTATCACGGATTCAAATACATATCTTTGTGCAAAAGACTTGAATATGACTATAAAAGGGTTGTTGGCCGAGATCAAGGCCGATTTACATAAATACGATGATAGCGGGGCTATAGATACCTCGTCTGTTTATAGGTGGGCTGAGATCGCCTTGAAAAGGTTCGGGGGTGTTATAGCGGTCATGTCCGAGGCGGTTGTCAAGACCAGTAATAAACAGGCGGTATTGCCTTCCGATTTTTTCGACATGCTTGACGCCTATAGGTGTGAGCCTCTTGTCTGTGAGATTCCGGGCGGCGACAAGGCTAAGGCTGACCTCCAACATGAGATCGGCTGGGTCGAGCGCACCGAGCGCGGTTTCCGTTGGAACTCCTGCACCGAGTGCTGTAAGGAGGAGTTTGAGAAGACGATCACGGAGAGGATATATATCGGGTCTCACGAGGTTCGATTTCATTACCATCATCCCGTAAGGCTGTCTATAGGTCGAGGACTGAGGCGTGATTGCGCCGCCGACAAGTATCGGGATAAGTACGATTGGGATAATTATGATATAACTATATCCGGCAATACTATGTATACAGGGTTTGATGGATTTATTTATATCATATATCGTGCTACACCCAAGGATGATGACGGTCTCCCATATATACCTGAAACGGCGTTAGGATACCTTGAGGATTATGTCGAGACGTATATCAAGATGAAGATCTTCGAGAATGCCGCCGTGAATGGCTTGATACAAGGCGCTGGTGACGCTTATAAATTATATGCTCAGCAGGAGCCGGGTAAGTTCGCTAGGGCTATGAAGGAGCTTAAGATGTCGATGATCACGTTAAATGATTATCGGGAGTTGGCTGAGGATAATAGGAGAAGGATGTTGTCTTATGAGCGGATGTGGCCTAATGCTTTTGATAAGTATATCAAATTTATTTAGTTGCGGGGGAGGGAATCGAACCCTCGATCTTTAGGTTATGAGCCTAATGAGATACCTCTTCTCCACCCCGCGATTATGACGCGAATATACGTTTTTTAAAAAGAAAAAAAGATAATATGGCAAAGAAAAATGATTGGATACATTTAGATAAGACAAGTGGTACTGGCCCTGCTGAGGTTAAGGTTACAGCTGATATTAATGAGACCGGCGAGATACGTCAGGTAACATACAAGGTTATAAAAGAGGGAACCAAGGAAGAGAAGACGTTCGTGTGCAGGCAGGAGTCGGTCCCGGTGGTTATTATCCCGGAGTTCGACTACCTAGTGCTTAGGTATATCTGGGCTGACGAGGACGGCATTGACTTTGACACGGCTACCGGTTTCGATAATACCGGCCTCCCGGACGTGGACGGCAAGCTGGTTGGTTGGAGTAAACAGTACCAGACCACGCAGGAACGGGTAGGTGATTATCTCATCCATGGTGGTGATAACATGGAATCGGGTAATGAGGCAGCTTTGATCCAGATGGGACCGTTGTTGGATGGTGATAATTATGATAAATTACCTCTTGAGATCAGATGCAGTATATACGGTAACTGGTATGGTGGTCGTGAGAAAGGTAATATCACTATCAAATTCACGGCATATAAGGGCGGTTCTATGGAGAAACGTGGATATGATTTTGTCAATATCGGAGGCGAGGAGGTTTATACCGGTGATGCCCCTACCAACGTATCTGCCCATGGTGAGGATAATTGGCAGGATATAAGAATCTCGTATTCTAAGGTGGGCACGATGATTTATAATAAGGAATCTCGTGACTGTATTGTAAGGATTGGCGAATAGATTTTTCTTCTTGACATACTCCCATCACTAAAGCAAATGGGATTCTTGCGTCTGTATCCAAGAATCCCACTGCCTTTAGGCGTGGGAGTATGTCAAATATCTGTAGAGGATGCCGATAAGCAATCGAACTACATGGGTAAAAATTTGTAATTGTTTTGTTTTTTTTGTGCTTTACCACGAGCATCTAGTCTTCCTCCTGACTTGTGAAAGTCTGGAGGATTTTTTACTTTTGTGCGATTTTGAATGTTTTGCATAATGGTATAGTTTTTATCAAGATCCTGCGTGTAAGTGATTATCCGCAGGATTTGTTATATTTGCGAAAAAGATAAGATCGTGCAAAATAACTCTAACATAGCGGTTCCCGATTCCGGGATGAACAGGGATAAGCATCCACAGGACCTATCCCCGTCTGAGTACAGTTTCGCCTTGAACGCTACCATAGAGGGTGACGATGGAAGCCAGCTTAAGATCCAGAACGAGCCTAGCACCCTTTTATGTAAGCGATTTGATGGCTATAAGGTTATTGGGTATAAGAATGATATAGCTGGTGATAACACTTATTTCTTTCTGGTGAATCCTGATAACAACACCTCTAAGATCACGTTCATGAGGTCATTGGATTATGTCAAGACCGTAGAGGATCAATTAGCGGGATCAGGAAAAGATATTCATCGTATCCTTGGCGAGAGACTTGAGGAGTCGGATGGTCGTTTTGATGAGATATGTGATTTGATGGAGGTTCTGATAGAGGATGGGATCGATGATCCTTGTCTTAATTTCTCCATTCATCACCCGATTTTCGATATAGAGATCAAGGATGAGAAATGCGGGAAGGTGATATACTGGACCGATGGATATAATCCCCAGCGATATGTTATGGTCGATAAGGCCCTTAACCCGGATGATGATGGTGACTTTTGGTATCATTACCATGGGTATAAGACATGTGGGGATGACAAGCCAATAGAGAGGTGTAGGCTGGCCTGCGAGAAGCTGCTGGTGTTCCCGTTGCTGACGGCTCCGTGCGTGGATCCTGAGGTAGTGGAGTTCGGGGGAAGCCTGCGTGCCGGGACCTACCAGTTCTGCGTGGCGTTGTGCGATGAGTTCGGGATTGAGAAGACCGGATATTGCTCATTGACCAACCCTATCATGTTATTCGATCGTCAAGACATGGTTATCCGCGATGGTTTATGGGGTAAGTCAACCAACATGGGTATCCGCCTTACTGTGTCTAATATAGATAAGCAGGTATCTCATTATAAGATAGGTGTTATACAGAACACGGTTGGGTTTAATGGTGAGCAAAGCCCGGTTCTTGAGTATTTCATAGAAGGTATACATCCGATAACGGAAAGGACCATCTATTACCTTACGGATCAGTATAGCGAGCGTACGACCATGGAGAAGTTATCCAAGGAAATACCGGTATATAAGACAGCCAGAGGCATGACGTCTGTCGGGAATCGTCTTCTTCAATACGGCTTGACCGTGGAGAATGAATGGAATCTTCAACCGGTCGTTAATTTCTTGGGTCATTTCGTTAAATGGCAGACATCGATAGCCACGGAGAATCTATATAAAGACGGTGTGGCTTGCTCTAAATACGCCTCTTTCATGCGTGACGAGGTATATCCGTTAGGAATAAGATTCTTTACCAATACAGGATATAGGACAGCTAGATTTCCGCTTATCCCTCGTCCGGCCACAAGGGAGGAGATGGAGGTTATCGTTGATGAGGACGGTAACTCTGACGACCTGTCGGCTGCGTCGGTGCTGGAGAACAACCCGCAGTGCGCCGGGAACAGCCGCCGTCATCTTTGGCAGTTTAAGAATACGGCCAAGGTTATAAACGATTCGTCTTGGGGATTTGACGATTTTGGGGGAGAGTGCAAGAATCAGTTAGATGTCAAGCAGCTCGGATATGTAGAGCAGGAATATGCCACGGTAGGAGAGACTCAATTCGTTATTAACACGATGGGGAAAGATGTTACGGTGGATGATGCCATTGATTATATCGCTGATAATATAGAGAATTTGTGTGATATCATAGAATCTAATGTAGGTGTTACCGACGAGTTATGCGAGGCTATATCGTTGCCGGAGGATCAAGACGGTATAAAGATTCCAGATTTCCCTAGTGGATGTGACGATATCGAGAGGATAGAGACCAGGACTATATTGGATAAAAACTCTTTGGTGGATTCTAGGATTGATTTTACGTATAAGCTGGAGAGTGATTATGTGGAGACCGAACCTACTACATTAATACAAAGTAACGCTGAGTCACAAAGGAAGTTCTCTGTATTGTGTGATTTCGATAATTATTCCAGTGGAGGTAAGAATATCATAGATCTGGTTCAGGAATGGCTGGATGGTCAGGATGAGGATAAATTCCCGTCTGATATAGACTCCTCCGCCCTGGTCTTGTGTCAGGATATGTCTAATGTCCGGCAGTTATATGATGAGGGTATATGTACTAATGGGTGTTCGGTAGGTGATCCTCACGTGAATCCTACTATTAACGATGTTCAACTACCCACGTTCCAAGGGGGTAGGTCATTGGGTAAGTGCACATATTTGTATCAATATCCCGGATGGGAAGGAAAGAAGCATACGGAGACGATGCTTGATCAGTTAATGGATACGATGGAGGCTTATTTCCCCCAATATGAGAGTCAGTTTGGTATCGAGAACGCCATGTGTCTTTTTGGCGATGGTGATAATTCTAAGTTTAATACCGGTATAACTACTGACTGGGAAGGTCGTGTGTCTGTGCAGAATGATATTGACGCCAAGACCAATTGGTTCGGTAGAAGCAACTTGACTTATTTCAAGTTCTATCCACATGTATCCTCATACGCCAGATGGGTGGAGTTGGATTACGAGAAATACATAAGTGGTTTATCCGATCCTGATAACGGTATTATGTATATAGAGATGATGGGTAACTATAATTATCCGATCGGCGACTCGTCATCATACAATAAGGTTCGTATAACGTTTTTCTCGGACAAGGAAGGTACCGTGGCTCCTAATCCTTTGGCTAATGATGCCAAGAAAGGTGTTATAGTGAATTACGTGGATCATAAGATATTTATGATGCCAAAGTACTTGTTCTGGAATGATGACAAGACTACTTTCCATAAGATATATGTTTGCATCGAGCCTGCGGTATGCGTGTTCTTCACCGGTTTCGCCATGAGGCAGGACATGAAGGAGCTTGCCGGATTCTATACGGCTGGCACCGCCATCTTCCCCGCCCCGTTCTGTTTTGGCATTCGGCCACTGGAGGTGAAATACGTATTCTTCTTTACAAAAGAGCTTAAATTAAGGAGATTTGTCACATATGAGGCGAAATGCATCTCATGTGGAGATAAACCCGCTGATTGCGCTCCCAGACCATATCAGTACGGTGATTTCGGATATTGGGAGTCTACCAATAAGTATCCGGCTAATTTTGAGTTGTATGATTCAAGTAAGATCGGGATATCGTCGGGAGGATCAAAGAGGAAGGACATAATAGATTCTTTGATGAAATACTATGGGTCTCCTAAATCAGTTGGGGGTAAGTCTTATTTCACCGGTAATGGGGGTAACGCTGAGTACCCCAATACGTCAACCACGTTTTGTCAGAGACCTATACGTCATTACAAGTTCCCGGATAACTCTGTCGCTCCTTTTATGGGTAATCCGTCTCAACTGACCGGTCAATATGGAGTTGACTCCTATATTTATCCTATGGGGGTGATGCTTGATGACGATATCGTTAATGAGTTTTTGGATATAGCGGTAGAGAACGGTCTTATAGATAAGGCTAGAAGAGATTCTATAATAGGATATGAGTTGTATAGGGGAGATAGGACGTTGGATAAGAGCGTTATCGGGACCGGTCTGGCTTATGATATGTTTAAGTACGATGATCCCGACGGATCGGCTAACCTTTATCCTAATTACCCTTACAACGATTTGTCTGATGATATGTATATCTATAAGGATATTAATCGTGAGAAATTTATAACGCATCCGTTTAACAGGAGGGGTAATATCTGGTATTCATTCTTAAGCCCTGATATTGCCTTCAACAAGCCTGATGCTCCCACTGAGTGCCTTGTTGATGGTTATCAATTAGGTAAATCCTCCGGTATATTCAGGGAGGTGGAGGATCACCCTAAATGGACGATATTAGGGAGTAAGGCTTACAGTATGGCAACATCATTGGCTACGGTGGAGGCTATGGCTAATTTAATATCCGCTATAGCTGAGTATACATATCAGTCGGCTTCACAGCAATATGTCGGTGGAGGCGTGTTCTTTTTAGCCAACCCTGTCGGCATAGCGCTGACGGCTATCCGTCTGGCTACGGGTATCGCCAAGGCCACAGCCCAGTCCGTGGTGGATATAGGCAAGTACAGGTATCAGTGGTTAACGGCATTGATAGATAGGGGACCTAGACGGAACTATGCTTATTATTATACTTCTGTCGCTCATTATAATTTATTTTACCAAAAAATAGGGGAGTCAGAGTTACGTGGATTGTCAACGGCTAAATATATCAAGAGCGGGTTATATCCGGTAACAGATATCTCTTCGCAAGGGGAGACCGTAGGCGGTAAGCCTATTATCATAAACAACCTCGATCGTGAGCATTCATTGTTCATGTCATTTGGTATGGATAAATATATGCTTGAATATCCGGAGTTGGTTTCAAGTTACGATACCAGCCGTATTCAGGATGAGTGTAATATTCGTAACGATGAGGTGGCTGGTATGACGCCTCATTTTATGACACGTGAATCTTTCGTATCCTGCCCCTATATGAGGATAAAGAAATATTCTCCGGCTCAATACGGACAGATAGAGGATATCAGGTGGGTATCGTTAGGTGGTTGCGGGTTGATGGATAAGGATAAGCGTAAACCTGTTTTTGGAGGTGATGTATTTATATCAAGATTCTCACTTAAGAGGAAGATGCCTATGTTTTACTTGACTCAGTTCGGTCAGGGGGACATGATACCATTCCCTTATTATGATTATCGGAACATCGGGTATCCCCGTTATTTCGTTAATTACGACACCGGTGAGGATTATCTTAATAAGACCGATACGGATACCGGATCGCTATACTCTTTCCCTAGCCGGAAGAGCGCTTATGAGATGGTTTGCAAGACCGGAGATATGTATCTTAGCGGTCGTTTCTTCCTATATTTCTATGGCATACCTCAGTTCCTTGTGGAGTCTGAGATCAATTGCAATTTCCGTATAGCCGGGCCTGAGCCTTACGAGGGGTTCTATCCGGAGGTAGGGGATTATATATCATGGACTCAGGAGCGTAATGTCCCTATATCAAGGGATAATGTGTTTAAGATAAGTCCTGTGTATAAGAATCGTTTTACGCTAGGCGGAAGGTCATTACCAGAGACGTATGATAGCAATTTTTGGGACTGCGCTTACCAAAGACCCAACGGCGTCATATGGAGCACCGCCGACGTGTCGGAGAACGGCATGACCGATCCTTGGCTGTCGTACAAGCCTATGGATTACCATGAGTTCAAGACCTCTTTCGGGAAACTTATAAGCATGAAAGGGATAGAGTCGGATCAGATACTGGCTCGTTTTGAGAATCAGGTAGGGTTGTACAATGCCATAGACGTGTTGGCGGAGAGAATATCCCCGGAGAATAGCGAGCTAGGGACAGGTGGTCTTTTCGCCTCTCGTGGCATTGAGTATAATAATACGACGTTAGGATATTCCGGAACCCAGAGTCGGGATATGATCAGTTGTGAGTTTGGGCATTTTTGGGTCGATTTAAGGCGTGGTCAGGTGTTTAAGGTAGATTCTAATGGTAGGAATCTTACGGAGGTCACACCGGGGCTTAGAAACTGGTTTAAGGAGCATCTTCAGATGAAGATCATCCGTAGCCGGATATATAACGCTGATACGGACGCTGAGTTGTCTTATTATGATATTGATAACAAGTTTTTTGGTATAGGGTTGTCCATGGGTTGGGATAATAGGTTTAAGAGGGTTCTGATAACCAAGAAAGATTATATACCGGTAGGGAATCCGAGCGAGTACCAATTCCGTGGCGGCCGGTTCTACAGGAACGGACAGGCGGTGGAGTTGCAGGACGCCAGCCATTTCACGGACGTCTCGTTCACCGTTGGATATAACTGCCTGAAGGGTGAGTGGAAATCATATTTATCCTACACCCCTGATTATTATATCGAGCACCAGCATTATTTCCAGTCCGGAAAGAACTACTCAAGTGAAAGTCAGGAGATAGGTTTATGGTCTCATGGTTTGACCAACCAATCGTATCAAGTATTTTATGGTAAGCTATATCCGTTTGTTATAGAGGTTCCGGTACGTGAGCAGTATGTGAATAAGATCCTCACCAACTACCAGTATCGGATGGATGCCAGAAGGTATCAGGATGAGATTAATTACCAAATTCTTAGGACTACTGGATTTAATAAGGCATGGTTTTATAATGATACCAACAACAGCGGTGAGCTTCGGATGGTTATCGCCGACAAGAACGATATGAGCCAGCGGTTAAGGTATCCTATAACCAATGATGATAGCCGTGAGATACTGGTGACGGAGGTTGATCAGAAGATAAATATAAATGACTATTTTAACGAGGTCAAAGACGATACGAACAATCTTCCGATATGGGTTAAGGATGTGAATGACATTGGCCGGGAGATCGACCCCAGGGCTGTCGATTATCATCGGAGGTGGCGGGATCGTCTTCGTGGCGATTGGTTCTTGGCTAGGTTCGTGAATGACATTGAGAGCCGGTTCAAGATGATAGTTCGTTGGTTTAGCAATGAGGAGAAAGTTTATTGATTTAGGTGATTATATATAACTTTACACCTATGTTTATATACGATTTAATAATTTATTTATATGGAAGATTTTCAAGGTAAATACAATGGTGATCAAATAAACAGTAGACTTGATAAGGTCAAGGATATGGTTGGCGCCACGGCGTCCGAGGCTGGCGCTGCGGGGTTGGTGCCGGCCCCAGCCGCGGGCAAGCAGACTTCCTTCCTTTGTGGTGATGGTACATGGAAGGACGTTCGGGTCAAGGATGAGGCCAAGGATATATTTTTAAATACCTTAGCTGATCTTTTGACAGATGTCGATATGAACGGTCCCTTGATTTTGACACAATCTCAATATAACAACTTCATGGGTTTGTTTGTTGATAGCGTTGATCTTGTTTCTAAATATATTCAACCTAATGATTATTTTTTAAAAGCTAGCCCATTCCCCGTAAATTGTGTTATTTGCACATTTGACCCTTCTGGTAACACGATTAATATCATCGTGGAAGGCAGCATGGTTTGCGTAGGTTCTGGGTTTGTTGGTTTTTTTATCACTATTAATGATGATTTGAGTTTTAGTATTGCTCAATCCATAATGAATGTTCGTGGAAATGGACATGGAGGCATTCAATTGTCATCTAGTTCTATTGAGTCTCCAAATGGCAATCATTCAAATATAGATATAACTCTTAAAGCGGGTGGGGATGGTAGTCAAGCCCTTATGGATAATGGGGAGTATAAGGATATAAGGGGAGTGGATATAACAAGTTATATTTTTGAACCTGATTCCGTCACCTTGGTATCATCTATGACTAAATCCACATATGACAAGATAAAGGGTTATATCCTAAACAATGATCATATGTATATCGCCTATAGTATGTCTGATTCCGGTATTGAGGCGGCGTTTAATTCAGATATTACAGCAAGCTATATCTACGATGCGGCTTATTTGATATTTTTTGATTCGAATTCTCAAAAAATGAGTAAGATAAAAATTGATTATAATACTTATGAGGTGAGTGCTATTGTAATTTAAATATTTAATATTATGGCGGTAAGAAAGACTGGCGGTAAAAAGACGGGTAAGTGCCCAAAATCGGGATGCATCAAGAAAGTAGGGAGTGATTGGCGAGTGGTTAGCAACAAGACCGGTAAATTATGGCCGGCCAAGTACAAGTCGAGGGATTCGGCTAAGAAAGCTTTAGCGGCTTACCACATGCATTGAGGATGTAGGCGGGTAGATGATATGAATCATGTATCCGCTTACTGTTTTAATCTACATGCTATTATTCCTATCTTTGTGAAAAACATGATTTATGGCTAAGAAAGATAAACCAGAGGAAATTCCTTCATGGATAAAGGATTTATATAAGGAGGATCTTGATCGTGTCGTAAGAGGTGAGCGTCCTATGTATTTCAGGGGTATGGATGATAGTCCTTTGAGAAACGTGTCCCCGGAGTTTGATATCCTTAGCGGAGGAGCCGCAGTTAAAGGCATGAATGGGATAAGAGGTGCGTTGTCCCCGTTGAATAATGGCATGGGTAATTATAATTTCAGTATCAGGGGTATAAATAAGAAGATCGGTGAGTTGGTTGATGAGGCGGGGCTATATTTACCTGAGAAATTAAGACCTGTATATCGGACTGTGGTGGATGCTATGTCGAGTTCCAAGGATAAGGGGTTGGGTCATATCACGCAGCCGTTGGCCAACGCCCTGTACCCAGCGGACGAGCGACGGGACCGGCGTCTGGAAGGGGAGCATCCCGTTGGTTATGTGGATGCCATAGACGGCATATGGCCTAGGAAGAAATATGGGCTATGGGGAGAAAAAATTGAGAGGAAGCAAGATGGAGGAGAAACAAGAGAGTCTGTTCTTGATAGACCTAGATTCGGGAGCAGGGTATTGGATAATTACGTAGCTTCTGCTCACCCGGTTTTGTCAATAATATATGATATCGCTAATTCAAGGTATACTGATGGCCCTACTCGCATAAATAAAGCTGCGTATTCATCAATAGATCCTATGGGGAAGAATCCGGAATGGTATGAGTATCCTGTTCATTTTATGAAGATGTTCGGGAAATATATATCTGGTGATTTTAATAACAAGTTATATAGCGATAGTGATAATGATGATTTAGGCACAAGAACTAGTGATGAGGCTTGGGCTAAATACAATAAACTCCCTTACGATGAGTCTGTATTGATAGATAATGGTGATGGTACGTATAGTATACGAAAGGAATTATCTAATAGGATGATACCTGATTCGTCTATCGTAAGGAATAGGATTGATGTGAATAGGAGTCTGTTTGATAAGGAAACTAAGGAATACAATGAAGGACTTATAAAAGCTTTAAGTGATGCCGATCCAGAGGAGTATGAGAGGATTCAGAGGGAATATAAGGATCTGAAAAGGGTAAGAGAGGGTGCCATATCAGCGGACGAGATGAATATAAAAGGGTTGAGGTCTCTTTATGATAAGGGGTATGGTGTCGTGAATGAGTATAATTATAGGGATCGTAGACTTGATAAGAACGAGACGGGTCCTCATAGTGTACTTGGTGATTATACGATATATCGTGACAAGGATATGGGCGGATACAGATATAGGGATGTATATGATTTCAATCCCGCTGTCCAGTTTCTTTTGAATGGGGATGTATTTAAGATAGATGGTAGTATTGATAAAAAGGATAGAGGAGGTTCGGTAAATACAGGGAGGGCTTATGGTTCTGGCAAGTATGTAATTGATCCTCGTAGATCAGAGGATAGTAAGATGGCTGTATATGACGAGATATGGGATTATCTGACCGACAAGAAGGGAATACCACAAACGCAAGCTATCGGTATCCTGTCGAACATCGCCGCCGAGTCCGGAGGGGACACCGAAGCCCTAGGTGCCGCCGGTGATTTTGGCATCCAGCAATGGCTTGGGCCTAGAAAGAAAGAGCTACAGCGTAGGTACGGTAAGAAGCCGACATTAACCCAACAGCTGGATTATCTTGTGGATGAGTATCAAGGTCGTGTACCGGGGCTAGGCTGGAACTACATGAACCAAGGCAAGTTCTTTGATAAGGACGCTCAAGGCAATATATATAATTACTATATGTATTCGAAGGCTGATTTTGATAACGCCACGAATTATAAGGACGCTACCGTGGCATGGAATCAAGGATACGGAAGACCCCTTGGATCGACATTAAGAAATGAGAAGAGATTTGAGTTCGCTGATATGTTCGCTAATAGGTATGGTGTTCCGGAGAACGAGCCAATGAGATACGAGTTCGGACAGCGGGATTCGGGCACGGGGGACGGAGGTCAGCAGCCCATGCCTGAGAAGGTAGTCCCTGCCGATCCTTCTTTGGCTTCCAGCCCTTCCATGAATAGTTGGTGGGAGAAGGAAGGTCAAGACCTGTTATATAAGATGCTAGCTCAATCAGGCGCCAACAAGAAAGCTATAGAGGGTATCGCTAATAATATCAAGAACGATCCCCAATCAGAGGCGCAGATAGCGGAGGCCGAGCGTATGCGTAAGGAACAGGCGAAAAGGCAGTTGGTGCTTAATATGATACCGGGGTTGATGCTGAATATAAAGGGTATGAGTAGATCTCAAAATTAATGTTACATTTGTGAAATCATTAAACGTTTTAGATATGAAAAGATTGTTGTTTTTATTTGCTATGTTATTGACGCCATTCGCTTTGATGGCGCAAGAGGTAATCCCATCAGAAGGGTCTATTACTATTGATCTGACTACCTTTACCGGTATTATGGCTTTCGTCACGATGTCAGCTACGCAGTTAGCCAAGGTTGTGCCGTATATTGACACCCATAAATGGGCTAAAGTCCTATCCGCCGTAGTCATAGGTATGCTGGTTTGTATATTAGCGTGGTTTCTAAAGGTGTCTCCATTGCTTATAGGGAGTGAATGGTGGGAGGCATTGCTGTATGGGGTAGCTGTTGGGTTCAGTAGTGCCGGCTTCTACGATCTGGTGAAAGCTATAGGATCACTGTTTGTAAAAAGGATCTAGCATCTTGTAATTATTTGAGATATGTAAAATTTCAAGATTTTATTATCTATAATATAGGCTATTATATTTTGTAATAATATTAGTATTGCTTATATTTGTGCGCCTACCTACTCATCACGAGCGGATAGGCGCATTTATTAATTTAAAACTTTTAGTAAAGGTATGAAAAGTAATTTGATTTTATCATCAGAGAGTAGGGAATTATTAGGTAGGAACATTTCTGTTATGTCCAAGGACGGGTTTGTATGCATAACGGAAGTTATGGAAGCCTTGAATGAAAAACGTAAATCTATGGGGTTGGAGTCTAGAAGGCTTGATCATTTGTTTGCTACTAATGGATTTCAGGAAAAGATGAAAGCTCTTGTTAGGGAGCTGAGTATTAATGATATATGTACTGTAAGAAATCTTACGGTACAAAACCATGAATTGAAAATCAATAAGATAACCGATCTCAAAAAATACGGAATGGCTTACCGAAGAGGAAAGGGGGAGGGTCAGAAATGGTATGTAAATCCGTATTTTTTTGTTATGGTAGCATTGGAATTGGATCCAGAGATATACGCCAAGGTGATAATATGGTTGCATGATGGATTCATAGAGGACAGGAATGCCGCTGGCGAGGCTTATATCAAGATGAGTTCGGCCGTCGCCAGGTTGGTTAGCGACAAGAGTCAGTTGTCTGATAAGATATCAAGGGTAGCTAAGGCTATTAATTTTATTGTCTTTAACAAGCATGAGAGTGGGATAAGGAATACGGCTACAAAGAATCAGTTAAACGACATAGTAGCTGTAGAGAATGTTATCACCGGGGTTATAGATGGTGGTTTTGTAGATACTTATGATAAACTTATAGATTATCTTGGTCATGAGTGGAAAAAGAAGTGGAGTAATCCTATAACGTGTTTAAAAGATTGATATTAAAAAGACTCATCGTTGTGAAATGATGAGTCTCTATTTTTTTAAACTATCTTTGTATCAGAACGAAAAATGATTTGGCATGAGCAAGTATGTAATCAAGAGGAAGATACCTAAATATCAAAAGGCCGGGGAAGTTGATCCTGTCATGCCCGGTAATGTTGTTGGTCTTCAGGGTCTTGGAGTGGAGCCTTTGGTTTCGTCTACCCGGATAGGATTTGATATTCAGCAGCCTGATATTAATACCATTGATACAAGTGATTTGAGCGCTTTGGTTGACAGTAATAAGAAGGTTGATAAGTCTGGTAGTACGGATGTTTTTGATTTTACCACTATCCCTTACTATGGTGCTGATGATATAGGGTCTAGATTCACTCAGATGGGTCGTGGTATAGGGCGTATGAGAAGCGAGGGATATGGAGATTTATCCACCGGGGCTAAAACAGCTAATACGATAACCACCATAGCCTCAGGAATTAGTGGTATCATGGGGTTGGCTCGTAACGTGGTTTCTGGGATAGCGTCAGAGAAAGGTACTCGTACTAATATCAGGTTGGCTCAGGAGCGTGAGGCTAGGCAAAGAAGGCAATCCCAGATGCAGTACAAGGATGGTGGGGGTGTTTATCTAGGGCCTAATAATAGGTTCGATAGCGGAAGCCTTACCGGTGAGTACCTGTATCCGTTACCTAAGTCGATGGAAGATCAAGCCAACGTAGAGGTCGAGAAGGGTGAGTACGTGACGCAGCCCGGAGAGGCGCCGATGGAGGCCATGGGGCAGAAGCATGCCGATGGTGGAACCCCCGTTTCCTTGGAGCAGGGGACGAAGGTTATTACCGACGACACAACCATAGAGCCGGATTTCGCCAAATACATCAGGGATACGTATGGGATCAAAGCCACGCCTAAGGATACGTATGCTACGTTAATGGACAGGTATAAGGCTAAGATCGGTCTTAAATCAGCTTACGATGACCAGAAAAAGGCATTGGAGAAGCTGGAGAAAAATAATAAGATAGACGATGAGAATACAAGGCGTTTGAACGCCTCCGTATTATCCAAGGCTATAAATGATAGCAACGATATCGTTAATGGATTAGAGGGAAGATTTACGGACTTCGCTAACGTCATATACAAGGAGCAGGAAGACCGGAAGATGAAGAAGGATGAGGATACTTATTTTGCCAAGGGTGGTGAGATAGATAACATCATATCCAGATCTATGAAAGAATACGGTCTTACGGAGGAGGATATAGCTGAGGCTAAGAAAGAGCTGCTTAAGAAAGTGGCTGGTATTCGCCAGAAGATGGAGATAGGAGGCACGTCTTTGTTCGGTCGTAAATTAACTTTCCGCCCGATTGAGAATAGGTTCAACAATGATCCTAACTATTTCGGTTATCAACGCCAAGGAACTGATGGCTCTTATGGAGGTATTAATACGGATGAGAGGTTGAATTATTATAAGACATTCAATCCGGTCGCTTACGATGCTTATATGGGAGCTTCAGAGGGCGCTAGGGCTAGGGCATTGCAAGACGCTATCTACGGTCAGACAAGTAGCTGGATGGGCTTGGCTACGGCGGAGAACCCGATCATCGCCAACGCCGAGGCGCTTCGGGATTACACGACGCTCGTTTCCTTTGGCGGTGAGGATAGTCAAGGTAATTACCCGGAAGACAAGAAAGCCGCATATCATGATAGGATGAGAGATAATAAATTAGGTTTGTTTACCACATCTCGCCCTATGATCGGTCTAGACGTTGTTACAGAGGAACAGCATAAGGCTCTTAACGATGCTGGTATCACCCATTTTAGCCAACTATTCTCTGACAAGAACAAGGATGTCGTTAATAAGATACTTGGCGAGGATATGCTTAAGATGCAGGCATTGAGATCCATGAAAGGAATGGAAGGTCTTGATTTTATACTTGACCCTCATAAGGTGGATCCCGGTCCTATGGATATAGGTGATGTGGAGGATCCTGATGTTAAGTTGGATATGCCTGAGCTGATTGATCCTAATACACTCCCTAAGACCAATACAAATGCCAGTACTAACACCGGTAAGACTAATAATGGTAACGGGAACAGGAATATAGTGGGTGGTGGCCTTGACTTCCCTGAGGTGTTCAGGATGACTCCGGGAGCCGTGACAACGGAAGGTATGGAAAGGCATTACGCTCCTACCGTGGATCCGGTGTTGAGATCGGCTGATCAGTATATGGTTGAGGCCAATCGTGCTTTCCAATCACAATTGGATCAGATGGGTAATGTCCCGGATTCCCAGAGAGGGGCTTTATCATCCAACTTACAGGCTATCATGAGTTCCAATATAGGTAGATACATTAATGAGGTAGAACAAGGGAACGTGGCTCAAAGGGCTTGGGCTGATAATGTAAACGCCCGTACTTGGGCTGATACGTATGATAAGAATATAGCCCAACGTCAAGCTTACCAGCAACGTATATTGCAGGGATTGGCTATAAATGACGAGAACTGGGCTAGGTATTTCGATAGCGTAAATGACGAGATCCAGCAGAAGTGGAATACGGCTACGACCATGAATACATTAAGGTCTATATTTGGGGATGCAAAGATTGGTCCCAATGGACAATTAATCGCTGATCCTCAAGGAGATATATTGAGTTATAGGAGATTATATCCTGCTCAGGAAGTAACTAAAGGCAAGAAAGGATAAAGGATGGCTTCACAATATAGTATATTAAGGAATTACGGCAAGTATGTATCGCCCTACAACATGGATGTCATGATGCAGGGGATGGGGTACATGCAGCAGAAGATAGATACCAATCGGCAGGCTATAAACGAGTATGCTGATTATATTATCAATTCTGACATTATAAAACCTCAGGATAGGGAATATCTTCAGAATAGGTTAAATGGGCTGATACAGGACGTGAATAACGTGTATCGTAAATCTAATTTGGCTTCTGACGGTATAGCCAGAAGTATACAGGCTCGTCTTGGAGAAGCTCTGGATACCCGTGTGTTGAATGCTATTGCCGGCACTAGGGAGATCCGGGCTTTTAGCGAGAAGATGGAGGATATGAAGCTGAACAATCCCAAGATGTATAGTCCTATAAACGAGGCTGAGGCTTTTGCGGATGCCGTGGCTTGGATGAATGACGGTCAGGTAGGGACACGTCTTAATCCTATACATTATACCCCTTATACGGATTACCACGCTGAGATTGATGAGAAGATGAAGAATTTCATCTCCCTTAACAAGGGGAAGAAAGTCAATGTACCGGTGACTGATTCCAATGGCAACAGGACGGGCGAGATGCGTGAGATGTATATAGATGAGATGAGTTACGCTCAGGTCAGGGATATAGCCATGGCTTCTATATCTGAGAACGGTAAGGCTCAGATGCAATTAGAGGGAAGATATATGGCTAGAACGAATCCTGACTTATTTAATGTTCAAAGCACCTCAGATTTCCTTAAAGGGTATATTGATGATTTCAGTGTCAAGGAAGAATCCATACGAGCCAAGCTAAAGGGCGTTGGCAATGACAAGGTCAAGAGGGCTAAGTTGGAGTCGGAGCTGGCGGATATTATCAAGCAGAGAAATGATTTCGTGGAGGAGGCCGAGGGCGTTATCGGTAGCAACTACAGCCCGGAGCGAGCCGGCATGTTCATGGTACGACAGCAGTTCCTTCGTGGCGTCGGGCTGAGATGGTCTTATAATAACTCATACGAGACGTTGGGTGTTGATGATTATTATTTCAAGGCCAATCAACAGATGATGGAGAGAGCTAAGTTCAATGAGACAAAAAGGCATAATCTAGCCATGGAGAAAGCAGCGTTGATGAGAGCCAGCAAATTGGGTAGGTCGGAGAATGGGGGTGACGGAGGTGATAACACGACCGGTCCTACCGTGGTTACTAAGAGCGCCAATCTTGAAAATGTGAATATAAGCGATGAGTTCATGAACGGGTTTATAGCCAATGAGAGGGCGGTAACTACCGGCATGAGTAATTTTGTTAAGTCACTGTCAGATGACGCTAGAAGGAAGATCGACGCATGGGCGTCTGATCCTGAGAATAGTAACGTGGTCAAGGATATGGATAACGATCAGGTTATCATGGCTTATTTCAAGGCCAATGGAGGGTCAAGGAACGAGTTGCTTGATTACAATGGTCAGGATAGTTACCTGAAGCTTCTTGGGTTAAATACTCAAAGAGGGAAGTATAATAAGATCAATGATGGATTCAATAAGGCGGAGAACGCTGTTTTGGATGGCGTTGACGCTATAGTCGAGAAAGAGGCTAAATCTTTTGGTGGATCAGGCATAGATGTTAGTTACGGATTTGGGACATTTAATCTTGAAGATATCAACAGCAATGGTGATAAGGTTTTTGATATAGATGGGATAAATGACATAACATTAAATGATTGGGCTAAATTATCGGCATATAGCTCTATTCTTAGTAATAGTGTTAAAATGACCGATCTTATTCATGCGGCCACTCCTGGTGTCCATAACCCTATTGTTTTAGGGGATGTCAATTCTGGAGAGGCGGCTGTATTGGTGAATAGGATAAATGATTTGATGGGTACGTCATTGACATTGGATGATATTAATTTATTATCTCTTATTCCTATGGATGTTTCTGATGACGGTAATATGATAAAGGTGCTGACTGATGGGCTGTCTGATGGCAATAAAAGGAATGTGGCCGTAGCTAAGGCCATGTATGACGAAATGCAGAAAGAACAATACGATGTGTTTAGGCACAAATGGAGTCGTGGCGATCTGGGAAGGTTGGCTGATGACGCCAAGCGAGCCGGCGAGGATTACTTGAGACAATATCGTCATGAGTACGCCGAGCGTGAGTATATCTTCTCCGGCGATTATCCGTCTAAAAGCCAAGCCGAGTATGATTATATAAAGATTAGTGACCTGTTCACCCGTGGTGGCGGTTTTATCCCCAAGGATAAGGATAATGCCAATACGAAGATAACGTTTACCATATCCCCTATAGGTGATGGTAATTATCAGATCATTGGCAATAATGGAGGTGATGGTCGATCTGTTGTTGAGGTAAGCGAGGCTGATCTGGCTGCGAATGGACTTACTTTCTACAAAGAGGATGTAAGCATCCCGTCCGAGACCTATGATTCCGGTGTCGTACCCATATCTTTCGCCAGCTCAAGCAACAACGCTTATGGGAAGATGGCTAAGTCATTGTTGGTAGCTCCATTCGCTTACGCTAGCGGGGCCAAGGACACGGTAATGCCTTATATAGATATGTTTACGAATATAAATGACGGTAATATCAGGAAGAATCAGATGATGATCGCTACTGACGTGTTGTTCGATAACGCTTCTATGTACGAGTTAAGGGCTTCCGGATATAAGTATAATAATGGTTCTTCTGGGATAAATGTTGATATATATAGCAAAGGAGGGGCTAGAGAGGGTAATACCCCGTTGTATTCAATTGATCTGGATGGCGTTAACTATGCTGATGAGGTAGCAAGGAAGATCGACTTCTGCCCGCAGTATTATTTGGTCATGGCATGGCAACAGATACTTAGCAAGGAGAATGAAGTATATTGGAGAAGTGAAGGTAGATCTACTACGGATGATTTCGAGAGCTTCGTATCACCTATAGCTAGTATGATTGATCAGGAGATAAGAAACAGGAATAACGGAAATAGTAGAAGGTGATTATATATAATTTTACACCAGTTTTATATAGTCATGATTAACAAACGATACCGGAGGTACGCCGGGAATTGAAGCACGTGGAGAGACCTCTTTAGAATCGGTTTCGTGTAAGCAGATTCAACAATGTCCCGATGAAGCGTGAAAATATGCTTTTGGTGTAGAAAAGTATATAAGTACCTAGTGGAAATAATGGAAACAGTTAAAACCGATAATAATGCTACTAATGGAAGGGATCTTGCCAACAAATACGGGTATCCTACTATGAGCGTGGATAATATAAAGGCTGTTGGATCGGATCCCTATAATATACCGGATCGTGACTTACCTCCGGTATTGGATCCGTATTCTGCTTCCGAGAGATCAAAGTCCCAGATACCGTCATTGTCGGAGAGGATCAAGAATACTGTTAAGACAAATTATTATGATGATATGAAACATATGTCCCCATTAGGATATATGGCTTCTGATCAAAGCTATAAGGGCAGGTTTAATCTTACTGGTCCGGAGATATCGTTGGAGGACTCGAGATATCGACTCAGTAGCGGTACTTGGATACCTAAATACGAGTCTTATATTCCCGGCGTAGATAACGACACGCGTCTATCTAGGAGCCAAGGTAGGACCGAGAAATGGATGAGAGGATTGGGTAAGCTGGCGGGTAAGACTGCTTTATACGGATTAGGCGGCGTTATCCAGCCTTTTTATGGTATTTACGCCGGTGTATCCAGAGGTAATTTTAACGCCGTATTTGATAACGATTTCACGAGATGGCTGGATGATCAGGATAAGAAGATGGATTATGGTCTAGCTCATTATTACAATCGAGAGGAGCGGGATATGAATTTTCTTCAGAGCATGACTACGGCTAATTTCTGGTCTAACGATTTCTTATCCGGTCTTGCTTTTACCGCTGGTGCCATGTTATCATCAGCTGTATATTCCGGTGCTGGATTGATGAACTTAGCTCGTACGGGAGCTAGGGCAGGCGTGGCTTTGGCTAGGATAGGCAAAGCGGCTTCGGATACCAAGAAAGCGTTCGGCGTTTACCTTAGGGCCGCCCGTGCTGGACAGAGGATAGGCAAGGGGCTGGACACCCTCGCTTTCCTTGGTACATCTACCTCATGGGAGGCATCTGTCGAAGCTAGAAGCATGTTGATGGAGGCTGAGGAGAATTTCAGGCAGTCTTACCGTAACGCTTATGGAAGGGAAGTCCCATATGAGGAGCTTATGAAGTTCAGGGCTGACAACGCCGATGCCGCTAATGCCGTATTTGGCGCCAATGTTGGTATATTGTCATTATCCAATATAGCTATGTTCGGCGATATGTTCGGCATGGATCTGGGCGTGGATAAGTTCATAAAACGCAATATATTTGGCGTAGGCGCCGAGAGAATGGACAACGGTGCACTAAGGGCTATAACACCAAAGAAATGGCAGAAAATAGCCGGGAATACGTTCAATATCATCAAACGTCCGGTATCTGAGGGTCTGTATGAGGAAGGTCTTCAGGGAGTGGCTAGTAAATCCGCCGAGGATTGGGTAGAATCAAGATACAATCCTATGGCTATCCGGCAGAATATAGGCTATATGGAGGCTATAAAGAACGGGTTCAAGGAGACTTACGGATCTAATCAGGGATGGAAGGAAATCGGCATCGGTATGATTATCGGATCGGTTATGGGAGGAAAAACTATTGGTGGTATAAAGGAATGGAGCCAAGACATGTCCCGGAACAAGGGGATGGTGGAGGCCTACAACACCAATGCCGGCGCCTTGACTACCGCCGCTATCCGTGCTATTCGTGGCAGTATGGCTCTTAACGCTCAATTATCAGGCTTAAGTACGGATAATAACGCTGACGATATACCTAATTCTAGAATCGTAGATAAGACTTTTAGTGATGCCGTATTCAACCGTCTTCGTTATGATCAGGAAATGGGGATGTTAGATGATACTAAGGAGAATTTCAAGACAGTTATCGAGTCTATACCTAATAGCGATATAGCCTCCGATATGAATATGACAGATGAGCAGGTAAATGAGTATAAGTCCAATCTTATCAGTGAGTTCAATAAGAAGGTTGATAATTTTACTATGGCCAGCAGATTTGCCGACTCCCTTACCGATGGTATATCCAATAGATCATTTAACACCTACATCTCTAACATGGCTTATAACGGTCTTGAGGCTAAGGATAATTTGGATAATATCGCCAGCCAATTAAATAGGTTGTATAAAAATGGTATAGGTGAGGCTCTTGATGTTTATTCTCATCTTAATCCTGATTCCTACAAGGCTATTAGCGAGCTTATGGAGCTTACGTCAAGAATGCAGGCGCTTGAAAAAGGCATCTTAAGGCTTCAGCAGATGGCGATGGACGAGGAAAGGTTTGAGCGGAATAAAGATAAATTGGCTAAAAAGACCGATGAGCTAGCTAAGCTGACAGAGGATAAAATAGCCCTTGAGAGGAAGTTGACTACGATGGTTAACTCGGAGGTCGATCTATCCTCCTTATTATTCCCTGATCGATCTAATAGCCAGATTAGTGCTTCTGATTTAATGGTCGCGCACAACACTATCACTGATCTTGAGAATGTAGTATCTGCCCGTGGTGTCGAGAACCATAAGGAGGCGATGGCGTTGCTTAGCGAGTATCGTCATAACCTTGTGGCTTATAAGAATATAAATGAGTCTCTTCGCCGTATGCGTGACAGAAGATTCATCCGGGCGCAGGAGCGCGGGTTCATGAAGATATTATCGAACGCATGGGGAAAGACTTATGAGGAGGATGATAGTAAATACGATTTCAGGAATACGGATAATCCTGACGCTAACGCCATTTATGCCAATGATCAAGCTATAGATAAGGCTTTTAATGATGGCCTTATTGGCGAGGACGAGGCGTTTATGTTCAAGACTTATAATCATATGATCGCCAGGTCCATGGAAATAGATACCCAATATGGTGATAATATCATTGAGAATGTCCCTGATGACGAGGATCTTCTAAATCCTTCGGACGATAGGTCTACTGATATCGCTATAAAGATCTGGAACGGCAATGAGGACATCCTGTCTCCTAGGGAGCGTCAGGTATATGATAACAACAAGGATCGTATCGACGATATCGTTAAAGGGTTTGGGGATAATCCTATCGCCAGACTCAATAAGATCAGGTCGATGATAGATAGGTTGAAGATCAATGGCGATGTCTCAGATAATATCAAGAATGCTATTGATAATATTATAGATGTAAATATCAATGGCCTTGATCAGGATCAGGTTAAGGAGGCTATACAGACTTATAATGATCTTATGAATGATATTGACAACGGGAATGAAGTTGATCAGGATAAACTTAATGAGGCTATTGATATTATCAATAACTATTCTGATGGGCCTCTTCTCCAGTTCGTGGAATGGATGAGGCTGTATGATAATGGAAGTATGGTTGTCAAGGATTATGATAAGTCTATACCTATGGGTGATGTTCTCACGGAGAGCGAACCCGGAACATCCACCGGCAGGACGGAGGCCAATGCCGCCCAGAATCCGGTAGTGTTGATGGCCCAGAAGAAAGAGATTGGCGGAGTCATGTATTATGAGGTAGGAGGAATGAGGCTTGATAGATTCATGGCGGGATCCGGGCTTAAGGCTCTTGTCACGCCCGGTGAATATGTTATGGATGATAAGATGGTGATGGATTTCACTGACGGGACGAACATGTTCAGCGTTATCGAGTCTAAAAATCATTCAAGATGGATGATTAGCGAGGATGACGCTCAGGCTTTCGAGAACGCTACCGGTGTCATACTGGGGAGGCAGACCGCCTTATCGACCTCCAACTGGTTCATGGTGTATCGCAAGGGGCAGGATGGATCTGTTGTTCCTTATTATACAGGAGATGCATTTGGCTCTAATAATGAGTCGATAAATCAAGAAGCTGCGGCTAGTCTTCGTAAGAACGATATCGTGAGGTTCAAGGTGGATATGTTAGATCCTTATACCAAGGAATTGTATGATAAATACAATAGCCTTTATGCCGTTGATCCTAATTCTGACGAGACCAAGTCTGCCCGTAGTGATTTGGTTAATAATATGGTTATTAAGATCGTGGATGGTGACGGTAATTTTGTCTCGGTGCTTAAGGCTAATGATCCAGACTCAAAAGGTAGTAACGCTGATTTAAGGAGTATGGCCTTTGAGTTGTATAGGGATAATGTAGGATCTGTAGCTGGAGAGATTGATATACCGTTTACAGGTACAGTCACTAGCGTTTTACCGGGAAGACCTAATTTTAGCATAAGTGATGATAATGGTACGTTGATGGTATCCGAAAATGACTTTACCAACGAGACGGTTGGCAAGGTAGAGAGCGTAGGATATATAGAGAATGGGGAGGTTACGATGAGGGATAATATCAAGTATAACATATTCCCGTTCTGCACGGCTATTGTTAGGGATAAGTATGGTGATTATAAAAATTCACGTATCCCGGTCGTGGCTATAAAAACAGGGAACGGAAGAAATTATCTATATCCAGTAAGATTGAAAAATCAGGATATATCGTCATTCTCTTCCATGATCGGATCGATGGCTGACAGAATTATAGAGGGTCTAGGTGGTGGAGTAAGTATTGATGATATAATGGATCTTAATAACGCTATAGCCAGATCCGGGCTGGATAACAAGACGTATATGATTCCGTTGGCGGGAGACGTGGATGTTATCAAGGGACGGTTAAGGGCTGTCAAGGAAGCCGCTAGTAAGATGCCTATGACCGCTGACGTAAGAGGATGGATAGGCGATTCTAGGACCAAGGAGGATATTTTGATGAATGACGTTACGATCAATATCGATCTTAATAACGATCCTTTCATAGCCCCTAAGTTCAGGATGAGTATTAGGAGGGATGAGACGTTCTTCGAGGATACGGAGACCCCGTTCGTCAACCCGTCCGGTTCCGAATCGGAGTTCGCCTCGCCTACGAAGGCGGCCGAGGATAAGTCTTTGGTTTCCGACGGGAATGTCGTATCCGGAGAAAAAGAAGCCGATGATCCTTGCTAAATAAATTATCTTGATTTATCTTCGCGGTGTCAGTCCATCACCTGACGAGTAAGATATTTAAAAGTTGGTCCCTGTCGGGTGTGTGATGGCCCCGGTGGGGACTCTTTATATTATGCAGTTAGATAGTTTTTTACACCGTAAAATTATACAAGACCTGCGCATCCAGCGAGTGAAGGTCTTGATGATGTTATACACCAGTCATTATTTTGTCAATAACAGACAAAGGCAGTTGCTCGACCATACATACGCTTTAAGTAGAAGTCAGGCTTTCGATTATATGACGGAGTTCAATAAAAGACTTAGTGATAAGGTAGGTATAGAGTGCACGATGGATATCCTTCTGCCTACCGATGATGATAATGCTAATATCATAATCGAGTACAATGGCATCATTAAGAAGTTGATGAGGGAAGCCGAGAAGCTGGAACTTGACACTGACGCTATTAAGACCATGATGCGCGATCTACTTAATGAGTTGAAAGATGATGTTGATCTTAATATCTTGATATTTGACGTAACCCAGTTACTTATAAAATACAATCTATTTAGGTTGGATGCCATAACCGAGCAGGAGTTCAAGGACTCTTTCGTCAGGATGGATAGTAGGAATATGGAGATAAAGAAATTAACTTTATCTGATATCAAGAAGGTGGTGATGATGATGGAGGATAGGTATGATTACGCTTTATATATGACAGAGGAATACGATTGATTACAATTTTTGTAAAAATATCTCCTGTTTGTTTGTAGTTTCAAAATAAGGTCTTATATTTGCGGTGTCTATCCGTTGCTAGACCATAAGAAGATATTAACTCGCCTAGGCGTAGGCGATAGATGAGGGCTATTGGTGGAATAACGGACGCCAACGGCCCTTGTTGTTTTGTATTATGTGTAATATTGTTTTGAGTGATGACTTATCTATCAGATCGTATTTTGAAAAGGTTTTAAATCTAAGTAAACTTGGTGATAAATTCCCTGTTAATTTAGATGATGTATGGCCATTGGTTTATTCGGCTAAGGAGAAAGCTGTTAGAGCTTTAGTAAGTAGTGATCAGTTTATGCAAGGTATTGATTATGAGATTTTAGCCACAAATGGCGAAAATACGACAGTAGGAAGACCTGTAAATGTTTATATGATTTCTATATCTTGTATGGAGTATTTTATAGCTAGAAAGGTTAGATCTGTATTTAATGTTTACAGGGATGTTTTTCATAAAGTGATAAATAAAATACCATCTAGCTATTCGGAGGCTTTACGGATGTATGCTGATGAGGTGGAAGCTAGAGAAAGGGCTGAAAAAGAAGCTAAGCTTGCATTAGAGGCTAAAAGGATATCTGATAACATCATCAAAGAACAGGCTCCTATGGTTGAGTTTGCTAAGACAGCCGAAATAGCCCAAGAGACAGATATGTTGATCAGAGAGGTTCGGGAAAAGCTAGAGGCTCATGGTTATGATATAGCCGAGAAGAATCTTCGAATATTGCTTGAGGATAAGAAGTTCTTCGCTAAGACCGGTAAGAGATGGTTGCTTTCCCAAAGGATGATAGATCGTGGTTACGCTCGTTACAGATATCGTGATGACGATGAGTTCTATGGGACTAACACCGTCTATGTGACTCCTAAGGGATTCCAGTGGATCGTGTCTAAGATATCCAAGGAATGGATGCCTAGGTTCTTGGAGTTGAAAGGTAGGGTTCTCGGTAGATCAGATAAAGATATTTTCGCTAAACGATAAATTCCATTTTTATAATTTAGGATTGAGTTTTTGCTTGTCCGTGAGGATCGGCAAAATGATTTGTACTTTTTCAGTAGAAACATAAGGTTTGTTATTATTGTTATTTGGCTCCCGTCCGCTCGTGAGAGTAGGCGGGATTTTTATATCTTTGTAGTAAGAATATATAGAGTGTATATAATGAGATTGGTTGAAAGACATATTATTAAGGATAATCGTTTTGAGGATATCTGCCTTAAATCCGGATTGCTGTACAATTATGTGTTGTATCTGGTAAGGCAGGGTATTTTCAATAAGGAGTATTTGAAGGAATATGATCTCTCGACTAAATTAGGTAGGGAAAATCAATTTGATTTTAGGCAATTACCATGTAATGTGTCGCAACAAGTGGTTGGACAGGTATTTAAGAATATTAATTTATGGATTAAGAATAAGAAAGATTTTGACAAGAATCCTAGTAAGTATAGCAATCATCGTTCCCATCTCCCAAAATACAAAAAAGGGAAGAAGCAGAACATGGTCGTTTTTACCAAATGTAATTGTCGGATAAAGGATGATGGTTATATTCATTTTGTTAAGAATGTTATTGAACCGATAAAAACTAATGTAAAGAAGGATGAATTAAAACAAGTAAGAATAATCCCGCAAGCCACATGTTATGTGGTAGAGGTAATTTATGAAAGAAAGGAGATAGATTTAAACTTGGATAAGGATAATTTCCTTTCGATCGATTTAGGATTGAATAATTTATGCTCATGTATCAGTAATGTAGGCGTCAAGCCTTTCATTATAAACGGCAGGGTTATGAAATCATTGAATCGGTGGTATAATAAGAAGAAAGCCAGATTGATGTCGTATGTTAGCGATAAGGGAACTTCTAGGAGAATAAGAAGGATCTCTTTGTATCGTAATTGTTGGATTGATGATAAGATGCATAAGATCAGCAAGTATATCGTGAACTTCTGCGCATCGAATAACATAGGTCGTATTATTGTTGGTCTTAACAAGGAATGGAAGAAGAATATAAATATTGGTAAGAGAAATAACCAGCATTTTGTCTCTATCCCTCATTCTAAGTTAATTAATAAGATAACATACAAAGCTAAATTGCTGGGTATAGAGGTTGTTACTCACGAGGAATCTTATACGTCAAAGATCGATCATCTGGCATTTGAACCTCTAAAGAAACAGGATGATTATCTAGGTAGAAGAAAGAAACGCGGATTGTTCCAAAGTTCTATTGGAAAGCTACTAAATGCTGATATCAATGGAGCTATTGGGATAGCTAGAAAAGTAGTTGGCGATTCGTGCATTCATACGATAGTTGATAGTGGGTTTGCGTTTAACCCAGTTAGAGTAAACATTTTGTGATATAAATATTAATCTAATTAATAAAATAGATTTTAATAACGTGGGTAGATCTTGTTATGTTATAAAAAATAAGGAGGGTGGGATAGATAATGTCCTTGCCCCGAACGACCAACCATCCGGATTATACCAAAGGGCGATGGAGGTGCTTGGCGACCAGAAGCAGGCCTTATCGGTCTGGGGTACGGCCTACTCCCCCGACTTCGTGTCTTTCTTTGGCGATTGGATGTCCATGTCATCAGAATATGATCTGGATAGTAATGGGGAACCTAGGTATGATGATGTTATGTCATTTATCAAGCGAAAGAACTATTTCGCTGGCAATTTCATGGCCGATGAGGTTAAGGATATCAATAACACCCTTACTTCCTTGGGAGTCGATAATATCAACGATCTTAATGATATGATCATATCCAATTTCCTCTCCGGTGGTGATATATTTCTCAATAGGTACAATCTTGAGCGATCCGGGATGTATGACGCCGATGAGATTGATAATATCATGACCAACCGATCGGCGTATGAGCGGGTAAGGGATATGATGAGGAGGGTTGTCGATTTTATGTCTGACGGGGATCTTAATGAGAAGGATATGTATTTCCTGTCCTCCGAGTCGGGCCTTGGTGATGATTATATGATATATGAGGATACATATGACTCGTTAGGGAAGAGAAAGGTCTTGAATCCAATGGAGGTAAGGGATACGATCATGAGGGCGGTAGGCGGTATCAGCGACCGCCGGGAGTTCGATCAGGCTTTCGCCTCCATCCCATACCCTTCCTTGGCGCTCCGGTATCAGGAGGATCAGGATTACGCCGATCGGATGTATGACACGTATCGTAATATGACCCGTATGGAGGTCAGGAATCAGGATGGGAATACGATTACCGACTCATATTCCAATAGCACCATACCGTATATCAATATGCCTAAGGACATGAAAGGTCTAAGGGATAAGGTTGGGGAGATAATCGATATGGACGATTTTAAGGACATCAAGGATGTTGCCGGACGTTTATATGACATAGCCATGGATCTTTCCGATATGGGCGTTGATATAAGCGAGGCGATCAGTGATGAGATGGTTATATCCAGACCGGAGGATATCCGTGATCTTATGGCGTCGCTGGACGTCATGTTATCTTCTATACAGAATGGTGATCCGGTATATGATGACTTTATTTCCGATCTTGATAGGATAACAGGGAAAGGGAATCCGATATATGAGATTCAGGATACTTACTTTACCGGGGATAGGATGGTGTATGTAAGGTCCGGGAAAACATCCCCTTCCGATATGTATGACAGGAACATGTTGTATATGGGTGTGAATACGTACCATAACACGGCTCCGATAACAGACACCGATCAGGCCTATGAGGTGCTGGCTGATATCGGGATAGCCCAGCCCTCGTACTTACCGGCTGGCGTGGTCCCCCAAGGGGCTTCCCGTTCTGATATTGGCGTGGTCAGGGATAATATAAAGAAGCTGGTTATGTCCAATATCTCATCCTCGAATACCGAGAATATGATTCTTACCAGATTGATATACCAGCATCCCGTAACACTTAAGATGGATGATGTCGATATTGATCGGGAGTTCAGGAGATACGAGGCTAGACAGGGAAAGGATCGGGATTTTATCAAGTCCTGTGCCTTATTGAGGAGAACCAAGATCAAAGAAAGGTTAAAAAAGTCGGATTTATATAATAACGTCTTGCGTTTTCTTGATTTTAATGGGCTTTATAATGTATCTTTGAACCACCATGACAGAGGCACGTTAAAAAACATAGAGATGTCGTTACCGGATGGTCAGGTAAGAGATCTGTTGTTTGATGTGGCTATCGAGTCTGGTGACAGTAGCATGAGAAACCTTTTCTATCTGGATAGACAGGATAGGATGATGGATGCCGGGTTTTATAGGTATCTGTACCAAAGGAATCCGGGCCTGCTCAGGGAGGTCAACGGCGGTGTTGAGGCGAGACCGGACGGTTCGTTCTTGGCTCGTGGAAGGTATGATGATTTCGTGTCATTCCAATCCGGTTTATATGAGAAGGTAGGTGAGACGGTTGATGGATCAATATACAGGTTCGTCGATGATCTTATATACTCCGATCCATCATCATATCAAGAAAATATGGTACGAAGGATGGGTGATGTTACGGTAAGGAGTGACGATAACCGCCTGTCAAGGATAGAGGATAATCCCTCATCCAGTAAGATAGTTAATGAATACACTGCTAATACAAATAAGTTGATGCGAGATTTTTCGTGTAGTTAATCTCTCTTTGACGTCGTGAGACGTTTTCTTTCGAGCATTGAAACATTGGATTTTATAGATTTGCGATGAATCCGGGTCGTAGTGATACGCTCCGGATTTTTTTTGTCTTGTATCGGTTCTTATTAATCCCATTTACAAGACATGACGTACTTTGATGATGACACATATCACGATTTTAGGACTGTTAATTTTTGAACTTTGTAACGCCCGCCATCAGGTGGGGTTATTATTAATTCAAAAATAAATAGACATGGGTACAAGTGGAGACAAAATCGTGCTGTTAGACGGCATGGGTTCCGGGAGCGGTAGCGCCGCTAATGGTTTATTATCTATGATTCCGGGTATGTTTACCAGCCTTTTGGGTGGAAATAAGATGGATCCGAATCTAGTCGCAGCGCTGATGAATGGTCGTAACAACCAAGATCAGTACGGAGGGGCTAACGGTTGGTGGTTGTGGATCATCGTCCTGTTCTGGTTATGGGGCGGTCGTGGTTTTGGTAATGGCTTTGGCAATGGCAATGAATGTTGCGCTAACGGTCTTCCGGCTCAATTGAACAACGACTATGGTCGTGAGTTACTGATGCAGGCTATCCAAGGTAACAGAAGCGCTATCGACCAGATCTCTAACGCCCTTAACTGTTCTACCTCTCAATTACAAAACGCTATCTGTAACGTACAAGGCGCTATCGATAAGGTAGCTGGTCAGGTAGGTATGACCTCTCAGGCTGTTATTAACGCCGTACAGCAACAAGGATGTGAGATCGGTAACCAGATTAGCTCCTGCTGCTGCAATTTGAGTTCTTTGATCAACCAAAGCACGTGCGCTACTCAAAATATGATAACGCAGCAAGGCTTTGACAATCAATTACGGACGTTAGAGCAAACCAATGTTCTTCAGAACAATATCAATAACGGTTTGGCCAACAACAGGGAACAGTCTACAAGTCAGTTTAATATCTTGAGTGCTAAGATTGATGCTCAATCTCAGCAAATTCAGAATGCTTTCTGTGATCTTGAGAAGAGGGAAATGCAGCATACGATTGATTCGTTGCGTGAACAAAAACAGACGTTGGAGTTATTTGCCGCTCAGCAAGCTCAAACTCAAAACATTGTTAACCAGATTCGTCCTTGCCCGGTGCCCAGCTATTTAGTCTGCAACCCATTTGCAAGTAATGGCTATGGCGGATATCCTTATGGATTTAACGGGTATAATGGAGGTTGTTGCAACAATAGTTGCGGTTGCAATAATGGTTGTTGCAACAACGGGAACGCAGCTATTTAATTTTTAGTCTGACGTTTGGCAGATATCGTTCTTTGATTTACTGGTAAGGTTTTCGTAATCGGATAAAAACATCCATTTACATCCTTTATGTGTGTGCATTTTATGTTTGCAACATTTTAGTATGGATGAGTGATTATATCCATTTCTATATGCTTCCATCACGGAGGGAAATGTTTCAATCATTCCATCATTTCCGATTCGTACGACAGGCATGCTTTTCTTTGTGTTTAGTTTGCCTGTTTTAGAGTTAGACAGTCTTTTTCTTGTGATCGGATTGTTCATGTTCATAACTTGATTGCACCATCTTAAATTGTGTACATTATTATTCAGAGGATTTCCGTCTATATGGTCTATATCTGGATAATTATTAGGATTGGGGATAAATGCGGTAGCTACGATTCTATGGGCTGTTATTGATTTTCTATTTCTTTTGTTTTTATATAGATGATAACTGTGTCTTATATATTTGGGTCTACTTGTATTTTTATTTGGTGTTAGTATATGTTGTCCTACAACTCTGTAAGAGCAATGTGTATTTCTAACTTCTCTTTTAAGGGAAATTACTCTCCCAAAGGATGATACCATATAAAGTCCCTCAAATCCGACTACGTCTCTCCATTCCTCTCCCTCAAAGGAGATGTTCTTAATAAATTCTTCGTTCGTCATTTTCTCTAATTTTTAAAATGTGGACTAAGTTTTTAAAGAGAATGGGAAGGGAAAACTTAGAGAAACCCTTATCAGCAAAGACGCGACCTCTGCCTATCCCAGACGCGAATGTAGTTATTTAAGATTATAAACACAGTAAAAAATATTTAAAAATGGCTTGTGTTTCTAAAATAGGGTCTCTTTATGAGTTGGTCACGAAGAACGTGGTAGTGACTACTACCAACACCATCTTCGGCATCAACCCAAGGATATGGCTATCCTTGCCATGCGAGGGTCTTCTGCTGCTGAAAATCCGGCAGGTGGTTCCGGCGACAGGCGAGGCGTTGCCAGTGCAGATAGCTGTCCCGGCGAACAGCACCGTATCCACGGTCGGTGACGACACATGCTGCCCGGTAACCGGCGTGGCTGTGGTGAACCCGATCAACGTGGCTGTGACCGGAGCGGCTATGGTTAACAACACCGAACGCCTTGTTTATTTCAATAAGGTAAGGGGTGTATTGAGGCTCATGGATTGCTGTGTGCCTACAACCGCTGCGTCAGCTTCGGAAACGGATGTTGACGAGTAATAGGTTAGATTGGATGTCTAATGGGAGGGTATTCCCTCCCGCTTAAAAATCGAGATATGTTTAGAGACTTAAAGAAAGGATTTCAAGTATATACGCTGGATACGTCCGATATTCCGGTGTTCAGGATGGGGAATGTGGTTAACGTGTCAGAGCCTAGGTTCCAGCAACCCCAGATGGGGCAGATGGGGCAATATCAGCAACTACAGGATAGGGTGATAGACCTTACCGTCGAGATAAACGGGTCTTCCATGACCTATGTCGTACCGGAGAGCAGGGATGTCGCTATGTCTAATAACATAACTCTGGCCTGCTCGGTCGATCCGATCATGAACCAGCTTAACGCCGCTAAGAGAACCAGCTCCGATATTCTCGATAGTATCGATAAGCATAGGAGGACGCTAGAGGCTTGTGATTCGATCCTTGAGGAAATCAATCCGGCTTTTAAGCAGACTAAGGATCAAGACCGGAAGATCAAGAATCTTGAGGAGAAAGTCGATAGGATGGGATCTTCCTTCGATGAGCTAAAAGAGTTGTTAATTAAAAAATTAGGTTAATATGAGAGTTATAGATTTAGGCAACGGCCAAGAGGAATATGATGATGAGATCTACGACCGCAGAGGCGGTAGGGGACGCTCACGCCGCTCCGATGGGACTTACATGGGTTATGGTGGTGGAATATACGACCATTTCGGCAAGGAGCATGAGGAGAGAATGGAAGAGCTAGAACGTCGTGAACGTGATCTCGAAAGACGTGAGAGGGAATTGGAACGTGACGAGCGGGAGCTTGAGAAACGTGAGAAACGCCATGAACGTGAGGACGAAATGTATCGCAGGGGATGGTTCGGTGAGCGTAACATCCGTGACGAGTACGAAGGCACCGAGCCGTATATGCGCAGGGGACGCAGGAGTCGTTACTACTGAGGAGCAGACGCTGATGACCCGGATTATAAGCGGTACATAGACACCCATGGATATCACTTTTCCAAGGAGTTGGCTAGGGAAGCCGCCGACAAGATGCTTAACGCTGACGGATCCAAGAGAAGATGGACGATGGAGGACGCTAAGCAGATGTTCGATAAATGCGGGGCCAAGAAACCTGATAACGCCACTTGGGGAGATGTCCAATATCTGTTCGCTATGTTTTATAGCGACTACTTTCCTAAGGTACTGGATTGCGACCAGAAAATAGTCAAGGCTGTATTGGCTTATCTGGAAGACCCTGACGCTCCGGAAGGGACGGCGTTCGTAAGGTATCTGGCGGTGCGGTGCTTCGTCGGTGACACAATCAAATGGAGTGAGATGATATAAGACTGATACAACGTTGGAAGAACCCCGTCGGCGATAGAATACCGATGGGGTTTCTTTTTGCCCGTAACTTTATTATGATTACATTTGTTCGAGGTAGATCTTTTGTTCATAGGTAGGGCGGGCGGGAATGAAAAAAGGATATCCTCACGGACACCCTTCCCCCTTGGTTGAAAATTACCTAAAAACCTTATGAGTTACTACTTTTTCGCAAATATAATTATTAAATCGCAAACAGCAATGGGTAAGGGGTATTACTGGATAGAACCTGTGGATCGGACGTTAAACGACTTCCAGTTTTATAAAGCACGTATCGTAGGCGATCCTGAATATGACGAGAGACATCATCGTGTTATATTGAGGACTGATAAGTATTTCCCTGTCGGGAGTATCTTTCATGTCCTTAACGATAAGGAGATGTTTGTTATTGAACGGAAATTCAAGATCTGGGGCAATAAGTATGTTATAAGACCTTGTGAGGGCGAGTGGGAATGGGAGTCTGTCCAGAAACTTAAAGACAAGGCTATTATATTCCGTACCGGGTTCCTGCATGGGGACGGCAGCTTCTAACACCTGCCCGTATCTACCCCCCTCCTCGATTTCTTGGTGCTTATATATATGGTTATATTTGGGCAAAAATAATTATGATATGGCAGATTTTCAAGGTAAATACAATGGCGAGCAGATAGAGCAGCTTCTGGATAAGGCTAATGATATTGATCTTACCAAATATGCTCTTAAGACGGATAATGCCCCTACCGCCACGAAATTACAGGCGGCTAGGACCATAGCGCTGTCCGGGGCTGTTACCGGTAGTGTCTCATCGGACTTCGGAGCCAACGTAACTATCTCCACGACATTGGCTAATTTTGATGCCTCTAAGATCGCGTCCGGAACCATCAGCATAGATAGGTTACCTAAGGCGGCTTTGGAGAGATTGGTCGTGGTAGCTAATGATACGGCTAGATTCGCCCTTACCACCGCTACGGCTCAAAGTGGTGATACGGTAAAGGTCACGTCTACAGGTAAGATGTATCTGATAAAAGACGAGTCTAAATTAAACAGTGAGGATGGGTATGAGCCTTACACGGCCAGTCAGGCTTCCTCCGTGCCTTGGTCAGGGGTTACGGGCAAACCAAGTACCTTCACACCTCCCACGTCCTCCGCTACCGTTCTTGGCGGTATTAAGGTGGGATACACGACTTCCGGGAAGAATTATAAGGTGCAGCTGGATTCGTCCGGCAATGCTTACGTTAATGTCCCATGGACAGATAGTAATACGACCTATAATCAGGCTACGGCTGATACTTTAGGATTGGTCAAGATCGGTTATACTACTAGTGGAAAGAATTACGCCGTATCCTTGGATTCTAATGGGAAGATGTACGTGAATGTCCCTTGGACTGACAATAACACTACATACTCACAGGCCACGAGCGATAATCTGGGTCTTGTTAAGATCGGGTACTCAGCTAATGGGAAGAATTATCCGGTAGCTCTTGACGGAAATGGTAAGATGTATGTGAATGTTCCGTGGACGGATACCAACACGACATACACCAATATGGGAGCCGCTTCTGCCTCAGCGTCGGGAAAGGCCGGCTTGGTCCCCGCACCTGCCGCCGGAGCGCAAGCCAAGTATCTTCGTGGTGACGGGACATGGCAAACTCCTCCTAACACCACATATAGTAACATGGGAGGAGCAACGTCCTCAGCCGCAGGATCGGCGGGATTGGTACCCGCTCCGGCCGCTGGCAAGCAAGCCTCCTTCCTTCGTGGCGATGGTACGTGGGTGATTCCGACAAATACCACATACGCCAAGGCCAATACCACAACCTTAGGATTGGTGATGATCGGATATGCTGAGAATGGTAAGAATTATCCGGTGGAGTTGGATAGTAGTGGTAAGATGTATGTCAACGTGCCTTGGACGGATACTAATACAACGTATGGTGTTGTAGGAGCTAACGGGTCCACGGGGTTGGTCAAGAACGGCAGTACCGTGACAAGCGCCTCTGGATATACGGCTTGTCCTATCGTGGGTGGTATCCCCTATTATAAGGATACGAATACTACCTACGCCAATATGAAGGCGGCTACGGCTTCTGCCGCCGGTGCTGCGGGATTAGTTCCGGCTCCCGCCGCTGGCAAGCAGGCATCTTTTCTTCGTGGCGATGGAACGTGGGTCGTACCTACCAATACCACATACGGATTGGCCTCTACTACAGCTAACGGCTTGTTGAGACAGCTTAATGGCAGTACATCCAGTTTCATGCGTGGAGATGGCACTTGGGCTACACCTCCTAACACGACATACGCCGTAGCCAACGAGTCTACTAACGGGTTGATGGCGGCGGCTGACAAGAAGACCATGAACAGGCTTATAGGGGTTAATACGGTCACGACATTAGCTAACCTGCCTATTAGCAAGAGAAGTATCACGGCTACGTTATCAGCCGCTACCACCCTATCCGTGCAGTCAGGGATGCAGGTAGGGGAGGAGCTGATGATCAGGTGTGTCCCCTCAGCGGCTTTCACCCAAGCGATACCTAATTCCGGGGATTATGTCAGCATGAGCGGAACTTCTATAACCACTACGGCTAACAAGCCTTTCGAGATAAATATCTGGTGTTACGCTTCAGGCAAGTATAGCATCGCCGTTAAAGAACAAGATTAATAAGCTATGAGTTTTACATATATAAACAGGGAGATATATCCCAAGATGTTGGTTCAAGATGAGCCTCTTGACGATAATTACGCCAAGGGCTATAGTTATGATGATTACTCCAAAGGTATTCCCGCCCCATGGATAGAGCTTGGGGAGGAGCAACTGGCGTTCAAGGAGGCTAATCCTAAAGCTACTGTCAAGGAGATTATCGAGGCTAAGCTGGATGAGTCAAGGCTTCTTAATGAGGAGAAATCAGTTAAATACGAGGAGATAAGAACTTATGAGACCGGAAATCTATATGAGTTCTTCTTGGATGATCAGAATATCTATATTCCTGAACATGATAGACGTAACGCCTTGTCTGATGGGGCTATAGCTGGCAAGATAACGATCATGGGTCTGGAATTCGATATAACGGAAGGCAAGATCTTGATCGGGATGATGGATAAGTATGATAATGATCTTATGTCGGCGTTAGGGGACAAGCAAAAGCAGATCAATCTAGCCACTACCGTAGAGCAGGTAAGGGCTATTGATGTCCAATCCGGATATCCAGACAAGATAAGTGTCACCACAGCATACGTCCAGCAACAGGCGAAGGAGAAGGGCGCCTCTGATCCTCAGAAGGTGGCTGTAAAATTTTCTAGAATGGTGGTTAATAATAAAGACTTATCCTTATCCTCTAACGATAAATTGGATGTTAAGGTCCTATTCCCCATATGGGGACAAGAAGGGGCGGAGTTCGGGCTATCCGTGGATACCGGATTTTGTCTTAGGGTGGTTAAGGAGGATACGGATATCCTTTATGAGGTTATCCAACAACATACGCTGTCGGAGGAATGGGAACCCGGACTAAATACGGCTTCCTTGTATAAGGTTATTGATAAGGAACATGCCGGTACTATAGGGGATCCTATCCCGTATTTCCCTCCAATGGAGATATTCAAGGATAAGTATTACATTCAGAACGCTGATGTGTATAAGTGTACTAGGGATAGCGGAACTCCTCTCAGCCATAATCTACAGGATTTAATAGGTCTGTACGTGGAGCGGGTGTAGTCGTAGTGCGATCTATCCCCCCCCCATATTTTATGGCTAACATTATATAAGTTATTTTTGGCATAATAAAAGGACATTTATAAATATATTTAAGTATGGCATCACAAAAATTCGGTTTCGTAACCGTAGATCCGGTATCAGGATCAGGAGATCAAGCGGTTAATTTCTCCGGTGATAAACACACCGGTCGTCTTCAACGCACTATCAACCTTACGGTCACCACGAACGGCGGGGCTAAGAAGGCGTTGGTAGTTAATCAGGCAGCGGCTGCTGAGGTGGTAAGATCAGACAGCCCTAACGCTTCCGTACAAAAGACAGGTGGTAATGTTACCATCACCGGTAAGTCTAACAGTACTAAGCTTACGTTCGCGGTCACGCCGGCTGAGGAGAACGGGCTTACGTTACAGCTCCCGGATAACTACACGGCGGCTGGAAAGACTACGGCTAACGGAGCGATTATCGCCGACGATCCCGGAGCCGCTGGCGAGTTCGTTTGGAGCATCACGATCTCGGACGTACCGGCCAACGTCACGATCGAGGAACTGACAGCTACATTGAAGGTAACTGCCGCTGGTGGCCAGACAGCTAACGTGACGGTAACGCAAGCCGCTGGAGACTCTACTATCGAGCTTGACAAGGAGACTATTAACTTGGATGTAAATGGTACTCAACAGACGGTTAACGTAACATCTAATGACAGCTGGACATGGGCGCAAGCTGCGACTAGAACCGTATTGAGAATGATGGGACGATAATCAGTTTCTTTTCGCTTACTCAGACCCCGATCGACTAAAGCCGGTTGGGGTTTATTTGTTTTGCTATCTTTGCAATAGAACAAAAAATAATACAACTATGGCTAATGATTTGAATATTAATTGGAAGGACGGGGTAGGCGAGGTGACGGACCAGCCTCTGACCGTCAGTCCGGGGTCCGGGACCGGGGACGCCGCCGTTTCTTTTGGCTCGGTAATGAACAAAGGTCTTGACCGTACCCTTGAGTTGGAGATAACAACCCCCAAAGGCGTTAAGAAGACGCTTACGGTGAATCAGGAGGGATGTAGGCAGGCTTATATCACGAGTGACGGGAAACGGTGGTTAACCAGCGATAACCGGGTGTATGGGGTACTGAAGAGTGACGCTCCATGCGAGTGTTTTGATGTTATATCTAATAAGGTCAATTTTATTATAGATGACAATAATTCTGATCCGTTGATAAATTCCAGCGGTGACACCTCATAGATCAAAGGCAGGAGGTGTCTGGTGAAGAAAACGGATACCGGGGTCGCCATTTGCTATCTTGACGGGAATAGCTCGGAGCTGTTCCATGACGGCGTTACCGCAGCCTCGCTCGATGGAAGCATGGGACAGTGGATGACCGATATCCCTAGTTATAGATATAGTCATAAGGGAGGAGAGTATGATTTGAGTGACATTAATAATATCCCAAACCTTGTTCATGAAATTACGTTAACCCATAACGACTTAGATGATAATATTACTGAATGGGGAAATTCTGGATTATTTAGGAGATGTCTTGTAGGAGTAACTGAAGCTGTAAATGTTAGCAATAAATTATGGTCTAAAAAGGGAGGACAATCTACTGGACGTTTAACTTCTGTGGTGTTTCATAATTATGCTACAGCATTAGGAAGTGGATTCGACATTATTGATTATGAAACTCACTGCAAAATAGCTCATTTATTCTATGCTAAATATGCTAACAGGAATCCTCAAGAAATGAGTCAATTCGGATATGGAGATGGATCATATTCCAGAACTATTGGTATTACGTCCTCATTAGGTAATAATGATGACAAAACTTCTACTCAAATTAGTTTCTTAGGTATAGAAGATTTCTACGGAGGTAAGTATGAATGGATGAGTGGAATACATTCTAATGGTTCTATTTACTATATTTATGATGGATTTGAACCAGATGCAGAACCTACCGCTAGTTATCGTACAGTAGATATAGGTGGATCGGCTAGAAATGGATATATAAGTAAAGTATACTGGGGCGAACATGGGGATATGATTCCTATAGAAGTAAGTGCTTCCTCTACCACACATTACTGTGACTCGGGCGTTGTGGCTAATTATGGTTGGCGTGTTGCTAGGCGCTCTCATTATTCTGCCAATGCTAATGGAGGTGTCGCTTGTTTCAGTGCTAGTAATGATTCTGGCAATTCTGTTAACAGTGTAGGCTCTCGCATCCAATATAGAGGGCCTATTCAAGTTATAGAAGATCCCGCTGAATTTATATCATTACCAGTAGGATTTTGATTTTTGGTTTTGTTTTTACAAAATTTGTAATTACATTTGTGGCGCATGTCCATCACCATGCTTTCGTCGCTAATTTATTATAAGGGGATACAGGTCTGTGATGGGATTGGTATCCCTCTATTTTTAATATGGATAAGATAGATGTTTTCGATGTTCAGATTCCTGATGGGAGACAAATCCGTTGTATATCGTATAATAAGGTTACTTATTTTGATCTTGACGATATATGTAAGTTATGTTTTGGTTCATACGATTTACATGATGTGGCTGACACTAAGGTCATGAGTGAGTTCTTGCGTCGTGATGGGAATCGTTATTGGACTACGATAGATGGCGTAAGGCAGTTGTATCGTAGGGTTGAGTGCAAGATGTGTTTTGAGGTTGTAGAAAAATTAAGGGGTTTATGAGAGAGATGGAGTTTGATTTCGTGATATATCCGTTAAAGTTGATTATCACGGTTGGGTTGGATTATAAGACATTGTGTGATCGTTTCGAAAATATGGAGCCTGAACACGAGGGGAAATGGGGAGATGAGGATGATATGGATAAGGAGGCGTCTTTCGCGAATTTGGTAAGGGATAGGGATGATGACGATAAATTCGCCATACTTTGGAATTTTTCGAGCGACGATGATTTAATAATGAGAAATATATGTCACGAGTCATTCCATATAGCAATGAGCGTATGTCAGTTTTGCAATATGTCTCTTGGTTTTAAGGTTGGAGAGGATGAACACGCAGCATATATAGCCGGCTTTGCTGGTGATTGCGTTAGTGAGTTCATCAATAGTAAGAATACGGATTAAGCCATAAATTATATAAGGAACACAAGAATATCAGCCTCCGCTTATTTGTGGGGGCTTTTTGTTTATCTTTGTCAAAAACATGAAGTTATGTCGAGTTGCGTAATTAAAAGAAATAGTAAGGGTAAGATAACCCGTGTCTTGACCCCTTCCGGAGAGGTATCTACCTTGTTCGATAAGATAGCGGGTATAGCCGCCGTAAGTGACCTTAATAAGGCCGCTGAGGCTTATATGACTATTTATAACGATAAGTTCAGGTCTAAGTTCGGGAACTGGACGAAATCCGTGCCAAGGAATAAGGAGGCGGCCAGATCCATAAGCGCCAGACTTAGCGCCAGCGAGTGGGGGCAACTTATGTCAGCCAAGGTCTTGTCTGCCATAAGTGATATGGACGCCCCGGCGTTGGCCAGAAGCCTTGGGAATAGCGACAATGTAGTGGCTTATCTTACTTCCGGAGAGGTAGGTGAGGTCAGTGATATGGCGGTGGTAGATACATCCACGGTACAGGAGGTGGATTTGGATTCCATAAATGAGGATAATATTGGCGACACGATACTGAAAGAGGCGTCATGGGATGATATAAGGGCTATCAGGGAGAATATAGACATTAAGGAGACAGCCCGTATGTTATGGAAGGCCGTGGAAAGCGCTTTTACCGGGCAACGACCTAATATTAGGGTGAAAGGCGGGAGTATAGACGGGGAGATCATATTTTCTGGCAATGTCTTGCCGTTAAATAATATTGAGAATTATACTCCTCCATCTTCAAGATTGGTATATGATTCCGGTGAGCCTCGCCTGTTCTTTAGATCGGATGACGGAAAGATACACGAATCTTACGCCAACGCCATAAAAGGATCGTCCGGCGGGCGGGTCGAGGCCGGGTTCTTGGCCGGCAGTGTCGAGGAGAGCGACGTCCCGTCCGGTACAGCTGACATCTCCTTTGGCTCTTCCTCCATAACCCTTAATAACAGCGAGTCATTCATCCCGGTCCTTGGTATTAGCTCAAACTCAGATGTAAGCACTCGTGGAGGGTTTGTTAATTACCTTATCAAGAAAGGTATGTTGAGTGGGGAGCGTATAAGGCTAGGGGATAGATATTATCTTACTGGAGCCGGCAATTCTGATGGTCTTAAGATCTATAACGCTATGGATGCCTTCTCTAGCCTTAAAAATAGATTTGGAAGTCAGTCCTCCGAAATGAACGTATTGGGTTCTATAGGTTTTGATACGGAGGTAAGTAATGATCTTGATCTTATCACTACGTCCGGGGAGAAGGTTACGGTAAGCAGATCGGAGATCAAGGGTATGTTAAGGCAAGGCAAGTTTGAGGAGCTTAATAACAAGTATGATGGATTCATGGAACTAGCCTTGTCGTTGATGATGGAGGATAACGCTTTGTACGGAAGCAATGTCCGTGGGGTTATCGAGAACGAGAAGGCGGAGGATCTCCAGAATAGGACTGATATCACCAATATCTTATCCACGTTAGGTATCCGTGTGATGGGTATGTCTGAGTATATGGATAAGTATAAGATGCGTAATGGCGTGGATCCTTCGGCTAGGGCCTTGTCTGACATGGCCAATGGGGTTATCGCCTTGGCTGAGGGGGCTACGGTAGAGGATCTCAATGAGGAGGTGGCTCATTTCTTGGTCGATACTTATCGTAACCAACAGGAGATTGACGAGGTGCTGGATTCTGTTGTCGGCACGTCGTTATGGAATCAGTTCGCTGGTCGTTACTATGAGGTGTATGGGAAGGAATACCAAGGAGAGGAGCTGGATCGGATGGTGAAGCGGGAGATCCTAGGTAAGACGTTGGCCCAGCGGTTCGTGCCGGGCATGGAACAGGCGGTAGAGGATCTGACCTCGTCCGAGGACGCCCAGCTCTCCTTGTTTGGCAGGATGGTACGAGCTATACGTAATTTCTTCTCCAGCCAAAGATCGGATTTAAATAAGGTACTTGACAGGATAAAGGAGTCGGCGTTAGCTGATGATCCAAGCGCCTTTGACGTGCTTCTGCTAAAGGATAGCGATCATCTCATGTACTCGTTATCGGACGTTGACGTGGCTAATAAGCTGATCAAGAACGGTAGGTCATTGGAAAGGCTATACACCAGATTGCAGAGGATGAGATCAAGCCAAAGCCAGAGGATCGGTGAGAGTATCTCCCTTCTTCGTGATATAGGCGAGAAGGTGAGACAAGTCGGGGGTGAGCTTAATAAAAACAACAACCTGTTATCCACCAAGAGTGTCATAGCGACCGCCAAGGCTGAGGTGGAGTATTTGGTTACGGTTGCCAGTAGCTTGCGTAAGAGCGACAAGGGATTGGATTATGAGACGATACAGGTTATCGATAACGTATATGGGGAGATAGTACCGTTAATCAGGAATCTTCGTGGATTCGTCAATAATCAGGCGGCGGATTATTATGGCAACAACAAGGTTGGTATGGTAGAGGATATGGATGATATATTACGTATGGCTGAGACATCTATGTCTGATATAAACGCCCTTCGTAGCGATCGTAACGAGGATTGGCTGGATGGACAGCTCCGGATGTTTAATATCCCGGAAAGATATTGGAATGGGATAAAGAAGTTGATAAATAACATCCATAAGGATATCAATGTCATGTCCCGGTTTTTCGGGACGTTAGAACATAGCGGGAACGCTATCTTAGGCATGTTAGGGCAACGTCTTGCCAAGGCTTATAACGACGCTCATGTTGAGGGCGTGGCTAATATCAATAAGATGACGAAGATGATGAAAGAGCGTGGATGGGGGATAAAGGATAATGAGGATCTTATACAGAAGATAAACGGTAAGAACTCTGATTACCTTGATTCGTCCCGTGATTTCGCCAAATACGATTTACTGTATCGGACAGAGCAGGCGAAAGCTATTATTGATATATATGATCTTAAGAATGTTATGGGTAAGACCGAGAAACAGCTTATTGATCTTCTTCTATCCGATAGAGGTCTTAAGGTGAAGACTCGTGACGATATCGTAGGATATGATGGGGATAAACCTATTACGAAGGAAGTATATCATATATTCAAGCCTACCATTCAGAATTTCGATATCTCGGACATGACGTTCGAAGATCAGCAACGATATCTCGATGCGATAAATAGGTGGTTGGATGAGAATCGTGAGAAACCTATGGTGCAGGCTTATTACGATAAGATCGAGAATGTGAACAAGAAGGTAGAGGAAAGGCTTGGTCGCAGGGTATCACAAGCTACATCCGATTTCATGTCTCGTATCCGCAGGAGTAGATATGTGGCTATGGATAAATTCGTGAAAGACGGGAAAGTGGATTGGTCGGCATTCCAATCCGATCCTATAGCATGGAGATCTTATCTGGATATCCTTCGTGATAGGGCTATAGCCAAGAGCGAGTGGTATTCCGACGGTACACCAAAGGAAGAGGGGTCCGAGGCGTTGATGATGTCCGAGGAGATCAAGGCATGGGACGAGGCATGGACCGAGGAGTTCGGGAATACCAACGAGGGTCGTAAGGCTTCCGCGGAATTCAAGGAGATACTTCGCGGGATAGAGCGGTCAGAGGGCGGTAAGGCGGCGTTCGAGTTCCTGCTGGCTGGCGGTCATCTTGGTTTCTCTAAGGATATGTGGGGATCCGAGGAGGGTGATTATTACGAGAATCTGGTTGATAAGATCACGGAGCAATCTGTATCATCATCAAGGATAGATAAGGTAGAGGAGGCGATGGCAACAATAAATGAGATCAACGATCAGTTAAGACCTTTGCTTATTCAGTACCGGGACAGTACCAGATATGGCGAGTATGATTTCGATCGTCTTCGTGGGTCATCGTCATTAAGGAAGATAAACGAGCTATACGACCGTCTGGCCGAGGCCAAGAGTGTTATTAACGCCGCCGCTTCCGCTGAGGATATTGAGATGAATATGCCCGATACGGTGGAGAGTGGCGTTACAGATTCCTACCGTAATGCGTTAAGGGATGCCGTGACATACGACAAGGGTATGGATGAGATTAAGTTCGCCAAGGAGCATATGTCCGCCCGCTCCCGGAGTCAGGTGGATAGGATGGCCGCCAAGCTGTCCCGGAAGAACCCGTCATGGACGTTCATAGAGACATTGTTCTTAAGAAAGAAATACGGTCCTGATTTCAGTGATAAGCTGGCTAACGATATAGCTATGGGTAAGACTGATGAGATCCTTGTCGAGTACGCCAGAACCCGGCTGTATCCTTATATGAGGAAATACTCTCCCAAGGGATATTCTGATTTCGTTAGGAAGATAAATAACGGAACGTATAAGGTATCCGAGTTCTTTGATGCCATGGAAAATGGTATATCAAAGGAAGAGAGCGTATCCCGTTTCGGGTTCGATATTAATATGATTGACTTATCGATCAATAACCAGTGGCTAGAAGAGGCCGATGCCGAGAGTTCTTTCCGTAATCCTAATTATAATCCCGATCTGGGCTATGGGTATCATACGCCTAGGTTCGATAAGTACAAGAACGAGGCTTTCTTCAAGAAATACGGTATTACCAACGAAGGGGAGGAAGCTACGATCAATAAGGATAAGTGGGAGATGAGGAAGGAGCTGCTTAACATAAGCCGTAAGGCTATGGAGGATTATGACGAGCGGTTCAGGAACATCTACCAGATACCACAAATATCCAAGGGCGGCGTGGAGAGGATGGTGCAGGCCGGGGTTGACCCGAAGGCGGCCATCGGCAACGCCGTGCGTGATATTGTTGGCGAGAGGGTGGATGACCCTATACACGGTCAAGGGCAAGACCTAGGAGAGCTTGATGAGAACGATAACAAATATCGCATGATCCCCAAGTACTATCTGAGTAAGCTAGAGAATGCCGATGACGTATCTCATGATTTCGCGTACTCCTATTCCATGTTATCCTTACAAGCAGCCGCTTACAAGCATAAGAGAGCGGCTTTGGATGATGTCATGGGATACAGGAACATGATGCTGGAGACGCAATACGACGGCGGTAAGAACCCAGAGGCAACGCATGCCTATAGGATGTTTCAAGATTGGGTTAACGCCAGTATCTATGATGTCAGGATAAATAACAAACGTATAGAATGGAACGTAGGAAGCTATAAGGTGGACCTTAATAAGCTAGCTCTTATGTTTACTAAGTTCGTATCCAAATCCAACTTAGGCTTCTCCCCGTTCGTGGCGGCTACCGGCGCCCTTACCGGGCAGGCCAACTTCCTTTTGGAGGGTATGGTGGGGCAGTATATAAGCAAGGATTCCATGAAATACGCCTATGGGGAAGCCCAGAAGCAGTTGAGTACGTACGTGTCTGAGATCGGGGACATAAACCGTACCAACAAGCTATATGTCGTTGGAGAGGCCCTAGGTATGTTTAATGTCCGCAACCGTGTACGATCGGCGGCGTACAACAAGATCTGGAGAACCTTATTCCGGGACCTGCCGTTTAAGATGATGGAGGTTCTTAACTCCCCGTTGGATCCGCAGGTTATTATCTCGGTCATGGATGATACCCGCCTATACGAGGGTCAGTTCTGGTCATACTCCAATTTCAAGGAGATGATGATGAAGGACAGGAATATGTCCGCTAACGAGGCTAAACGCGATTGGGAGCGTTTAAGGGGTTATTCTATGTGGAACATGGTAGACGTCAAAGATGGAAAGATCGTGGCTAAGAACGAGGCTAACAAGGATATTATAGACCGATATATACCCACCTTGTCAAGTAGGGTCAGGAGCATGGTGCAGATCTGTGACGGCGCCTTGAACGAGCAGAACCGGGTGGGGGCTAGCCGGAACGCTATCCTTAATATGGTGCTGCCTCATCGTGGATGGTTTATATTGGCCGTGCAGCGGGCGTATAAGAAAGCCGGTTTCAATTTCCAGACCAACCAGTTCGAGGAAGGATATATGAGAACATTATGGAGACTAGCTGGAGATGTCTACAATACTATGTCCGAAGGAAGGATGGGAGAGATATATGATGTGATGAAGGAGGAGTATAATAAGCTTAATCCTTATGAACAGACTAATATTAAGAGATCTATTATTAATATGGCGGTATTCGCTACCATGATAGCCATAGGACGGGCGTTGATGGGATACAGGGAGGATAATGAGGATAGTTGGTTCGGGCAGTTCATTACCTATATAGGATTCAGGACGATCAATGAGATCGCTTCCCAGACATCCCCGTTTATGGAGCTTAACGCCATAGACATGCTACAGGATCCGCTGGTTACCGCCCGGAAGTTAGGTGATCTCACCGATCCTCGGAACTGGGATCCGTTCGCTACCGTCCAGACCGGCGTATATAAGGGCGAGAGCAAACTATGGAGGCAGCTCATGAAGTTCTCGTTTGGTAAGCAATGGTATAATATCAAGACGGCTAGGGATATTAAGCAGACATCCGACTACTGGTTGATGACCAACGGCATGACGATGGGATTCTTCTTAGGAGGCAGGGATAAGGATGAGTCCGGGGAGGACGCTAATTGGTATTTTGACAGGGGAAGATAACTGATATAGTATGACAAAAAAATAGCCAGTCAATTGTTTAAGACAATTTGATTGGCTATATTTGCGTCATAAAACAATGAATGACGGGATCTCACTTCAAGGTCATTCAATGTGTAAGATATTTTTGGCTCATTAGGATTTGTCGAGGTGAGATCCGGCATTTCCTTTTGAGCCTATTTTTTTATGGCTCTTTTTTCATAGATTATTTGACACTACCTTTCTTTTTCTTCATTCTAGCAGGCAGAACGGACAAA